TGTATTATTAGCGCCAAACAGAAGATTACCACTCGTATCATTAACTTTGATATAGTTAAGATAGTTGAATCCTCTGTATCCAGTGGTTGCAGTAAGTTCTTGGTCAAGCTCAAAATCTTCTTTTGTGTTTCCATCGGCAAAGGAGATTCTGTTATTTTGAAGTTGCCAGTTATCAACACCAGCAGCGGCGATGCTAACAAAACCGCCCTCATAACTGTTAGCGGGATCCCATGCAGTTACATCAAAGTCTTCCTGGTTGAAGGATGCTAGACCTTTCTGTGGGTAGGAAGCAGATCCGAGATATCTCCAAGAGCCTGTGTCAGAGGAGTCTGTATGTGTAGGCTCGCCGCCGCCTGCAGGTATATCAAGGATAGCCTCATAAAGGCGACTACCTGAATTTTTGACTTTATCATAACGAGAATATGCTACGGCATTATCATAGTCTGCCTCTTCGGATCCCTCGGTTGCTGTTGCAATGGGAATCGTGAGTGCCTGCGTCAATCGACCATAACGGTCAACTGTAAATTCTGTTGTATTGACTGTGCGGTCACTGGGAAGATTGACCGAGATCAGAGGAGTGTCAAGGTTTCCAGTGGGGTTATAGTAACCAACCACCACAGTGGTATCTGCAAGGTCGATGAATGGGTTAGCAGTTTGAGCATTACCATTCTGGACAATGACACGACCACTACCACCAGTGATGGTGCGAGTTGTAATGGTGCCTTCTGCTTGACGAGACATCAAACCAAAGGAGGTCATGCCTGCAATAGAAGTCAGGTCACTGTCCAACGGTTGAGCGTCAGCAATACCGAAGTCACTCAGGGTTGTCGGGTTATCGGCGTCAACGATACGACCACGAGAGTCAACTGTAATTCTTGTATATGTGCCTGTTGCTTCTAGGTCATTCTCATCGTAGTGGGGAAGTGCCACCACATAATTCAATTCAGCAGTAATGGTCAGGTTTGCGGATCCATCAAACGTGCCACTACCAGACATGTCGCCCCCAAGCGAGATCTGTCTAGCGTTTGCGAGTCTAGTTGCAGTGGAAGAGTTACCAACCAGTGAAGCAGTAATAGCACCTGCTTCAAAGTTACCATCAGCGTCTCTCTTAACAAGAGTATTGGCGGTGTTGGATTCAGTCTCCAGTGGTCGCTCATACTTAAGCGAGTTCCATGGAGTAACACCATCACCGATTTTGATACGCGAAGTGTCAATCTCAATTCCCAATTCGCCTTGGGCGAGAATGGGGTTGATGTTTGCCCATTGCTGAGCACCATCTCTTCTAAGTTGAATTCTATTTGCCATTGCTTAAGGACCCTTGCAACTGCACAGTGCTATATGAGTTATTTATGCCAAATAAAAAAGAGTCCCCGCAGGGACTCAAAGATCACTCGGTTACTTCTGTGAGTCCCTCTTCTGCGGTTTCAATTTCAACCTCAGGGGGATTCAAATACTCTAGAGTTTCGATAGCACCTAGAAGTTTCAGTGCAGTTTGCTCATTCTCACGGATCTTCTGAGACATTTGCTTATTCTCAGTGATCAAATTCTCATAACGAGTTTTGAATGAGGCAAGAAGCTCATCGGGGGACATGGATTCAGTTTGGGTGGCAGTCATTGATTTTTCTCCAATAATGTCTTCAGCAGATCCTTAATTTCATTCAGATCTGATTTTACAGTTTCAACTTCATTTTGTAAAGCCTCTACCGTGGTTTCTTTTTGCTGCCTCTTGTTGTATGCAGCCATGTATCTTTCGTATTCTACTTTATTTGTGTTGATTACAGCATTTGATTTGGGGTCTCTAAACCATCCGACTTTGCCTTCAACAGGTTGTAATTGTGATTCATCTATCATAGCTTGACAACTTCAATAATAATAATTAGAATAAGCTTGTCGGTTTTCAGGATTGGTTTGAGTACTTAAATACATCAAGTAGCCAAAGCAATTGATCTAAAGTCCATGATTTGAGGGACAATAGCCTGGTTTCTAGACTTCATAACAATCTTGACTTGGAAAGAGTTAAAACTTAGACCTGTCTTCTCATATGTATAATCTCTAAATTCAAAGACATCAGAAGCTGAGATCTCAGCAATCGGGAAGACTTCAATCCAGTTAACAGTTTCAACATCAACATCAGCACCCGATTCAAATGCTTTGATGTAGACACGAATTTCCACACCTTGAGGTCTGTAGGCACCAAAGTCAATCTTCAGAGTCCTAGACAGTTGCGCTAGGTTTGCAATTCTCGTAAGATAAACTGCATCGTTTTGGTCTCCAACTGGAAGCAGAGAAACATCAGACTGAGTATCAATTAGAGAGTTAATACCCAAAGATTGAGGACCACCTGGCCAAGAGTTGATTCTATTACTGACACAAATCAGAGATGTGCGATCAAGGTCAACGTATGGTGAGAGGTTGGTATTCTCAGTTTCCATGGCAATGTCAAGGCTGATGGACTTGTTACCACCAAGTTTGTTACTCTCGTTAACTTGAGAGCAAACCATTTGAGGAGTTACAAAGTAGTTTTCAACGTTGAGCGTAATATCGTAATACTGACCATTGTTGACAAAAGATGCCTGGTCAATTACGGATGTGCCATCGCCAACAGATGTTGCTGTCGTAGTATTTACACGAGCAGCCATCGATGTTTCTGGGAAAATCATGGTAGCGATCGAAGGACGCAGTGTCTCAAATTGGAAGTTTTGAGAAGCAAGGACGTTTCCACCACCACCTCGGATACCATTTGTGGCAACCGATGTTGTATTTAGTAAGTAATGATCCAACCAGGGATCGTCAATACTTGAGTGGACCTTGTTGATTTCCGTCAGAGGAATGCCATCAAAGTTGTAGCAGAAGACGGTTGCACCAGTTGGGTGATCAACGTCTGCAGTGCCATTAGCACCTCTACCATTAGTGGCAACAGTGATTACTTGACCGTTGGAGGAGATTGCAGAATACTGAATGATCTCATTACCAATGATCAGATAACCAGGATTGAGGTTACCGATAGAAGCACCATTTACGAATGTGTGGAATCCACCAGCAGTCTCAACGTTAATTGAAGTTGCCCCTGCAGAGAGAGAAGATGTCAAAGTTGTAGGAGGCACTTCGGAAACCACTCCACTGATTTCCACGTTGTTGGTGCGTTGGTGCATACAATGATTCTTGTGATACACCAGGACCTTTCTATCCTTACTCTGATACGAAGGTGCAGCAGTCGGGAATTGGTTGTAGGTGTCGCCAGAGTATGCGATGCTAGTAATAGTAGCGGTCACAACACCACCATTCTCAGAAATTGTATCGGACAGGTCGAATGCCTTATCGACATAATTTACATAAAGGACTGGGTTTGCTGCAGGGTTGCCATCGGGAAGGGTGTCACCTGTTTGATAGAAAGCAGTAACAGTCGCAGTAGCATTGGATGTAGATCCAGCAATAATATCTACCTCTGTGGTGGGACCACCAGGAGCTCCAGGTCTGGGAGAGAAGTCACCGTTGGAAACGGTGGACAGTTGGAAGATTGCAGTGGATTGGGAGGAAATAATTCCTTGGAATGCATCTCCATTTCCATCCAAGAAACCAGCAGACCATGTGCCTTGAATGTCGGTAAGAGTAATTGTCTCTGGATCTGTGGTTGAGTCGAAAGCAACAACTGTGCCCTCTGCATTAGAAGGAGACTGCTTCAATCGAGCACCAATCGTATAGGAGTTATTTGTGCCAGCGGGAAGCGAAAGCACTTGCTCAGGTTGAATCGTGACCAGAGGATTATTCTTCAAAGTCGTGAAACCACCATTGGTCTCTCCCATAGAGACATTATCCAGAGTTATTGTGCCAGTAGGAGATGTAAAGTTTGCCTTATAAATTGTAAACTTCAAGTCCTCATACTGGTCAGCAGTCCAGGTAGATGCGTTTTGTGACTTAAAGAGCACACCTGCATATGGTTGCTCGGAGATCGTCCTATTACCAGACTTTTCAACGTCACCCATTCTGGAGATCCAGACTTGATATTCGTTGGAGTCGGACAGGAGCACAAAGCAGTATTCAACAGACTGTTTGATGTATACAGGGGATCTAAATTCAAATCGTGTTGGAATTTCAGCACTTTCTGAGATCTCAACATCTTCAGCATTGATCGTGATGTCCGACAGAGGCAGAATATCCTTGGTGGGATTGCCATTCTCCATTGTGCGAATTTGCATGGAGATTGGAATATTGCCATCTCTAGACCTGAAGAAGATATCAACACCAGTGATGAAGATACCACCTTCCTCATCGACAATGAAGGATTGTGCCAGAGGGTCATACCAACCAATCTGACGAGTCTCTGATCTTGTGCCAGTAACGATAGTCCTTTCATCGTTAACTGTGTCTCTGACGATCTCAGCATTTCTAACTGCCAGAATATTCTCTCTAACAGTCTGAAGAATACCAGTTGCTTTATATTCTGTGTCTGCCGAAGAATCAACAGCACCAGCAATTCTGCTATTCTGAGCGTTAGTCGTGAAACGCACAGTCCTTGTGCCAGTTGCCCAACGTGGATTTGAATCGATCTTGGGACTGGGGATAAAGAATGTGCCTTTGAAGTTACCGACGTTATCTGTCAGGAGACGACGATCTTTAACATATGCTGCAGCGCCAGAAGTCAAACCAACCAACAACTCACCAATTTTCACGTTGCCTTGATATGTGCCATTTGCTGTTGCTGCCATCTCATTGATGTCAACATTCAGATACGGCGTATTCGATGCGTAGGAAGATGGCAGAGTCTCTGTGCCTTGACCATATGGGTTGGTTACATACCCGTCATCGGCAGATGCAACCTTCAATCTCACCTTAGATTCCGTGCCGATGACAGTTTCACCGACAACAAAGGGAATCTGGTTGCTATTGTCAATAGTGGGATCGGGAGGAATTGTGGTTGCAGGGATGGAGTTGCCCTCGGAGCTGGGAGCAATGACATCTCTAGCAACGTTGCTGTTTGTGCCAGACTTATTTAACTCGATCACCTTCGGGGTGATGTATGCACTCACATCCACACCGTCAAAGAAGCAATAGATTCTGGATCTGGGCTTCATTCTATAAACATCAAATGCCAGGTTTCTGGAGCGAATCCAGGGCACTGCTGTTTGGGACAGCATGGAGTCACCCATGGATCTACGCTCAATCCTGGGCACAACTCTTGTGCGAATACCTTGACGAGACTGGTTGGATCTCACTTGGAAAGTGCGTCTATCGTGAATGAATTCCAGACCTCTACCTCTGGTGCCAACCCAACCACCACCGCCATGGGTGCTACCAGATCTATTGATGATTCTGTCAGTTGAAACCAGAGATTCGGAAGACCAGTTAGTCCTCCAACCACCCCATTGAATAGGTGCAAATCCTGTATTGGGATCAATATTCAATTCTCTAGAAACACTGGAGAAGTCACCTTCGACGTTTTCCACACGAGCTGGGAGACGGTTTGTTTCCAACCAGTCATCGGAAGAGGGTGTCAAGTCAATACGACCAATAAAGGTAAAGACGTTAAATGGGTTGACGTTTTCGCTTCTAGATGCATATGGTTGCTTAACCACCTCAACACTTTCATAGGGAAGCATCGCAATATTTGCTGGGGTAACAACAATATTCTGAGACTTCTGAGTATTGATTTGTAGGGGGACGTTAGATGTATAGTGGGACGGACGAAGAATACCCTCTTGGAAATCGAGAGAGCACTTGTAGTCAGCACTATTGACATCACCAATCTTATGATCGGTAAAGTCATCCACCACAAATCCATTCTTCAAACGATCGAAACCGTTTTCGTCATAAGATCTTGTAGCATCTGTTTGCACTTCAAGAAGTGAAAGTGCTGTATAGTATTCGACGTTATTGATTCTCTTCTCCAGATCACCAATATCCTTCATCGTATAACGACGAATTACTTCCTGGGTGATGATGGTATCCCTTTGGGGATCATACATATACGGTTTGTGCTTGAAGATCGCCAGGCACATTGCATTCTGAATATTTTCTGGCTCTTCGGGATTCTCAGCAGAGATACCGTATTGTAGTCTTAGTTTGTTGTCGTGGGTGAGGAATAGTTTATCTGTCCTTGGCAGATAGTATTCGTAGTCGCAACGGAATTCCGTTTCTGCTTTAGGAATATCAAACAGAGTAGCAACTGCAGCATTTCCAGCACCTTGATTTGTTGTGCTGAATACACGAGCATCGAAATCGAGGGTTGCACAAGTCACCTCAAATGGACCTGTCACCGTGCCGTTACCTGTCGCCAATTCTCCAACTGCAGGACGGAAGTCAATTTGGTCTCTAACATTCTTAGTAGATCCCTGCAGAATAGGTGCAGGAATTTCATCGAAGTCGATACCAGTATATGACTGTGCAGAGAAATAGTCACCAGATGCTTCATGGATGAAGTAGTCGAAGACAATCATCAATTGTCTGGTCGGTGGAGTAACTCCAGGTTGTCTGACCAGTTTGGAGACGTTATAGAAGAAAGGTGTTTGACCAGAATTGAGAGTGAAGAGGTCAGTAACAACCTTACTACCCTTAACTACAGATCCATCAGCGTCGTCGATAGTTGCTCTCAGGACATTTCCATCAGAGTCTTCACCGATGATTCTTTCGCCAGGATTGAATTCGATATTATTGAGGTTGACATTATAAAGACGCAGTGTTGCGTTAATGAAGCTAACAACAGTTGCTCTAGCACCAGATGTCTCGCCAGTGATAACAGTGCCAGGAGCAAAGAAAACTGCTTCACTCAGCACACTATATGGAATTTGAGGTGCTCCGTCAGTTTCCGATTCATATACGGCGTGAATCTTGTAGACATCGTTTAGACCGAAGGAGATCTCCTGGTCTTCGATACGAGTGCCATATAGGTTGCCATAAAGCAGACCATACTTTTGAATATCGTTATTCTTACTGGTGCGAGTGACTTTAAGGGCACGCATCTTAGATGCGGTCTTAATCTTTCTGCTCACGATATTCTTAGATACGAGAGCAGTCAGTTTTATTGTTGTCACTCCAGTCAAACCATCAATGGTCATAGACTGGCGATTAGCACCGAAGGTAACTGTTAGCGTGCCCGCTTCATCCAGTGCTTCCAGATCCAAGTTGTCGCCAACAGCGTATGAAGATCCAGACTGTGCAAGAATTGTAAGTTGATAGTTTTCATCATCGAGTGAAGCAAACTGCTCAGATTCTGGCAGTGCCACAGTCAAACCGCCAGACACAACTGTCTTATTTGTGAATGTGCGGTAGACGAAGAAAGATTCGTCGCTTAGAGACTTCATCGACTCTCTGGGGAGATCGACGCTCAACTGACCCGAAGGTTGAGTTGTGTTGAAGACAAACGGTCTATATCTAACAACGGTGGTGTAATTGCCATCTGCAATGCTGCCTTTAGTTAAAGCAGTATCGAGCAAGGCTGTTTGTGCCTGATAATCGAATACTGGAGCGCCACCAACGTTATTGCCTGATGTGTGGTTGATAGTAGACTTTGTGATCTTCTTAACAATGAGACTTGTGTCACCTTCAAATCCAGATTCACCATCTGGGGAAAGCACGTCTCCAGGACGAAGATCTTCTTCAAACTTAGATCCATTGAGACCAGTAATAATGGCACCAGACTGGTCAACAGTTATGGTTGATCCACGCACAGCCTGGGCATCATTCAGTAGAAGGTTAGCAACAAACGAGACGGCACTGTTGCTGTTATAACCAACAGCGGATCTTGCATCAGTTAACTGATAACTGAAAACAGCGTTAATTGTGCCGACAACTCTACCGTCCTTGGTGATAACTTCACCATCGGTAAAGATACCTGATACTTGCTCAAGACCAACATAAGTGCCACTTATATCTGTAGTGGCAAATCCTCTAGCACCAGAAATTCTACCAACCAGCAAGTCTCCAGGAGACACTGGGGAATTGCCAGCATCGAAGTTGAGTGCAGTAAACATCTGCACGTCCATTACATAGAGATCCCAAATGCCAGTTGCAGATTTCTGCAGTTGCACGCAGCGACATCTGCCAATTTTCTGACCCGTTACAGTAGATCCACCATTTAGAGTCCAACCATCATGAAAATCGAGGACTTGATATGCATCGGAAACACCTTCACCAGTAATATCAGGCCATCCATAAACATCATATACCTTCATGTATTGTCCCCATTCAATAGGGACAATGGCGTTGTTTACACCAGTAAAGTCTCTGGGTTTTTTGATATCGACATACTGGGGAGTAAGAAACTCTGTCCTATATCCTCTAATATATGCTTTACCAGGAGATACTTCAATAGCAGCATATTCTTCACTGGCAGATTGCCCATCTCTGGAAACCTGACCAGGACCATACACACCGTTATTGAATCCGTCGTTTCTATGCTCTCTTAATTTAACATCGAATGTATCGATAACATAATCACCAGACTCTTCGTAAGTGCGACGAGCGAGTGATTTCTCAAGGACAGAGTAAGCCGTATCATTAACGAATTGCTCAATCTTAGAATCTCTGATTCTGACCAATTCGATAAAATTCTTGTCAGTCTCGTCTTCAATTGGTTTCTTGACGAGTTGTGTGCTGATCTTGAATCGGTGAGATCCAGGAGCAGAATAGTTTGATGTGCCAGCAGCGTTGTCATTCAGAGTCGGATCGTCTTCTGGAGTGACAATAGATTCCGAGACTTCAAGACCAATCCTATAAGAGGGGTTATTAGTATATTGATCGAGGATGATATAAGATGATGGGACATTGATAAAATGTCCACGAATGAAGTAGACACCATTATTAACGTATGCCGTAGCAGCAACTGCAGTAGCATTAACTGGGAGGAGTTGAGCGAAAGGAGATCCAACCTCAATAAGAGTTGTGCCGAAGGTCAGCTCTGAATCGGAAATGAGCTGCTCATTCTCTTGGAAACCTTTGACGCTGGTGGCAGAAACTGTATCTCCAGAATCGATATACTTCACATAAAGTGTGACGTATCCCTTAGACGATTCTGCAGCAGAGATGGAATAAAGGACCTTTGCTCGAATACCACTCGTTAGACCAGAAATGATCTTACCGTTGAGTTGAGTTCTGTAAGTTTCAACGTCAACACCCAAGAATGCCTGCTGCAGAATAACTGCCTGCACATTTAGGTCATAACCCACTTGTCCAGGGATAACCATCGCACCTTCTTTGAAGAAGTGCTGACCCATGGACTCAATCTGATTCTGCAGAATGCTCTGCATAGTCGTGAGTTCTCTTGCCTGAATTGGGAATCCAGGTCTATACAACACTCGATAAAAATTCTTATCCTTATCGAAGTCGTCGAAATACGGACTAATGTTGAGGTTGGTATTTTGTGGCATCTCTTAGAACTCGATTACGACTTTGATGTCTTCAATTTGGTCACCAGCACGGGTGATGGGACCTCTATTATCTATGTAAATAATTCTTCCCGAATTTGGCTCAATCTCAGGATCGGCATAACCATTTGTAAATGCCATACCCAAGTCATATTCAGTGTTGTTGATAACACGAGTAGAAGTGCCAGACACAATCGGGAAGTTAATGTCTGGGTCGCCAGATGTGCCAGAGATAGATCCGACAATCGGGTTGCCACCGTCAAACTCTGTCAAACTACCAGTGATCTCGGGGAAGATACCGTCGATTCTGTTTTGATAATATTTGAGCACTTTGGTGGTGCTATTCCAAGAAACCACACGACCGCGAGCAGTTACCTGCTGACCACCAACAGTCCTAGACTGGGTGATAATTTCATCAGTGCTATAGTTTCCAGTAAAGGTTGGCGAGAAAATCGCTGCCTTTGTGCCAGATAGAGTCAACTCAGAAGTCAACTCCTTTGTGCCATATCTATTCGGGTTGAGGACAAGACCGATGCGACGGTAGTCGTTATCAGTCGGGAAGTCACCACTACCTTCATCGTATGTGAATTTGGTGTTAATCATCACACGATAACCACCCAACTCACCATCAGGACCGCCGCCATGACCGATCGGAGGGGGAATGATAACTTCAACGTTAGCGCCAGATCCTGCACCAGCACCAATACCGTTTACTTCATCAATGACCACCTTACCAAAGGTGTATCCAGATCCACCAGAAGTCACAGTTGCAGTGACCAATTTACCACCGTCAACCACAAGAGAGACACGACCACCAACGCCATCGCCCTTGATGGGCACGTTTTCATATGTGCCGTTGTTGTAGCCTGTGCCAGAAGATCCAATAACAACAGTATCAATCTCACCACCAACAGCATCACCAATCACAGCAGTGTCACTCAACACTGGCATATATTCGTTGGAGAAGAATTTCAACACCTGACCAACAGGAATGGTGTAGAGATATTTCCAGCGATATCCATCAGCAGTTGTGATGATAGATGTGGAAGTGCCAGTTGGCTCAATGGTTGAAGGTTTGCCGTTAGGGTCGGAGGGAGAGGTGCCGTTATAGATGCACTTGTAAACTTGATAGGATGAGTTAACGACGTAGAAGTCAGCATCAAAAAGTTTAGTTGCACCAGAAGATGCGGTTTTTGTAGAGGAGTAGTCATGACGATACATGTCATAGACGTAACCCAAACCACCAGTAGTTTGCTCTGGGGGAATCCAATTCACACGACGAATAACCTGAATTGTGTCATTTGCCAACACACGCTTAAGGGAGATCATGTCAGCGTAATCGTCAGCAAACTCTTGCAGAGAGTCTGTCGGATCGGGCGGATCATTTTCATTATCCCAAGATTGGGGACGACCGATAAACACATAGAGTCTGTCTCTATCGCTGCCAGCATCCAAGTCGGACTGTGCAGAATCAGGACCCTCAAGTGATTTAATAAATCGCTTTGCGGTAAAAATTCTAAATTGATCGGTAAGTAGCGCCATCTAACTAATCGGATCTCCCACTCTTTATTTATGGACTTTATTCGTCCTCGTTTCTGACACGGTTTGTGTACTCTGCAACAATCATGTTGGAAGTTGCACCAGATGCCTGTCCTTGGATTTGCTCACTCTTCTGAAACTTCGGACTCACGCCAGGTGTAATGCTTTCAACTGTGATGTAATATTCACCAGATTTATCTGCATTCGCAGCAAATGCAGTAACTGTTGCAGAAACGTTTGTTGTCTGACCGACAACAGTTTCTCCAATGACATAGTTTGCATTACCCTTGTTATTGACAAGAATGACAGACTGAGATATGTGAGTATCACCATCACCAAGAGATCCAGCACCAATGATTGTTGCTAGTTGCTGAGGGGATCCACCGTCATAAACTTTGTCTGCCAATTGGAATAGAGTTAGGTTAACGCCACCCAATTCCTCTTCAATACCGTATTTGGATGATGCAATACCACCATCCAGATTTGTATCAAACTCAAATTCTGTCCCAGTGTTTACGAGGTCGGGAATGCCATCACCAACACCGTCCAATTCATCATCATCTTCAAACTTTCTATTGAGGATGAGACTGAGGGGAGTTGTGAATGCAACAATGTCGTCGTTAGGTGACTCAACCAAAACGTGTGGAGAAACGCCAGTTGCAGACGACTGTGCAGATCCTGCAACAAACTGAATAGACTTTGTTTTATCTGCAGAGTTACCACCGTCAATAAATGCAAGCTCGTCAACCTCAAAGGTTAGATACAAAGCGTGATCGATGGGATCCCAGTCATATACAATTGCGATCCTATTACTTGCGTTGTTTTGATACCTCTTTACTTGGTCAGTAACGTTGAAGACATATTGGGATACGCCATCGACATCATCCTGTAGTGTGTCGAGAAACACTTTTTGATCGTACCTGAAGTTTGTGCCTCTGTCACAACCAGTAAATGATGTTGATGTCTTACCTGTATATCTGACAATCTCTTTGTTAATGAGAAGTTTTCCAGATCCAGGGTAGGGAGCTGTTGTCTCTACGTTGATAGTGGTGTCGCTTGGGGAAACATTCTTAATAAGACCTGTAAGGTTATATAAGATCGAATTAAGTGACTGTCTGTTTCTCTGCTTTCTGATTAAGTTTGTATCTCTAGCAAAGACAATTTTTGGAGGAGATGAATAACCATTACCAGGACTATCAATATCGATATTAGTAATTTTACCGAGATTGATGTATGCCTTTGCAGTTGCACCTCTACCGCCACCACCAATAAGTTGAATGATTGGAGCAGTCTCAAAGAATTCACCTTGATTCGTGATGGTAACCCCAGTAACTTTACCAAACTGGTTTACACCGACAACTCCAGTGGCACCATCACCACCCCCACCACTGATGATGACGTTTGCATCTTCTGGTGTATAGTTTCTTCCTTCTCTTTCAATCTTAAGACCAGTAACAACTCCTGTTACTGGAATCAATTCAGCACCAGATCCACCACCACCTTGCACGTCCACAGTGGTGTTGGAGAAGTAGTTGTCACCATTGGATGTGATCTGAATATAATCAATCTCCCCAGTGTCTGTCAGGAAGACCTTACCTTCAGCACCATAAGCACCTTCATCTGTGCTATCGACAATCAAACGCAGGGGATCATACCCTTCACCTGGGTCTATGACCTTCACTGCAAGAATTCTGCCATTACTAATAATAGGACTCAACACGGCTTCCCTAACTGGGGTGCCACAATTGCCAATTGTCAATTTGGGAGGATCGTTTGGGTCATATCCCGACCCACCATCGACAACAAAAACATCCCTAACCCCATATACACTATTGAATATGGGAGAGATTAAAGCACCAGAACCAGGGACTACTCTTGGCATTAGACGACTACGATATTACCGACCATCAGGGGATGGATTGTGCATTGATAAACATACGTTGTGCCAGCGGCAAGCGACTGAGGCACAGTCCATAACTGGACACCCATCTGGTTTCCAGTAACACCAGATACTGCAGATCCACCATTCGAGACGCGAATCTCTAGAGGATGGCTAGTAGCATTATTTTGGAATCTATAAGTAAATCCACGATAGACGTAGATCGTGGGATCTGCCTGACCAGAGAATCCAGCACCAGTCAGAGTGTATTCGGTGCTTCCAGTGGCACTGAATATAATGTTACTTGCAGGGGAGTCAACAGCATCCCATTGGTTAACACCGTAAATGATATTATCACCTTGAGATGCTGCGGGTAGTTTGAATGCAGTTGCCTGATCAATGGTCAGAGTTGATCCTGCAAGTTGCGTTGTGATCGTTGTGCTGCCAGTAATTGTAAACTCATCTGTAGCACTGGTAGCAGTGTAAGATCCACCCTGAGAGTCGTTGATGGTTTGCAGGACATTCTGCACGACGTTGGGTGAGTCGTTAGTGATTGTCAGGTTGTTGGAATTCAGATTGGTGCTAATGCCACTACCGCCAACAAAGTTAATAGTGTCATTGGTGACCGTTGCATTTCTGCTGCCATTATCGGCACCGATTGTTGCAAATAAGTTTTGATCTGGATCTCCCAGAGCACCCGTCATGTCAATTGTCAGAGTATCTCCAGTGATGGATGTGGAGATGTTTGTGCCACCTGCAATAATTAAGGTATCGTTTGGAGCCGAGGCAGTTGTGGTGCCAGTGTCTGCATCAATGGTCTCAAATAAGTTTGGACTAGATGCTGCGCCGCCTTCGCCAGTAGCATCGTTGGCAGGCTCCCATGCACCATTGGTATCATTCCACTTAAGGACTTGACCATCGGAAGGACCACCATTGACGGTTGTGTCAACGTCGGCAAGGATTGAAATGCCATCTCTGGAATCGAGAATTCTAATCCACTGCCCACCGTGAGCAAAATAACCATTACCAGGATCATGTGCATGGGCAAACATACCATGGTGATCACCAGCAGTAGGCAGTGCTGCTACGTTTTCATAGTCACCAACATATTTTAGATAACCGTCTTGACCATCGATATATACCTTTCTGCTACCCTGACTACCTGCCTTGAGATCGATGTCCCCGACGCCATTGGGCTCAATAACAATATTTCCATTGTCTTCCGAGACAACTTTGAATTCCCCAACATTGAGGTCTGCACTGAGTCGATCGAGATGACCCTCAGCAAAGACAGATCCATTCCAACGCAACACCTGACCTGCCAAAGGTGCATTGATGTTGATTTGGAGATTGGTGTCGTTTCCTAATGAAGTATAGATTTCATCGATAACGGAATTGATTTTAATCGCACCGTCTCGTAGAGTATCACCTGTGCCGTCATTAGCGGCAGATCCAACGTTAAGATTTTGCTTTGCCATGGGAGGTAGTTTTCTACAGTGTTATTTAGGTGCCATCAAAGGTTTGTGTCGTGGAGTCGAATGTTGAAGACGTGAAGGACAGATCAGCACCAGTCTGACCAGGACCACCACCCAAGACTGTTAATGTTGCAACATCTGACATCAGAGGTGAGTTTTCAGCTGGGGCAGGAGCACCAACGGGACCTCTAATCTCACACTTATATCTATACCCAGACATATATGCCAGGGCAGTAAAGGTGAGATTATTGCTGGTTGCACCAGTAACTTGAGCATATGCAAAACCACCATCTGTCGATCTATACCAGCGATAACTGATAGGACCGTTTTCTGGCAGGATTTGTGCCGAGATGCTGAATGTAACTGACTGACCAGAGTTTGTAGATACGTTTTGGGGTTGTGCTGTAATTTGCAGAGTCGGTGGGGCTGGTGCTTCCCCACCACCACCTGACGGCGGAGGAGCGGGTGCAGCAGCACCATTGTTTGCAGGTTGGTTGATGGTTTCCCTTAGGGTAGATCCAATCATGTATGGAAATGCTGGATCATCTACATCAGATTCCTGGGTAGAAAGGAAGTATGCATATGTGCCATTGGGAAATTCTGGGGTGACGCAAAATCTGCCATTATGATAATCTAGGTCACCGAGACCCTCAATATACTCCCAGTCCTGCATCAGAGACCCTGCAGGTGGGTTTTGTGGTGTGTTACCGTAATCAGGTCTCCCATCAACCTCAATATTTCTTGTGCGATACTGTGAAAGCATTGTCCTTGTATTTTGCGTTGCTTCCCAAGGATCTTCATAACCATAAGGTCCGTAGATGGGGAATCCATCAAAGGCAAATCCGACAAGTTTTGAATGACCGTCTGGATGTCTTAGGTTGTCGCCATTAAACTGACTACCACCGTAGTAGTCGTTGTAATTTGCCATGGCAGCATTCGCTTTCCAGCAGTCAAGGAAATGCGTGTCATGGTAGTGATACTGACCAGTTTGCTCTGGGTGTCCACCACAGGAATCATCACCAAAATCTACTGGCGATCCCTCAAAGTGAGCATTCCAGTTAAACCCCACAGGAGGATTACCACCATTTCCAGCACTGGGGTTAAAGAAAACAACACCATTAGCAGCAATGCCAATTGCGCCCAGTGGAGTTGCCGTGCGACCGTTTCTCTGGTCATAGTATGTGTAAGTCCTTCCTTCTCCATATGCAATAGTTTGTGGATCAGCAACAATAAGGTCTAAACGATCATCTTCTGCTAACCAACACTCCCCAGCAATAGACGTGAATACTGGTCCTCTAAAAATAAACTTTTGCTTCCTTCCATCGGAAAATACAAAAAGCAAATTATCTCCAGGGACAATTAGTCCACTAGAGAAGAGAGAATTATCAGCGAGGGATATATTGATCGAGATGACGAATCCAGTTTGAGAAAATACATTATCATCAAACTGCCTAGGTGTCCCAAACTGACCGCCACGATATAAAAACGTATGCTCGAAATCCTGCTCTGTTACAGAATTTGGATTGTTTTGATTCGGGAAAGTGCCGTAGGATACGGGAGTTGGCAATCCATCTCCCGTAACGGTTAGCGTCCTATCTGCTGATTCGTAGATTGCGGTTGCGGTCATGCGTCGTCAAAAATTTGAGCAGGACTGAAGTTGGTGATTATTGTCGTGCCAATCTGGACCGACAGGATTGCGGAGTAACTGTAAACAGGTGTTGCGCCTGCTGCAGTGATTGCGACTCTATATTCATCACCATCATCTTGTTGTGTAGTAATACCTGTGTTGAAGATTGCTGAGTTGGCACCAACGATGTTAGACCATGAGGTCTGACCATATTCTTTCTTCTGCCACTGGTAATTCAATGTAGTTGTATTTATCGCCCCATCAGATGCCCTTCTAAATTCACCCACAACGGTGAAGGATGCAGTCTGACCTTGGTTGACTGTCACGTTAACGGGGTTGCTGAGGATTGCAATCAGACCTTCATCAACGATGATTGGGTTACCCGATGGATCGGTTGCCTCACCTGCGTAGATGTCCTGACCGTTATTCACGGGCTCGCCCACAGGAGTTACAAAATCATCATCGACTGTGGTCTCGATCTGCACAACAGGAAGACCATATCCGACACCACTAGATTTAACTTCAACTCTAGAGACTCCCATCATCGGGGTCACGCGAGCATCAAAACCAGTAGAGGAAATGATTTCAACGTTTGGTTTCGAGGTATATCCATCTCCAGGGTTGGTGATGCTAGCAGTGACGACTTGTCCGAGCGTGATTTCGGAAAGTGCCTCGGCATTACGACCCTTGACCGATCCTGTGTATTCAAAGGTAATCAAGGAGTTGGAAGATTCGATCAGAGCGACCTCACGAGCGAATTCTTCACCCTCAATTTCCAATTGGTCTCCAGACTCAATTGGAGGCACAACCGTTGCAGAGATCACGTCAGCGTCGGATCCAATGTAGGAGAATCCAACAAATGTAGATCCAGCGCGAGGCACTTCAGAGAAGATGATTCTAGATCCGACAATTTCGTAAGAAATACCAGGCTCTTGGATGATACCATTGAGAGAGATTAGGATATTATTCTCTGGCAGGATGGTGGCAGAAGAGACACCTTCTGTCAGTGTCAGGGAGTAGAAGATGCCATCCAACTTCAGGTTGAATGAAGACTTCAGCGAGTCAAACTCAAAACTGATATCATCAAGTTGACGGAGTTTGCCGATATAGTAACCGATGAATTCGGATCCAATCTCGGGTGGCTCGGTAAACTGAATCTGGTCGGAGAATGCTGTATACGCTGCTCCAGGGGGTTGCAGGATGCCATTCACGAAGATTAGCATGTGACCAGCAGGATCTGGGAAGTATGCCTGACCATTCTCGATAGACAGAGAGAAGTCAGCTTGCTGTCCATCAAATCCACGGAAGTAGCGATCGACTCTGCCAGTCAGAGTTGATGCCGTAGTAACACCAGCAGCCCAACCATCGTCACTTCTGAGGCTCATGTTGTTGGTGAATGCACCAACTGCTTGCTCCACCCAAATTCTAGCGGTAATACCATTCTGCTCAACAGCAGCAACCTTGCCATAAGATTGGTAGGCGGTCTCAGTTACACTAGAAACAGTTGCGTAGATTGTCGGGAATGCTGTGCCAACTTCAAACTTACCGATGTTATTGCCAGAGATATTCAGATCGGAAACAGGAGCGCCAGATCCAACAGGTTGGATATTGGCAATCCAAAGTTTGTGAGGTGTGACTGGATTTGTGGTGCCGTCATATGGTTGATACTTAGTGACGATAGCGGTGAATCCAGGATTCTTGATAACCGTGCCTTGCAGCAGGTTAACCTCATCTCCAGGTCTGAAAGTTGTAGCAATGCCAGCCTCAGTAAATGTAGAAGCAATATTCAATTCATAGACAGCGACGCCATGGATAATGTCGTTAACTTCAATGACGCCATTCGGTTGATAGATGCCTTGGACATCGAGAATGTAGTCAGTGAGGCTACCGTAGATAATATCGTTGCTTTCCCAACCGCTCTGGATTGTCTCAACATCCATAACAACACGACCACCTTCGTTACTGATGATGGATCCTGTCTTATTGTTGTAGAAGACGATATCTGCTTCGGTGTTGTCTGCTTTCTTGAAGATCTTGTCACCGTTAGCATAATCACCAAGATCAACGTTGATCAACATACGATCAGTCATAACCTCAATGGTGCCTTCTGTGAGGGAATCTTCTCCCACGAGGACATTGCCATTGACCCAAGCACCGCCAGTCTTGTCAATTACTTTAACAATCGCATAGCTATTGTTGTCATAGTAATTGACTTGTAGAATTTGACCGATTGAGAGATTGTCACCGCTAAGATGAATTCTCTCACCATTCTCGAATGTGGAAGCCTGAGTATCTGTAAGGCTGAGACGGATATACATGAAGGTTTCTTTGATCACAGCAGTGTTAAACGACTGTGCAGAAATCTCAGCATGGACATCAGAAGTTGTGCCATACAGCACGTCAGCATTCAGAATTCCACCTTGGATCGGAGTTGTGTTGTCTGGGTTTCCATAAGTTGTAGTTTCTCTAACGATGCCAGATCTGACAACAACTTGGAAAAGGTGCTGATTTGTATCAGATGTGTCCAGAGCAAACGGTTGATATCTTGCATCATGTGTGCTATATTCACCAATCTCGAAGAAGGTAGAATCGGCATTGAGGACATAGTAATATGTCTGATTGATACCACTCAGAAGATTGCCAGATGTGGGAATATATTGGACAACATCGCCACGACGGAAGAAGTTGGCACGGTTGATTCTAACTCTGTATTCTGCTCTATCATATCCAACTGGAACTGTTGGGGTGAGCACCACAAGTTGAGGATCTGTATTCCAATCATATCCCTCATCATAGGTTGTGCTAAGATTCACAACGTCAGTGGAAGGCACAAATGTTGTCTTGGTTTCTGTGGGGAATTGCGATCTCTCCAGAGCATACTCGAATGGGTTGATGGAAGAATCCATGTCATACTCAGTGGATTCTTGATCCCACTCAGGTCTATTGGGTGGAATGTAGATGCCAGGAGTTGTGATGTAGGGTTGCCAACCAGCAGAGGTGGGAGAATAGATGATTGATTTCACATACTCTCTGATACGAGTTAGGTGGTAGATCAGGTGTGTGCGAGTAACGTTTGTGTAGACAATGAAGTTGCCATCGCCATCAAACCAAGTTGACAGTTTATCAAACGCAGCGTTATTGCCTTTGGTGATGATATCGTAGATTACAGCGTCAATAACTTGATCTGCAAAGTCAGCATCGCCTGCATATGCGGGATAGAAGGTGACTGTCTGATCGTATGCTCTCTTCTTGATTGCTTCTCTGTTGAAGTGGATCAGGCGTGCATCAACCTTATTGCTGTTAGTGCCAGAGGCAAAGGCAGTCATATAGAGGTCAAAGAGGGTGTTAATTGCCTGACGCACGTCATAGCAGCTACCCATGTTGTATTCGGTTGGGGCAATATATGTGCCATCAACCTTGGTAACAGTAGATCCGTAGTAATTCAGACCGTTACCTGCAATGCCTTCATTAACACCTTGGATAAGGATGTCCATGAGTGTTGTGATGGCACCTGCTTGAGTTGCACATGCTTGATTCCAATCTGCCGTGCCCGTGCTGCCCACACTGAAGTCCCAAGTAACATCCAGATCTCTGATTGGGAGGTCTCCAGAATACTTACATGGCCAAATATTTGGCAGAGATCCTGTGTAGGTGGCAGCACTCTTAGGATATGTAACAAGATTTCCACCACTAGGATCGGCAATCGTATCAGTTACGACTTGGATGAGTGCATTGACTTCGGTATCCACATCGGTGTCGCTGATTGCTGTGTCAATCGCTTTAACGCTGTAGGTGTTACCAGGAGAAACTGTTGGGTTGCCGCCTTGATAGATTTGCTTAGCAATATCTCTAGCGGTGTTGAAGATCCAGATGGACTCAGTGCTCTGAGAAGTAATATGCTGAAGATTGCCTTGGGAAATATAGAATTCTGCAGATGTTACCATCATGTTATCGCCACCATTCTGCAGGTTCCAAGACATCCAGTAGATTAGATCTGCAACGTCGTGGACGCAGTTGATGTTACCACCAGGGATGGTCAGACTGGGATATTGAGCAACTCCACGCAGGACTGCTTCCTCAGCGATGAAACGGACGTTTTCTTCAATAGATCTTGCAGCAGCAATTCTGTTGTCGCTGGCACCATTTCTCTCGTAAGATTCAAATGTATAGGAGCTATCATTGTGACCGTCAATGTTGAAACGACCGAAACCGTTTCTAATTGTCAGAATTGCCATATCTCTGGCAAACTTAAACACAGTCTTAGTTGCTTCTTCCTCACCTTCAATGTGTGAGAGGAATCCATCTTCTCTAATGTAGAGTTTACCTGCTTCGTAGATTTCGGCGTTGCCACCAAATCTGATGTCATGGACCAGAGCATCAAGAATTCCAACAACGTCATCAATGCAATTTTGCTGACCACCAGGGACTTGGAAGTCTGCAAACTTGGACAAGTCATTCATCATGCCAACTGCTTCCTTGGCAATGATGTGCTTGTTGCGCTCGATCATATTTGCAGCGTCAACATAGCTATTGGACTGAGATCTTGCCTGGTCGTATTGCTTGGGATCTAGAGTAACATCAGAATCTCTATATGCAGATCTGTTTGTGTATACTGCAGTGTAGTATTCATCTTGATAGATGGCAGCAGCACCCTGCCCAGCAGCAGTCTCTCCAGGAGACAGCAGCAGATTATTCACTGCCTTCTCACAAAGAGTCTTGGCAAACTCAAACGCATCGAGCATCGGTTGCAACTCATTTGTAATAAAGAGAATCTCGTTATCACTATTGAGATAGAAATCAATAGCAGCTTGTGTCTGATAGTTTCCACCAGTTGCTAAGTCGCCAATGATTGCGGGCAAGATGTGTTCCTTGAGGTCTCTGATGCAAGCAGATCTATCGGGAATGATCAAAGTCTGGACGTTATTGCCACCAAGACTAATGGTATACAGATTCTCGATATGTCCGACTGTCTCCTCGGCAATATAATCGCGGTTTTTCCAGATCAGATCACCAGCGTTTCTGAATCTATGACCAGTGGGTGCCAACTCATCAGCAATTGTATCACCCAGAGTATCAAGGCGAGACTCAACTGCAGATGTGCCACTCAGAGAATGGGGGACACGCAGTTTTGTCGTATATGTGCCAGTCAGATCAGTATCGCTAGTGCTAATAACATACTGACACAGTTTGACAACTTCTCTCCAAGCATAGAGTGTTTGAAGCAGCTCGTTACCGATAAACTTAAGATCACCACCCTTGTTTCTATAGAAGCGGGAATTTACAATGACGTTGTAGTTACCACCATCTCTAAGGTCAGAAACGATTGCAGGGATAATATAGTCCTTTGTATCTCGGATACAAATGTTAGTGCCATCCAAACCACCCTGATAGTCACCAGGGATGATGAAGTCTGGATAATGTGCCTGCATAATGCCCACTGCTTCTTCAGCAATCCACGCACGGTTAAGATTGATGATATCAGCAGCATCTTTAGCGAGTTGATTACCAAGATCAACCTCTTCAATCGTGATACGTTTTGCTTCGTAGTCAATAGCGCCAAGAGTAGCAGAAGAGAGGTTAGTATCCTCAAGTGTGGCATACACATCACCAGTGCCAACAATGATTGGTTGCTGAGCATTCAGACCCAGGACAACGCCAAGGCGAGTGAAGTCAACTGAGGTTGCAACAGTGAATGCTGCAGTGAAATCTGCATAACCCTTTCTAACGCAGATGTTATCGAGGTAACCCTCAAAGTTATTTGCACCAGCAGCATCAGCGCCAATGTGCATTTCTTGACTGATGCCATAGTTGTTATTATCTACGGCACTTGCCACTTCAGCACCATTCAGGAAAATGCGAATGGTTGATGTTGTGACATCTTTAGCCACTGCAATGTGATACCATGTGTCGGTTGCCATTGCAGCAGTAGTGGTCTGCACAACAGTTACCCCGTTTTGAGACAGAGTGATGTTGTTGCCACTATTACCAACTGTCAGATCACAACCCAGCGTATCCACAGCATCGAGACTATTATCAAACAAAGTCTGGGTGCCATTAAAGTTGTCGAAACGGAATCTACCTTCAAAGGTGAATGATCCATTTTCAAATCCAAAGTCATATGTGCGAGTTGCTTCTCTGATGTAAGAAGATCCACCAACAACAAACTCATAGCTTGATGTGTTATTGAGGATCGTGCTGTCATATACGATGTTACTCAGATTGACAGAGTTGACCTCAAGCGTGCTGTTTGTAATGTATTCGCCAATCTGGAAAGTCCCAGTAACGTTGCCTGTATAGATCCACTTCAGACCAGAGTTTGCACCTTTAATGATTGCACTTGCACCAGAAGTCATGCCCTTGAGCACTTCATCAGCGAAGAAGAGATTGTTGCCACCATCTGCATTTTTGTATGCAAACTTAGTGACGCGAATAACTTCACCAGTCTGATAACCACCGTCGGTGATGATGTATTCGGTGGGAGCAGTGCGAGTAGCGTGCGACATGTTGCCGTTGGCATACGACAACGTATAGACACTCAGGAGACTCTGGAAGAGCGATGTTTGAGTGTTGCAGGGGGTGAGTGACTGATCGGGTGTAATTGTGGTATTAAAGAATTGCTTTTTACCATGGACACCAGTAATAGACACTCTCGGGTAGAAGTAATCTCCCTCATCGTGGGTGAAGTGCAGATGCTGCAGAATGACCTGGGATCCATTACCAAATCCAACGGTCCCATCAACTGTTAGAGTGATTGTGCCATTTACCTCGTCATAAGTAGCACTCATGACGTTATGAGTTGTGGTTGCAGTGCTAACTTTACCAGATCCAACGTAGGTGAAGGAATCTCCAGGTTGGAGGGTCACAATCGGAGCAGCAACCGTAAATGTGTTGCCAGTCAGATTGGAAACTGCATGGGAGGTGGCAGAGTTTCTAATGACATCTTGTGCAATAGTAGATACTTCTGCATAAATGTCGGTAACTTGCTGTGCTATTGCTGTGGAGTTATCATACGCGATGGAATATGTGCCAGAGTCATAGACTCTGCTGTTTCCACCATATTTCATGTCGTAAGCAATTGCTTCGATAACATCTTTAATGTCGTCGATACAATCGGAATCATTGCCAGGAGAAACTGTAAATCCAGGATTCGCAGCCTTATAGACAAACAGTGCTTCAGCAGCAATCATCTCTTTGTTTCTGAGCAGCAGGTCTGCAGCGTCAATGTATTCGCCGTTGTGAGCACCGCCGTAAGCAGCAACTGGATCTGCATAGAGACCAACAATCTTAGGACCACCAAGACCCTCGGAGGTGTAAGAGATTGCACCTGTCAGGTTGTGGGTATTCTCAGCAGACAGGGAGGTTGTGACAATATTTGCCAACTCTCTGACGGTTTGCTGGATATCCAAGCAATTGGTTAGACTCTGATTATTGCCATTTGCATAGTTGGTGTCATATGTATAACCAGGAGCAGCGCCACCATAAGTTGTGGGATCGTAGAGGACTTCAAGATCCTTAACAAACATAAGGTTATTCATGGCGTAATACATCATATCCCTTGCCTTATTCAGGGCAGTGATGGATTCGGGGACTTCGCCATACAAACCATTCAGCAGATACTCACCAGTCTCATCGAAGTAGTTTTCTGCAAAGAATTGGGAGTTGAATTCGCCATTAGATCCAACGTCATTGGCGATAGCATCGACAAAGTAACCGATGTCACGTCTGCACTTATCTTGGTTGATTGTGAAGGAAGGATTAGATGCTTCTGGAGCATCGTTGAGGTTTCCAGCAGTAAGAGATTCATCCTGCCATGTCCAAATGGTAGTAACTGCTGCCCTTACATCACTACAAGACTCTGGGTCGTTGTTGGATGTATTGCTGCCAGGAGTGCCATAAGGATCACCAGGAGACTGGTCTGCAGTCAGAGATTCGTCAACATAACCTATTGCTTGATCTGCGCTGTTGACTGCTGTCCAGAGACCACCATAGTTATTTGTGATCGAGGCATCGACATACTCTTTTGCTTTACCGAGCATGTAGATCAACTCAGCAGTAACGCGATCGTAGCTGATGGCATTATTGGAGAAATACTCGTTGATCCACTTCAGGGCATACTGGTTACCGCCAGAGTGTAGGTCAAGAGCCATGCACTCTGTCCAAAGTCTGATGTCTGCAAGATATCCATCCTTGTCACCTGCAAGCGTGCCAGGATACTGAGTCTTCATGTCATCATATGCATTCAAGACAATCTTGTCGAGATTCTTGAAGATGATACGAGTTGCGTCCTTGTATCTGGAAAGTGGATTTGTCTGGACATCGCCAGGATAGTAGAAGTCAGGATGGATAACAGCAATCCATCTTTCAGCTCTATCCACAATCTCATCTTTGTTGAGACGGATCAGACGAGCAGCATCAAATGCTCTTGGAGTAGCATTTGTCCTAACGTTGCTGTAGAAGAGGGATCTATTTCTGAGCTCATCTCCCTTAGCAAATACACCACCCTGCAGATTCTCATACTCAATTTCAGTGCTTCTGATTTGCTCGAAGTCGAGGAAGTCTTCGTTGATTCTGGTCTCAGGATTATAAATCTCAACAGGAGTGATGCTAGACTGCGAGATATCATCGAGGATGATATTCGGGTTTTGAATTGCAACAAGTCTCTCATAGATGAGACCGAAGAAAGTAGATCCAGCGTTGATGATCAGTGTGTCAACAGGTTGACCATTATTGGGGTCGAGATAGGGACTGATAAAGATGATCTGGGAAACAATCTTACTTGTCGCTGAGTAGATATACTCATTGAGTTTTAGATCGAAGATGCCAGTTTCATACTTTGCTGTGCCTGATGTTTTGCTAACAAGCAGTGTGTCAGTGAGGTCTCCGTCTTCATCAATATTTGTAGACTCAACAATAGCAGTATCTCCTTCAAAGTTAGTGATAGACTCACCAAACTTGTAGATACCTTCGGTATTCAGTAACACTACACTATCGACAATTGCGCTAAAGAGTGTAGTCCTCTTGATCAACTCACTGATTTGGAAAGGACCATCAGTGATATTGATCACATCCAAATGGAATGTGCCAGAGTCAACAACAGTTGCATATGCCGCAGAGAAGTCGCCTCTAACTTGCTGACCAATTGTCGGGAAGATACCCTGGGGATTGACAAGATTGATTCTATAGACAGGGACAGTGGCAACTCGGATTGTGCGATATCTAACTTGAGATGCTGCCTTAGGCGGCTCATCGAAAACGATCTGCCCGCCAACCACAGTGTATGCAATTTCAGGAGATTGAATCACACCATTGAGGGTGATCATCAACTGATTATCATTAACGATTACCTGCTCGCCTTCCACTGTAATTGGGAATGCTTTTGCCACACCATCAAAGTCGCCAGAGATATCGTCGATCTTCTTGACAATAGATGTCAAAATTTCCTCAGAAGATGTCAGTCTTCTATTTCTAAACAAGACTTCAGTATTGTTGTAGTCCGTATAGACTGGCTCAGCAGCACCAAATGAGGTGATCTGGTTAACGTTGGAATATTCGTTGATATTGACTTGCTTAATAAACTCAGTGCCAACACGACGACCAGAAACGTCCTTACCACCAGTCAGCTGCAACTGACCAAACATCTTAAATCCAGCAGGGTGGTTGTTATCCAGCATCTGCTTCTTCCACTTGGTAATGGGAATTTCAGAGCTGATAACGTAGGAGAAGTTTTGATAGAAGAAGGAGTCTTGAATCTTCTGGATGATTTCTGACGGCTTACCCACATCATCGATGAATCGACCAGGAGTCTGAGTCAGGGAGTCGATATTCAAGACACCTTTTGCGATGCTCAGGTTGTCAATAATACCAGATGCCTTAGACACCTCACCAGTAACCTTTTCGCCAACAACAAAGTTTCCTTGATAGTTGACAATCTTGAGAATCTTAGGACCAGACTGCCAACCCGTATTCGTGGAAACATAACCAGTTGCAGATGCCAACTCTGGGGAAGATCCTTGGTAGATCTTTTCACCAGACAGGAATCTGGAGGTTGCCACCACTGCTTCCGCTCTACCACCAAACACCTCAGTGAGAAGTGTTTGACGACCTTCGCCTTGGGTCAGGAAAGTGATAAAGTCACCAGCACCAGCGGATTCTGGGGTCAGTGCAAATCTCAGTTGATCAGAATCAAGACCATCAGCGATTGCATAGTAAATCTGACCCTCAACCAACTGAGTCAAACCAACGCTGCTCGGTTTGGGAAGGATGCCAACGGTGTTGCCAACGTCATCTGCACGCAACTGGACTTCTGCACCAGTTGTAATGCCGTGGGGGAAGTTAAACTGCAGATAGTTGAGGTCCAGGTTAACGACGTAGTTAAACTCAGACTTCAGGGTGACAACAGGCTCGGATGAGTATCCAGCACCAGGATTCTTGATCTGAATCTCATTCAGACGGTTATTCCTAACAATAGCAACTGCTTCAGCACCTGTGCCACCGCCACCGCTAATAACAACGGCAGGAGGAGAGGTGTAACCACTACCAGGATCGGTAATCTTGATCTCTGTGAGAATAGAAGTATTGAAGAGTTGCAGGTTAACTGGGAAGGAGATTTCGGGACGGAGAGTGTAGTCGTGGGAATAACCGAAACCAAATTCATTATTCTTCAGTCTCTTGATCTTACCGATATTTCTACCAGTCAAGAAGACAGATGCACCACTACCTTCTTGAGGAATGACCACATTCAGTGCAGCACCAGATCCAGCGAGAGTGGGTCCGAGAATGCCAGGGATACCATCAACATCGATAGAAGCAGTGGTATATCCTTTACCAGGATCCGAAACGGACGTTGCCGAGATTGCACCAGATCCAGTTTCATCGTCAAGAGTGACTGTGATTGTTGCAAGACCACCTTCACCATCACCACTGATGGGCACTTGATAGTAAACGCCAGGCTGATATTCCGTGCCGCCATCAATGATTTCGATTCTTTCAATCTGACGGTATGAAGCAATGTCAGCAACTACAGGGAGTTTCTGATAGAATCCACCAGGAGACACAAGTTTGATTGTGTTGATGGGACCAATTGCCTTAACTGAGGTCGTGGAATAGAAGCTATATGGATTGCCAAATTGATCGTCCTGAATCTCTGCCTGAGTTGTCTCTGGCTCGGTTTCCAGTGGGAATTTGAATTCTGTTTGACTGGTAACCTGCGAAATCTTAAATGTGCCATCAAAAGGTGTCTTGATGACATCAACGAAAGAGTTGGCACCAACAGGAGAGTTTACTCCAACTCTAGAAGGATCGAAGTAATAAGAAATGTTAGTAACGTTACCGATAGCGGAGAATTTCACATAAGGAGAGATCGAAACTCCTGCTACACCAGGGGTGCCAACTCTAATGATGTTGTTGAAGGAGTATTCCAGTTTATACTGGTTGTCCTGTGCAAATGACAGGTAATAACCAAAGTTAGACCCATCACTAACATCGAAAATATATTGGTGATTTCTGATAAACACCAGGGTTGGGTGCTTAGCATAGATTCTCACGTTGCCGATAGATCCATTACTGAATTCGGGCTCACCCGTTGCAGTCCCTCTAATCTTGAAGATAAACTCTCTAGACCCAAAGATTTCTTGGACAAAGAAAGATCCATTGAATTCATCAGCAGTGAATCCTTCTGTAAACAACACTTCATTCACAACATAGTTGTGAGGAGTGACAGAGGTTGCATAAATTAGATCGGTGAGAGCATTGGCAGTCCTCTTAATGTCCTTCTTAAGTGTGCAAGTCACTTCGACTTTTTTAACCGAAGGTAGACCACTAATAGTGAGGATTTTCTCCTTATCCAGACCCTGATCATCCACAGTGACATTTGCAGAGCTCAGAGCAATCACATCACCAGGAATATATGCAGAGGAGGGTTGAGTTTCAATGATCTTGACTTGATAGTTTGCTCCAGCATCAAATCCAAGGAATCTCGCATAGTCAGACAATGCAGACTCAGTGGAAACCCAAGTCCAGGTAACACCACCATCGCTAGCATCTCCAGAAAGATGCACTGGAGCAGTTGTGCCAGATGTGCCAGCAACTGAAGCCTGATAGATATTTCTCTTCCAGAAAACTTTATACCCAACAGGATATAGGACATGGGAATCCCATCTCTCCATATCTTGACCAAGATACTGAGGTCTAGGATATGGCTCTTCTTGGATATCGATAACAAACTCACCAGCAGTCCTAATAAACACCCAAGTGATAGATCCATCACTTGTAGCACCTGTGGTGTGTGTTGGTGGATTTACACCAGATGTGCCACCTGCTTGTGCCTCATAGATTCTCTGAGCATAATAAACTCTATCTCCAGTTGCGTATGCAGTTGCAGTTTGCCAGAGGTTTTCATCTTCAATACCAACAAACTTACCAGAAAGAGTGTTGATATCTTGAGGGTTATCAGATTGGAGAAGATCAGTATCATTAAATGTGCCGAAGATCTTACCAACTCTATAGGTGTTACCTAGACCAGGATCATTGAAAGTGCCCTCGGGGACATCAACAATGGTGCCATACGCTTGGACAACACCGCTGTCATTAACCTGTTGCAGGAGTGCTCCCTTGGTAAATTTGGCGTTTTGATTGATTGTAAATTCGTAGATGTTATCAATCTTGCTGTAGTTTGCATCCTTGATATAGAATTTGGGAATCACATTAGGAGTGACAAACATCTTCTTGCCATTCTTAACGGGAATGGTAGAAGACTTGGACCCTAGGGTCTGCTTAGTATTTGTCCAGACATATGTCTGAATGGTTGTGTAGAGTGACGGTGCATCAGAGAAGTCGAGCAGTTGCAAACCACCAGCACCAAGATCCCACTGATCGATTGCAGGTTGTGATGTAACCGTAGTCCAAGTTGCAGCAGTAAACTCAGATATTGTTAGATTAGTGTGGTTTGTTGCTTCTGTCAGAGTATATACATTTCTTACAGAGGCATGTGATCTGTCGATCTTAACAGCAACAATGTCGCTCTCAATAGAAGTTACAGTAAACTGAGTTGTTGGCAGGACAAAACTAGCGCCATCGGGGAATTCTGCCTTGCTAGAGATAACCACATCATCAATATTACCGATAAAGCACAGAGAAGAAGTTTGTGTAGCATCGCCACCGATACCAACGTCTCCCATGTTTACATCGATCAGAGACTGATATGTTAGCTGTGGGTTGCCATTTACAAATACAGTGAAGTCCCAAACGCCAACAGCAACGTTTTCCTTGACAAGTGCAATATGGACCCATGCATTAGATCCGAATGCAGTGTAGTTTGTAGTTGAGGTGGAAACAGAGACCTGAGCACCATTGATGCTCAACTCCATCTTGCCTTCATCAGCATCTCCATTGATTCCATTAACTCTCAGTTGAGCGCCAGAAGTCCCATCGATTTCCAGGACATCAAAGAAAATAGGAGTTGTGTTTAGAGCAGCATACTGCCCTGTAGACATGTTAAACCAACCAGCAACCGTCCAGTTGAGGCTGCTGCTATCAATGCCTTCGTAGAATGCTCTGTTGGGAGCATCCAATTTCAGAGATCCAGTGCCAAATCTATAGATTGAAGTGTCAATGTCGGCATTGCCAGGAAGTGCAGTGCTGTATGTGCCAATATTTCTCTTAGTTGTATCGTAACCCTCATCATTCTCATCATCAAATCTGAAGACTGCAAATTGCTCTGGCACCAGTCTTTCGTTAATGACGATGATGTCACCAGAGTTGTCAACGACAGAAGTTTTGTTTCTAGATCCAATCTGATCAGTATTCTCAATTATCGATTGCTGTTGTAGGGTGCCATCAAACTTCAAGGAGTGGATGGTTGTTACCTTTCTATCTTCTGCATAGTCCAAAGCAGTTGTGATGACAATATTGCCAAACACATCAACATGCAACCCAGTGACATTGATTGACTGGAAGTCTCCCTGAGGAGTCATTGTTTTGATGAATTTCCAAGGAGAAGTTTCTTGGACCTGACTCAGAGTAAACCTACCAAACTGGATCTTCTCAAACTTACCAGAAGCATTGTTGTAGACATCCCAGATGATGAATACGTCACCATACTCATCGATATCAAACTTAGGATTCCTTACATATCCACCACCAATCGGAGGAATTTGTTTGACGTAATCCACTTCGATGTTTGCGCCATCGAAGAAGAATTCGCCATAGATTAGGTTATCTTCGTCGAAGTTGACACCAGTAAAGAAGAAGCGATCATTTGCGATCCACTTAATCTGTGTAATTGTCTCATCGCCACCAGGAGAGGCAATCTTACGCTTCTCTCTGATGTCTCCATCATTGTTAGATTGAATCACCCAAATATCATTTGGATCCAGTGCCTGAGTGTCTGTGTGTCCAACCAAGTAGATCGACTTGTTTTGATCTAGATAAATGTCTTGGACATAATCACGTCTTGTGGCACCAGAGATACCTGCAATGGATTTCTGCCACTGTAGAGTGCCTGTGGGGGCATTCTGAGCGTCTCTTTCGGAGATGTACTTACCAAACCACACATCTGGGTTATATGCTGTAGATACAGGATCATATGTTTGGCCTGCAACATAAATGGCATCGTTTTCTTCTGTGTCATCAACATACAGAGCAACGAATTCCATTCTCTTGTCGCCAGCATTATTTGGCAGCAGAGTCCTAACCCAAAGGACATCACCGTTGGCATCAAACTTAGCAAGAATGCCAAGCATATCGTCATCGGCAGTCTCTTCGAGAGATCCACAAATGTAATACTCTCTTCTAGAGGTCATCAATGAGTCATGGATCTGCAGAGTGCCACCATCATTGATATACTCAGACAACCAATATCTCGTCTTAGTGAAAGATTGAGGATGACTTACGCGAATCTGAGGAGGATTGTTGATATCAAAACCGTTACCAGAGTTGATGATATTAAAAGATCCAGCAACACCAGCAGAGTCAAGATTGATTTCAAATTCAGCGTCTTTACCAGTGTCACTGATCAACTCATAGGTTGGGGGAATTAACTGGGTGTAACCAGTGCCTTCCTGATCAACTGTGACCGACTCAATGCCAGACACAACTTTAACTTTGAAAGTTTTGTTGGTGTTTGAGATGATTGGCTCGGAGTTGACAATGATTTCATCGCCAGTAATCAAGTCATGATTCTCGGATGTGGTAATGACACCATAAGGTCTGTCACCAATAATTTCTTTGGTGTATGAGGTGATTGCAACACCTTTAATCGAATCAATAATACCAGATGCACCGAAACCTCCAGTGCCAGTATTATCAAAGAAGATGGTATCATTAACCTGATAAGATTCACCAGGGTTTTCGATAACGAAACCATCAATCTGAGCAGTCTCGAATTGAGTAACTGTCTCAATGTCAATATCAACTTTAGATTGTGCGGAGACTTTCGGGAAGTAGTCATAAATCTGAAGAGTTGCCTCTTCTGTCATTTCTAGGACTTCCTGTTGCTCTAGAGCATCAATGATGCCATCCTCGTTACTATCTTGGGTTTCAAAGATGATAGGATATCCTTCAATCTCAGTAGTGAGCACATCCGACTCTTGGTTGGGTTGACGCTCAACGTCAATATCCACCTCAACGAAAGGCACACGATATCTAACAACATCCTTAGGAATATTTTCCTGAGTTGCACCCTGCCTCAAATTCCACTCATCGGGAAGGGAGTTGAATGCAGGTCCGAGGATGTATGGGAATTGTGGCACACCAGCATCCGAAGAATCAATAGTCACAAAGTATGCATAAGTGCCATCGGGATAATCTGGTGTCTTACAGAAACGACCGTTATACTGGTCAAGGTCACCAGACTGGAAGATATATTCATAGTCAGGCACAAAGGATCCTGCAGGATACTCTGCAAGCAGAGGACCATCAATACGCTGAGGATTTGGATTTGTCAATGCATCAAAAACAATCTCATCTTTCAGTGTGTATGATGTGCGAAGTCTTCTGATGCCACTATTTTGATCAGTGGGATCTGCATATCCATAAGGACCATAGATGGGGTTGCCGTCATATGCCCAACCAAGAATAGGAGAGTGATCGTAGTTGGTTTCTAATTCTTGGAATCTATTTGTTTCTTGATTTAGGAATACGTTGTCACCAACCACATAACGCAATTCTTTTGGATCTGACAGGTGAGCATATTCACCACCATATTGGTTGTTGAGACCAGTGAAGGCATAACCTCTTGCATTGTCATACTTAGACTCTAATTCATATTCAAAGTTTTTATTCCAAGCAAACACATTTGCCTCAAAGGTGGCAAATTCACCAACCGCTTCGAGTCTTACTGTGGTATTACCCTGGGTATAATTGATACCTCTGTTGATAATTTCAATACCAATAACCTTACCAGCATCTTCACCAACGGTTGCAATAGATGCTTTTGCAATTGCACCAAAACCATCACCATTGATAATGACCCTGGGGGCAGTTGTGTAGCGTCTACCAGAGTTAATTGTGGCAATAGACACAATACGACCATTTAGGACGATTGGTTGTGCCAAAGCACCTTCACCCGAGGTTACAGTGACTTGGGGTAGGGATGTATAACCAGATCCAGGATTCAACAGAGTGACACTCTGAATTGGACCGCGAATATTTGCAATAGCAGTAGCACCAGCGCCACCACCACCAGTGATTGTGATACTTGGTTGTGAAGTAAATCCACTACCAGCAGATGCCACCAGGATTCTGGTGATTACTCCATTGGTAACCACAGCGGTGCCAGATGCACCTGTGCCACCGCCACCAACAATAGAAATCAGTGGCGAGGATGTGTAACCACTACCACCATTTGTGACTTCAAAGGATTCAACGCTACCGTTAACGGTAACAGATGCAGACGCGCCAGCTCCACCACCACCTTCAATCAAAACCACTGGGGGAGCACCAGCATCATAGTTTTGACCAGGATTCAAAACATTGATCCCTGTAAGAGGACCATAGAGAATCGCTTCGGCAGATTTATATGTCCAGATAGAGACACCATTAACCCATGCACCGATAGCACTATTCGGTTTGATCTGTTCTCTCTCCGAGACGGTATTTACCACTCTCGGAATTCTGATCATCTTTCTCTGGTTACCAGGAATCAGAGCAGATCCAGTGAAGGGTCCAATCTTATAGTTTGGCAGACCAGATGCTGCCACATACACATAGTTATTATTGAAGAAACTATTCTGAATATTAGTAGTAAATTCAGTAACAACTTTGTTGATAGATTCTTCTGTAGACTTACCTCTGTTGAGGTCAACAGAAAGAAGGATATTACCAACGGGGACAATGGTGCTCGGGGTGTCAATTCTATACGAGAAAGTATAGTCATCAATACGAGAAGACACCAGGAATGTGCCGTTATAGATCACAGGGTTTGCACCGTAAATTGTAACGGTATCTTCAACCAACAAACCGTGTGGTTGCTCAGTTGTCACTGTAGCAATCTGCAGAAGACCGCCAGGTTCGATGTTAGCAACCTGAATCAGTTTCTTGACATTATATAACCAAGATTCCAGTCTTTGCTCACCAGGAGAATCGGATCCCAAGGCAGCAACGTTAAGTTTATCGCCAGGCAGGTAATAGGACCCAGTATCATCCAGAATTGTGCCTGCCGCTTCGGCAATACCAAGGACACGCATCTTGACCTGATTGGTCTGACCGAAGTTGGCATAGATGAAGATATTTGAGCTAATTTTGGACCCAGGATCCCAATCCTCTACAACACCATTCTTACTTCTGGTGCATTCGATGAATTGGTTAAGAGACTTCTCTTTATACTGAATCTCCTCATTTTCTTCAATAAAGAAGGTGCCGTTTCTCTCTGGCCATCCAATAGTCGAGTCAACGGTGATAATCTGATCAGTTGTAGTCAGGGGCTCGACAAGACGAGTGTTATATGGAATCTTAAACTCACCGACCAGAGTTTCCTCAGAAATTACCAATTCATAGATTTCATCATCGCCTTTGATGATGGAAATGGCGTTTTCCACAAGTGCCGAAGCATACTTAACGTCCTGGTCAACTTCATCGGCATATTGGACGATTTCGGCATCAATTAGGTCTCTGGGGTTACCAGACACCACTTGGGTCCTTAGAATGGTGTCTACGACCCATGTAGCTGCCGATGGAGAGATGATTTGATCCTTCGGATATGTAATTTCAACTTCTTCGCCAAAAAGAATCTTAAAGAGGAATTTGGCACCAAGAGCAGTGCCCTTAGCAAGATAGAAGTCTCTAATATTCTTGATGACTTCGGTTGGATTAACTTTAGTCGGATCAAGTTGAATTGTGGGCAGATATTGCTTTCTAAACTTCTCAAATAGTTGATAGATGAAAATAGCATCCAGATTTCTAACTACAGACCCAATTGGATGGTTAGAAATGCGGGTGTCAGATTCCTTTGCAAAGATTTGGTTACCATAACTGTCATATGCGACAGTAGAAGATACACCACGGACAACGCCGTTGAAAGAAGAGGGCACATAATTTCTACCAGACTCTTCGATTACAAAACCAGTGACTTCATCAAAACCGACATCGACAGATGCCTTAGCAGCACTAGGTTCGGCAATATAGATCTTTGGCGGGAATTGGGCAGAATATCCCGTGCCAAAGTTGGTGATGTTAATGTCAGTTATCTCACCGTTAAAAATAGTAGCAACAGCAGTGGCTCCACGACCACCGATTGGCTCGCCATAGGCATCCTTTCGATCATCGACAATATAGACTGAGGGAGCATCTTCATAACCCTTACCTCCAGTAAGAAGTTCAATATCGGTCACGGCACCAGAAGCAACCGTAACATCCAGCACTTGAGCACCAATAGGATCAATAATACGGCATCTGGGGGGTGTTGTATATCCACGACCACGGTTAATGATGGTCACCGAAGCAAGACCACCATTAGAATCTAAAGAGCACTCTGCCTGGGCGTTAATACCACCATCAGGAGCAGGATCGATATAAACTGTAGGTGGATTGGAATATAGTCTGCCAGGAGCAGTAACTTGAATGCTCTCAACATTAAGACGACCCTCAGAGTCGATTGTGGCATCGCTGATCAGTGCCCCACCAGGATTCTGGAATGCAATAACTGGAATGAAGTCATATCCAGATCCAGAGTTGGTAATCTTGATACTCGATACCTGACCAGTGGAATCGTCTATTGTGAGGGAGACCGATGCTTGTCTACCAAACTCATTATTTGGAGAAGTAACAACAGGAATAGGTGGGTTGTATGAACTATAACCCTGACCACCAGCAATCAGTGTGATATCTTTAATACCACCAACCAAACTGTGAGCACATGCATACTCACCAACAGTATCTGTCTGAATTGTTACTCTAGGGGCAAAATCCAGTCTGTAACCAGATCCACCTTCTTTTACAAGAATATCACTCAGTTGTCCATTGGTGATATTACAAACAGCGGCACCACCTGCACCAAAAGAAGCGGGCACAAACTCAACTGCTCTGACCTGCATGGTATCCGAAGATCCCAATGCATACTTCATCACAAGTGTGTCGTAATAAACGTTATATTGCTCAAACGGACGCTGCACAGTGCCCGTGCGGTTTACAATCAAACCTACGTCGGAAATGGGAGTGTATGGTTGACCATTAACTCTCAGAGGGTAATACTTAGACTGATCCCACTGAGACAAAGGAATATTGTCCATCGTGACAATAACCTTATCGGCAAAACCAACCAAATAGATGATGCTGGTGAAACCCTCGTCATCGCCACCAATCGGAGACCTAGGAGCGGTCTCAAAAATAATTTCAGTGCCATCGATGGAATAGTCTGTCCCAGGGATAAGAGTCTTACCATAAACGGACACAATGAGGTGATCTGCCGAAGCAGCAGATACGGGGGTGCCAAGATAGGTGAGGGGGAATCTCCTCCTAACACCATCAAATTGGAAATATGGATTTTCTAGGAATTGCTTCTTCTTATCGAATTCGTAGGGTGCAATACCAGGAGTCAGAATTGCATCAGGACCACGAGTTGTATTTTCGTAATATAAGATCTCATTATCGATCATCAGGGTGCCATTGGTCTCCTGATAACCGTTGATGTCCTCAACGACCACTTCTGCGTCGGACAACCCAACAGATTGCAGCACAGTTGTGCTACTTGTCAAAGAGTCTGACGTGTAGGTATCAACGTCCAACCAATACAGCAAATCATTTAGGATGTTGTATGGTCTGCCAATTTTTTCCTGAGATTTATAATACTCTTGCAGGAAAGCGATAAGTTGTCTGTCTTCCGACTTGATAAAGTCAGGAAATTGCTGCTCTACCCTGTCGGAAACTCTTAGATTAGACATATTCTCAGAAGCACTCGTCTAACTCGGGATACTGGAAAGTATCGGTGGGATAATCAATGATATTTATTAGTGATGTGCCACCGCCAAAATTGAATCCATTGAAGTTATTTGGATCGAAAGATGGGATGGTAATATCGCTCACAGTGAAGTCAATTGGATTGACTTGTGGATTTAGAATGGTTGGATCTGTGCCAGGAGGCACGTTTAGGGATCCACCAGCAGGGTAAACCACAACTGGCACTCTTTGAGTGTCATCTGGAGTCAAAGCAATATTCAGAGGACCAACACAAACGATACCGTTTGTATAATCCACTGTGCCTACATTATTATTCAAAATTACTTCTTGCTCGTCTCTGACGGTGACAAGGATCATCCTTCCTCTGCCATCATCACGCAAGTTAACTGGGACGAGTGTTTGTGTTTGCTCCAGGCTGCTAAATGCAGGTGTCTGGATAAGTCCAGTGGTTACACCTGCCGCTACGAGGTCTTCAGTGTATCCAGTGGCATAGAATGTGCCAGATTTCACAACCGAGAAGGAAGGTAAGCAACTTCCGCCATTTCCACCACCATCAGGTCCACCAGCGTAATCATCTGGGTTATAAAGAGCATTACCGAAGTCTAGGCACTGGTTAAATACCTGACCAAAATTGAAGTCGGTCAAGTTTTGACCCAGAGCAACTTGGGTTGTGTTGCCAGAGATGGACGGGTCGGAATTGTCGATCACAGCACCAAGTTTGGATGCCTCAATTCTTCCACCGTAACGGTTGGATGTGTTTTGTCTATTGTAGTTGTCAATATTCTTTAAGATCTTAGTTGCAAGATCATTTGAATTCAGATTCGTGTTATTGCCGTTGTAGTAAACATAGGTCTTAGGCAAGACGTAGAATACCTTCGGATCGATAACTTCAACACCAATGGAAGCAACGGCATATGCCTTGAGTTGATTCTTCAGTTTTGTTTTGGTTGTTTCATTAAGTGCAGATCCAGTTTGGGGTCTGACAGCAATATAGACCTTGCCGTAGATTGGTGGGTTTAGTCTTTCTCCACCATAAGCAACAACACTCTTCGCCTGGGGATAGAGTTGTCTTACAATATTTTCATAATCCAACTCTGTAACAGCTCTGTTTTGAGTTGTATACAGTCTGGGAGCATTGTATTTGATCGACAGGGGAGTTTCTCTAGGCGTGCCGTCCCCAGCAGTCCTGACCGTGATGGTTTCGATCTGGGAAGATGCAATGACTCTACCTTGAGAATCGGTTGCTGTGCCAATGAATGTAAAGTCTCTGGAACCGTTTGCTTCTTCTCCTGCGGTCCTCACATAGTCAATTTTTACAAATTCGCCGTCGATCAATCTACGACCCAACACGCCATCACCAAAGACAAGGCGATACCTAAGGTCATCTACCTCTTCTAGGAAGTAAATACGGGAGTTTGAGTCCAAAGCAACTGCGTTGGTTGCTCTATTGTAGATGTCGATCTCACTTGATTGAATGGAAGGAGAGACATAAACAATCATTCTCTCGGTGTCAACATCTTCACTAGGAATAACATAATTTTGTGTCTTTGTGTTATTGACTGTGAATGAGTATGTTAAGAGATTGCCTTGATAAACTGGAATGCACTTAAACGAAGCAATACCAGTCTGTTGATCAACAGAAGCAGTTTGTTGTGTGAGCAGGGTGAAAATATAGTTTTCGTTGACCGTCTCTGCAACGAAAGAATCGCCCTTTCTAATATTTACAAAGTCTGGAAAGGTCAGTCCATCGGATCCAATGTTTGTCTGGATATTGACAGTGACCTCTGCCATTGCGGCTTTGATGGAACGAGGTGTATAGTTAAGTTGCTTCGCAATTTTAACGATATTGTCTCTTACAGTAGCAGTCTCAAGGAATGCTTCATTCAAAGCCATGTTGGCATTGAATGCTGTATAGTAGGTATTATATGCTAGGATATCGAGCAGATATGAAGCAGCAGATCCCTCAAAATCGTAGTCGGTAAATTCACTACGAGTTCTTAGGTAGGATCTAATAGACTCTTTAATTTCAAAAAAGTCTAAAGACGTTACTTCTGAGGGAATCGCTGACATTAGGCTTTCTCCAGCACGAAATCTACTTCCTTAACAATTTGCTCTCCTATAATTGAGTATCTCACTGTGACCTCAATCTCATTTGTGTCATAACCATCTCGGACATCGACCCCCTTTACGGAGATTCTAGGTTCGAGTTTATTGAGCGTAGAGTAGATCTCGTCTTTGATCGCTTCCCCAGTAAAAACATCATATGGATCAAAAAGAAGAGCAGTTACTCTAGACCCAACATTATTTTGAAACGGTCGCTCTCCAACTGCAGTTTTAACCAGATTCATTACAGATTGCTTGATAGCATTATCATTCTTAACTGCACCAAAATCACGACTATTGGGATTGGCGTTAAACGTCATGTTAAAATCCCGATAGCCGCGACTTATGTTTTTATCTGACTTAAACTTGTAGGGCATTAGTGCCAACGCTCAACGAAATCGTCAAACCCGTTTTTACCACCACACCATCTCGAATTACGATCACCAGGCGGATCGTTTGGGTGCTTACGCACTTTACCAAGGTATTTATCACTTCTGGGATCGGTGATTAAAACCATTCCTGACGAGATGAATTCCTTACCTTGATCTGGAATTGGGTGATTAGCCATCTGTCTCTCCATAAAGGGTCAACAGAACTTTTATAGTGGTTGCTATCACTACGATTTATTTATAGTCCCACCGCCAATGGTTGTTTGGTTTCTCCCACCAAAAATGTAAATCTGTCATATAGTCATCATAATACAAAGACACAAAGTCGCTTTTGAATTTGCTACTCATGTTTTCACACAAAGCGACTGTGTAGATATTATGCTCCTGGACAAACTGCTTCATCGAGTCAGTAATCCACTTGTAATTGCTTCCACGGATTACTCCTGCTTCAATAAGCACAAACTGATCCCAGTCCAATACCCACTCTGCAAAATTGATTTCAAACTGGACTCTATATGGACCTGCTTGCTCATCTGGGAAGGGGACATTAACTGCTTCAATATGATAAATCTCCCCATCCACACTCAGGGCATGTGACAGGTGTTGAGTCACAATTCCTGAATAGTCTGGGGAGACGCACAAAAAGCAGGTCCTACTCGGATGAATATCTGGTTTAGAGACTTGTATTTTATATACTAGCTCTTCAATGAGTGCTAACTCTTGGTCTCTACTGATATAGAGTAGGTCTCTGCCGTTTGTCATGTCAAAAAAGGTTGAGTTGGTCTTCTAGATTTTTCCACGTTGGTGGATGGAAGTTGCAATATTCATTGAATGTAATTTTCATTTCTTTGTGGCTCAAACCACAATGGGATGCTGCTTTGGGCAAATTCCATTTTGCTTCAAAGAGCATCTCCATCGACTTACGGGTTTCTGGTCTCATTTAGCGCCCTTGACCACGATAACGTTTTTTACGTCCATTGCGTGACGATGCTCCAAGGTGAGTATTCTTGCTGCGACCTTGACGAGTCTTCTTCGGGGGACCTTCGGTGTAATTGGATCGAACCAGTCCGACTTTTGCTTTTGCCATGAGTGACCTCAAACTACCTTGTAATTATACATCATCCAGACCAGACTGTCATCGACCCATATGCAACAACACTGCTGCAGGGATATGACCATCCTGGGAATCCAACGCCCAATGGATCAAGAATTCTTATCACAAGCCTCTTCAGGGCAAACGTGAAGAGAGTGGTCGGATATGCCGTCCTAGAGTGTCCAACGCCCTTATCCTCTAGAGTTAGCACAGAGCATGGAATAGGGGTCGGCACGGGGCACACAGCGTTGCCACAGGGGCACATATAGATGATAATGTTAGTGCAGGTGCTCGGGTGTGGAATAAACTTATCTCCTGCCAGCATGATTGGGAATCCATGCACCAAAACAGTTGCCCTATCTGGTGTGATTGGGAAAATCGGTATTAGATTCAAAGGTGGCCACCAACAGGAATATTCTTTGATACGAATAGTCCTAGGTTTTGGTGGTGTCTTACATGGTTGAGTGCTATGGACCACAGGAGGCAAACACAATCCGTGTCCTGAGCAAGGAAGACCATTTAATGCTGCAACTGGTTTTACTAATCCGAATGGCATTAGGTTACTCCCTCCAATGATCTGCCAATGTCGTATGGATACTGATCTTGACATTCATCGAAATATGGATTGCCCAAATTTCGGATTGTCTTACTAAGTGCAGTTGTACCACCCGACAAATAATTCAAAACTTTGAATGTGCCCGAATATGGACCCATCTTCATTCTATATTTACCTTGGGTGATCCTACTAGGGTCAATAGCGATGGAAACGTCCGCAACACTCTCCAATGCAATACATCCATTACACAATCCAGTGCCACTGTTGTCTTGCTGAGAGAAGAAGAGCGAATATGGAGTCGCTGAAGTTGGTGGAGTGATTTCGTAGTAAGTTAGACCAGGAAGACCATTACCATTTGCGTCATAACCACAAAATACGTCCAAAGGACCATCTGTATTAGATCCCTTCCTCACATAGCGGTCCCAGCAGTCCTCAGGGATGCCTAGAGGGTCTGTAGGACACTCATTATCGTTAACACGGATAGAAGTGTAGACTGCGCTGTCCTGCTCCTCCACAAAACCTTCTTCATCGGCAAGTGGATCTGCGGGATTGTAAGAATATGTGGTCCAGAATCCATAAGTGGAGTTTGGAGTATATTCGACGTTATCTCCCAGCCAAAGTTGGAATTGCTCGAATTCTGTGAAATTACTGCGATTATAGTCAAACGTATTTTCATCAGATCCCGTTGGGACGAAAATTAGGTCATTGTTGTTGTTTGGATCACGATAGCAACGACCTGAGACAGTTCCACGACTACAATTCCAAGTTTTTGTGCCACCAGACACTTTTCTACGCTCAGTCAAGCGTGGTTTCGGTAAGCCATTCAAAAATTCCATAAATTGCTGACCCTGAGATCCAGTTGTGGTCCCTTCAATGCTCAAATTGACTTGGAATTGCGCTTCCTCGTCTTTTGGCGCACAATATTTGTATGGGAGGTAACCAAAAGCGACTGTTTTGCCATATGTGCGTGATTCTTCGTCTTCATCCGCTGCCATATAGGCACATGGCATCTGAAACCACTTCTTGATATTGTAAATAATCGGTTGAGCGACGTAAATGCAGCGATTTCCGCCAAAAGCACCATACAAACCGTTGAAAGCATCGGTAGTTTTCTCTGCTGTCTGAATATCTTGCTGAATTTCCGAGTGATACTTGCTCTGATATTCAGCAACGCCAGAATTTACATTCAAAACGTCAAACATTCCGCTTGGAGGGAAGGCTTTTGTCAATGGCATCCCCATTGTGATGTCAATACAGTCAGCAGGGAGTGCTTGGCAGAAAGCAAATTGACCATCTGGGTCAACTTCCGCCAATTCCATGTATGTGATTGGAATATTTGTCTTATTCCCCTCAGTCAAAACGCCAAAACTCTGCTTAATAATGTCTTGGAAGGGTGTCATGTCCTTTCCAAGCGTATCTGAGTCCAACATCCCACTCAAAGCATCGGGTTGTTTGCGAATACTCTCGTTATCGAGCTTAGATTCTGCCTCAACTTGCAATCCTTGCTCGGCAATATAGACAACTGGCGGGTTTTGGGGGTCATAACCACTGCCACGATTGGTAATTGTGACCTTTCTGATGATTCCCGAGGGAGAAATGTCCGTGATTTTCGCTTCTGCTGCTTTATATTGCAAAACTGTGTCAAATTCACGCGATCTTTTGTTATAACCTTGCGCTACTTTGTTAAGAACTCGTCTCTGTTGGGCAGATCCAGTGCGATTTGTCTCCAATTGTGGGAATTGATTGATGTTTTCCTCGTATTGTGACTTGAATCCACGCCTAACTCCCTCTGCAGTGTCTTGTGCAGAGAATTCTTCGAGGATTTGTGGGTCGGAAATGACGATTTGGGGGTTGATATACCCCACTCCACCGTTGATGATGCTGATTTCTACCACTTCACCCTGGGTATTGACCACTGCTTCTGCCTCAGCAAGGTCCAAAGTGCGGGTTGGTATCAATGCTTGAGGGTCAATCTTGACTTTATAGTATTGAATATTCTTCTCAAACTCGTAAACACCCCAAAATGCGACCTTATCTGCGATGCCATACCCTGCCAAGACCACTGCAGTAGCACCATCTGCCGCAGTAATCGCCTGTTCGTAGGTAAATTTGTTGCCATCTACACCTTCATAGCGCGATAGGTCCATATAACCGCACTTCATTTTGTCTCCAAAGTAGAAAACGCGGTTGATCAACCACCCTTGGAAGATCTCACCCTTCTTAAAACTACCCGAAGATGAGGTATAGCGGAAAAAGATACGCCTATCATTAGTGCCAGCAGTGGAAAATGACTCCTCTAGACCACTACCCCCAGGTCCTTCCAGGGTAATCTTGGACTTTGTAGTCTTCCATGCATCTTCTCTGATCTGATAGAAGTGCGAATAGAATTCGGTATTGGGTATGCAGCAAGGATATGACTTTCCAGCCCCCCCAGTGCCTTCTGTGGTGCAAGTTGCGTTTGGACAACATGCTCTATCACTCAATTCATACTGAATGCCAAAGATCGGACCATTCCAGGGGTAGGTTGTGTCATACAGGTAATACATGAATTGGGAGTCATACCCATATTGAAACCCTAGGAATCGTGGCACAGCACCCTTGATGGCACCATTCAGACCATACAACCACTCGAAACGTGCTTCTTCATTGAGAATGGTAACACCAGATCCACCACCTTCAACGTTATCATTCAATGGCCATCCATATCCATCGACAGCAGGGACACCAATGTCACTATTTCTGCGATATCTGAGGTATGAGTAGGTAGTAGTATTCCATGCATACCACCCAGACTTGTCAATACACTGCCCTGTAGGACCAATCTTACCAATATCGATAATTCTCTTACTGCCTGCATCAGGTGCGTCACCACCAAAAACATAGCAGAGGATACCCTGATACTCATATTCGCCATTCATGGCGTCTTTGGGGGCGATAGGACCGCCACTCAGGTTGACTTCGCCAGCAGGTGTGGTGGTATAGAAGTTGTCAGACTCGGGTGTGCCGCTATGAATGACGTTATCTTTGAAATAGTGATACAGTGGTTGGATAGATTCACCACTCCCTAGGTAGTCTGCTGCAGCACCAGGAGTCGTAAACACATATCCCAACTTTGAGACATATCGATACGGCGCATCATTGTCACTTGCAGGGGGTGTAGCAGATAATGTAAGAATCGAATCATCATTATTTCTACCTCTGTAATGAGAATACAGCGGCACCGATCCTTGGACTTGTGTCCTCATAATAAAAAACACAGGAATATCGCCCTGTCTAGGCTCAGGGTTATATCCTCTTAAAACTTTACGCCACGATTCATCATCACCGACAGCATCTTCTTGTCTTAACTGATCTCGGTGTGTGTATTTGTGATCGTATTTTGCTCCACGATACCAACGATATATTGGTTGTCTCTCGAATTCGCAATTATCTACACAGGTAGCCTCTTCATCGCCAATGTAATGCACATTATCTCTGCCAAGCGGCATCGACCCAGGACCCTCGTCGAGGAAGGAGAGAGTGTATTCTGACCCATCGTAGTCAAACATAGGTCTCTCATAATCTTCCCCATCGATCGGGTTTGGGAAACTGCGACCTGTTTCAAGAATAAAGGCGGGCATTCAATTTATTGAGCTTCCAGTTTATTTAGTCGCTCATACAGATCATCAAAGATCTGTTTCATGTTGAGATATTCGTCCGCCCCTTGAGGTTTATACTGAATCATATCCGCCGAAGGCGGAGGGAGTTTCTGTAAAGCACCTTCACATATCGCCACTCGCTTGGATAGATTCTCAATTGCCTTGCCCACCTGTGTTAACAGATACGCTAACTGATCAGTATCACTCATATCTGGGGTGATGACAACCCCATCTGGGGTGGAGGATGTGTTATAGTTGATAGGATTCATAGATGCTCAACGCGGTTTTGGTTTTTCGCGGTTTTTGAAATTACTCAGATTCCTCAACCTTCTTAATGCAGATCGACCCATCGATCTCCTCTGTGTATTCTAAAAGATCCCCTTCGACCCATCCAGTCTCGTCAAGTAACTCTTCGGGTAGGGTGATGAAACATTCTCCATGCTCATCTTCTTCCACTGGGATTGTGTATCTTTTACTCATAGGTTTTGCAATACCTGTCATGTGTATGTAGACAAAACAATATTTGACAAAATTGCAAATACTGTATGAGTGGGTTACTTACCCCTGAAGCGTGTTACAAGTGCCTTGTAGGCGATCCTGAGAGTCTCTGAGAGGGTTATTGAAATATATTCTATTTGCTCTCTTGGCGTGACTCTGAGGGGAGTTTTTATACCCTCAAAATTTTTTTCAGAGGGGGGGACCCGTAGTTTCATTTTGATAATATGGGGAGATACATCGAGGTCGATGCTATACTTTTGTAGGTTAGGGACTTATGCGTTTTTAATATACACCATCACCCCCAAGAATACACTGCTCTCAGAGTAACTAATAGTCCCCAACATGCACATCATAGCATAACCCTTCAGTGATGCAATAATCACAGAATTGTTGATACTGTGTGAGGTAATCATCAAGGTCCAGGTCTATTAACTGTTGTGCTAATTCGACTTGCTCTTGTGGTGGTAATTGTCCCTCATCGTATAGATCAAGGAGCGTCTCTAGACTATCAGGAATAGAGGCGATCTTGCTGCCGTAGGTGTCACTCATGCGCCTGAGAATTGCTTTGCATCATTGATAGCGAGTTGCTGTGATTTGAATGGACCATACTTAGGACAACCATCGTAATTGTATGCCCAAAAGTATTTCCCACTCTTCTCCCATACTCTTATATCAACAGGAGGAATTGTTTGGAGTTGGATAGTATTACTCACGACCAGTCTCCTCTAATGTCCTCTGAGAATTCAGGTCCTTCACTATCATCATAGAGGTCTAGATCGTCCTCTGTTTCTTCACTCAGAAACTCGTCAATCCAATCGGTGTTAGGATCAATCATGACTCGTAGTCTCCCTGGGCGTAATCATCAACAGAATTCTTTCGTTGATACTTACCTGTGGAAAAGTCTGTGGAAAACTCATCATAATTGGTGGAGGATTTCTTACTATTACCCCACTGTCTTTTCTCTCGAATACTCTTAGGTCTCCGAGAGTTGTAAGGATCATTGCGTTTGTAAGTGCGTCCCATTAGTTATGTTTAAGAGGGTTTGAGTGAGTTACAAATAAGAGGATAAGTCTTATCTGAGTTATTGTCAAGTGGTCTGTGAGGGTTTGTGTAGTGTCCTCTGAGATCTTGCGAGATCTGAGTTGATGTGTTACAGTCCGAGGTAACTAAAAGATCACACATTTCTCGGAGTATTTAACACAAACATATGTTTTTTAAGGTATTTAGTTTTCCACATGTTTTTCCACAGGTTATAAAGATATCTGTGGAAAACTACGCGGAGAGTATCATTTAGATGGGCACAAAGTTAACAGTGAGAGTGATACGATTAGGCGTAGCATTGCCTTCATAACCATGTGTAATCATGCTTGGATAGATTATAACATCACCTTCTTCCATAGGTGTTGTTGCTTCCGTAAGATTATAGGGAGAGTAACCTTTAGATGGAAATTGCATGACTGGGTAATAGTTTGATGTGACATTACGTCTAAACTTTACAGGTGCATGTCCTTTCTCGTAGTTAATTAAAACGGTGGCAGAATACAAACAATTAGAGTGCTCATGTGGTGCATACAATGCTCCTTCACCTGCCATCTCTAAGTATGCTTCACTGATGGCAAGATTGACATCATAATTGTATGTCTGAGTATTGAAAAGATTAGCAATTTCGATTAACTGTTGGGACAGTAATGGGGATTGCTCAATACACTCATTGCGTGATCCAATTTGTTTTACATTATGAGAGATTGACTCTCTTCCAGTTTCATCAACTAACTTAACTTTGTTGATGTAAGTGTAGATTTCATTTCGGAGGGCAGGATAATCTTTGAGAGCATATCGTCCTACAGGTTGTGGAAAAAGACCATAAATCTCCTGTGTTACTGTATCCTCTAGATTGTCAGATAAGTTAGTCATTTGGGGCGGAGTTGTGTAATACTATTTTATACGAGCACATGGCGATAGTCAATAGTTTTGATGCACCAACCTGATGCACATGTGATCTCTTCAATTAGATCATCTTCATCATCTGCCTCCCAGATTGTTGTAATATACTCTTCACGAAGTTTCTCCTCCGTGCGTCGTTGATTCCATCGTCCTCCATCATCAGAATCAAGAGAACAATCAAACTCAATGTCAGTAACTTGGAATTGCATTGTTGTTAAACAGTAGCAGGGGCGAGAGTAACAGTAACGCGGTGAAGATTTAATCCTGCGAGTTGCTCACCTACACGTTTGCAAATTACATCAGTGGGATTCTTTAGGCGAGTCTTTTCATACCAAATTGTGCGACATTGATCGTAGGTTTCAACTTCAATACGAACGGTTTGAGTCATTTTGCAGTGCGTTGAATGAGATCAGCAGTGAGATGAAGTGCTTCGCCTGTGTTATATCTTACACCAGGAAAGAGAAAGAAGGCAACAACAAAGATCAGACCAATAAGTTTCATTTTGTTGGGTGATTTGAAGGTCAGATACTTACGTCGTGCCATTCAATCAGGCAGCAAGAGGAAGAGCAGACTCACCAAGATTCAGACCAGAATAAAATAACACAACCTCGAAGGATTGAGTGCTGTTGTTATACTGACGCACATACCAAACATGATCCTTTTGAAATACACCTTCGCCAGCGATTGCATTAGCGTCGCAGATAGCATTGAGGCGTGATTTGGTAGTGTTGGATTGCCAACCACCATCAAACAGTTGCACACAATCATCACTCACAGTGGCGATATGATTGCCGTGCAGATATACACGAGACACATTATCTTGCTCATCAAATTGCACAGAAGTGTTGCCAGATTGCCAGTTGATAGAATCAGCGATTGCCTGATTCATTTGCTTTTCAATCTTACGCATGGTTTTGGAGTTAGAGTGAATGTGGAAGGTGCGATCCCCCCCACGACATTGAATATAAGGCATTTTGAGGGTCTGTGCCAGAAAAGTGGACACTGTGCCAACTGGCACAATTTTACTTTCTAAACCTCGCGCAAACATCATCATAGGATGCACCTACAGGGATTTGTTTGCAAAAACGCTCCATCTTACTGTCCTGCATTTTGTTGACTGAATCAATAGCGGAGACGCCAATCATGCCACCAATGACAATAACAAATGTACCGAGGAAGATTCTCATTTGTTTAGTGGAGAATTGTAGAAACGGCGGAAAGCAGTGACAATAATAATGGCAGTGCTAATAACGCCAACGAGACCAAGAAAAGTCGTTGCATCGCCAGAGAAAGAATAGGTGTCAGGTGTCATCGGTAGATTGCTTTGAAGAAGAATACAATGCCAGCAACTGTAATAATACCAGTTGCAATCAGTGAGAGATTAACTATATCCATCAGGCAGAGATCAGAGATTCAAATGCATCACGATGTTGCTCTGCAAAGATAGCAACACATGGCGCGGTGTTGATATACTCAACGATGAAATCTTTGCACTCGGCAACAGTATCGAATCCCGCAATGCGCGGATAGACCCACGCAATAGATCCATCAGCAAGTACTTGACTACGACGTGCATTTACACGATAGTTTCCCTCATCCTCAGAGTAATCTGCAGTGATAGTGAAAGCAGCGAGACGATTCTCACCCACCCAGATAGAATCTTCCTCAACCCAAATATCTTCACAATAGGCGACAGTATCCAGGCGCTTGGTGTAATCGATGGAGATGGCGTTGGTCATTCGTTTTGTTTGTTGTGAGAGTATATTTGCACAGATCGGGTGCCTGTGCTCATTTAGTGTGCAGGTTGTCTGACTGTCACATGCCATTCAGAAAGTCTGCCATTGCCTCATTATATTCTTCTTCAGTGAAGAAAGTGCGACCATGAATAGTCTTAGGAAACTGCTGTTTTGCAGCAGGTCGGTAACACTCAGCGACGGTGAATCCCTTCTCTTGAATGTAATCGGTGTAAACGTTTTGCATTGCGTTGTTGTAATTAGAAAACCACTTTGCGTCGTATTTTGGCATCATGCCGCTGCCTGCTCCCACACGTTGTAAAACATGTCCCAAGCGTAAGTATCAGCAACGAAGGTCTGAATGTCACACTGATCGCATACCCAATCGTATGCCATATCTGCATCAGCGTTAGTATCAATCACGAAATCGTAGAGACCTTCGATTGCACTCTGAAAGTCCTTATCCTCAGCGAGAGAGACAAAGAACTTGCCAGTTTCGTTGTCGATCATGATGCGCTTGCCAGTGATAGAGAAAGAAGGAGAGTGAGTCATTTGCTTTGTTTGGTGTCCTACCATTATAAGCACGGCATCGGGCGACCTGGGGGCATCAGTGTGCCAGTGCGTCAACTGGCATCATTATGTTGAAAGTATGCTGCAATGATTCGCTCATCATCCTCATTCAAATCATCGAATGGAAGAATACTCTTACACAGATCTTTCTTTGCATCATCAATACAATCATCCAGTTGATCGTAGAGATTAGTATAATCGAAATTGCGAGCGATATATTCTGCAATCAACGGCACATCATCCTCAGGGATATCATCAAAGTTGTCGAGAATGTAGTTGTTGATGTTGATTGTGAGTTTTGCCATTATTCTAGTGAAAGAATGATTTGAAGTAATTTATATCAGCAAGCGAGACACATTGCAGAGTTGAAGAGTTGCGGTTCGGTGTGCATATCAGTCACAACATAACCATAACCCTCAACGCGAGAATCTACTTCACGTTGGAAATCTTTCTTGTTAATGTAACGCTTGGACTGTCGTGCATTGCAGAAAGTAACAATCTTCAGAATGTAGCGAGTGCTAATGTCACCATCGGCAAACTTGACGGGATAGAAGTCAACAACCATGTTGGCATCTTTGGAGGTGAGTTGCATTTGCTCTCGTTTCTTTGACCTTGTTATATTTGCACAGATCGGGTGCCTGTGCCCATTTTGTGTGCAGGTTGTTGGATTGGCACACTACCCTAGTTTGGGTGCTGCTGGTGGTATGCTGCTCAATCCCACGGGTCTCGTGCCTGAGATCCCTGTCCCTGTCTTGCCTCAAATCGCTCTTTTTCGATGATTCTAGCAAGCACGACCTGATCATCCCGCCCGCACCTGAAACCATACAAAAAACCGATCTTATAACCCAAGGCGAGACCTATGACAGTGAAAGCAACACTTAGCATGATTCAGTAAGATTGATCGAGTTTCTTGTGATCGTTGTTTGCGAGAGATAATTGCCTCTCAAACTCAATACGCAATGAGATAAGATGCCTCCTCAAGAAATCCTTGAATGTTACATGTGGATCATCAATTTGCTTCTCAATCTCATCAATTTGTGCAAGAATTGTTTCTAATGTTTGTGATGTATCAGACATAGAGATTATTCATGAAAGTCCATTCATACTCGCTATCTTGAGGATCAACACCATCAACAATCCACTCTTCACATACAGCAATGGCATCCTCATTCTTTCCTTCCTTAACAAGATTAGTCAAGCGAAGGAAATAGGTTTCACCCATGTTTTCGATGCTGGTTTCCTTCTCGTTGATGTCGTAATCCATGATCATTTAGAATGTTGAAGTCGAATGATTTTTTGAAGCAAATCAGTGTGTGGAGTATTCTCAACGAGACCGCGAAGAATAGCGAGATCACACTTATTTAACTTTGTAATGAAGATATCTTCATCGAGATCTTCATCTTGTAGAGTTAGATCTGGATTCTCCCAAAAGTCGATCCAGTCACTATCATTTGCTGCAGAAGTGATCATCAGAAAGGATTGCTCCAACGCTCATATTGTGAGAGAGTGATATAACCCTCTTTGCACAGTTTATCAGTAAAGTCATTCCATTCAGTGCGCTTCCAAACTACATCATTCTTGAGTTTGGGATGTGCATTAGTGATGACTTTCCAGTTATACTTAAACTGCTGAAGTGCTTGTGCTTTGGTAGTCATGTCGAATTGCTTTGACCTTGTTATATTTGCACAGATCGGGTGCCTGTGCTCATTTGGTGTGCAGGTTATTCAAGTGGCACACGACCATCCGTGATTAGATTCAGTAGAGTCTGTGCGCGTGATCGATGTAGATCATGGTATGCAATCGCACCCTCAATAGCAGACACTAACTCATCATAACATTGCCGAGGATTTGTATCATCGGAGTTGAGATAATCATCGATTGCCTCTTCAAGACGTTGGCGACGTTGCTCAGAATACTTCTTATCCACTTCAGATTGCAGGTGGAAGGTGTAAGCGTCAGTCATAATCAAACAAGTTGCAGTTGAGGGGCATTTGTAACTTTGAAAGTGTTACCATCAGTGCCGATGGAAACATTAGGGGGGAGAATGGAGTTGTTGTCAATAACCTCCCAAGTGTTGTCAGTCTCCTTGATGACAGCGAAACCAAAGACACCAGCAGTAGGCATCATAAACAAACCGTGCTTTTCTGCCTGCCTAGCAGATGCAAACCCACGGGCAGTGATAGTCCAGGTGATACCAGACTGATCACCACCGAAGTATGCACAAATGAAGTCAGTCACGTTGCTTTGTTTGTTTGTTACCTGAGTATTGTAGGGCACAGCGGGTCACTGGGCGCTTGGAGTGTGGAGGTTTGTAGAGTGGCACAATCAACGATAGAGGGGCGATCGATTGAGTTGATAACCCTCACGCAATGCATGTATGATTATATTATCATACGAATGTGAGCGGAGAGGGATGTGTCGGTGCAACAAATAATCTTCACAATCTTCTGCTAATGCCTCTTTATCTTCGTGTGACATTGATTCGAGATCGATCATTGGTTGTCTTCAAACAGAAACACAGTCTACTCTATGTATGGACTTCAGCACCGAAACTTAAGGATGATTTCGGATTTCAGGTGGGACACAGATTAGTCCTAGAGTGAGTCTAACTCCTCTAGATGGTGGATTGCCCCAGTGATGCAAATGGGATGGAAATATCACCATTCTATTCTCTTTGAATGGTATCCTGTGCAGTGATTCAGTAGAATGATCTGCAAAGATCAAATCACCATCAATACCCTCCACCATGTAAACTACACTCATTGGACCAATCTCATCAGCATCAGTATGCTCTTCAGACAATAGTCCAACACTTTGAAAGTTTAACAGTGTGCGTTGCACTTTATATCCAGGCAACAGATCATCATCATGAGTAACATCAGCGTTGAGATATTCAACAAACCAATCATACTCAGGACCAACCCATCTTCCATTGGATACCATCATCGTCCCGAAGAATCTGCTCTTTTGATAGTTACCATAGGGTGAGTTTGTGAAGCGCACAGGATACTCTAGAAGGCGCTGTGATGCCTCTGAAAGCATCCAGGTAGGGTATCTATCATCGATGACCTTAATTAGATCTTTCACTTGAATCCTCCTCCTTTTGTCTTAGCATCAAGCACCTCAACATGTGATAGATGTTGTGGGAAGTTCCACCATGCTCTCATCACATCTTCATAATCATCTAGAATCTTGACACTACCATCGACACACCATACTTTATAACGATGTCGATCATATGGAGCATCTGATGTGCGTGTGAAGTGTGTCATTTGTTTTCTTCAATCAACCAATTATCATCTTGTGGAGCATCAACCCAAAACCAATAATCTGGGTTGTCCCATGCACTAACGAAGATGCGATTGCCCTTCTTGTGCTCTACTCTCACTTGGTTTTTGTTATTCAGATAATTAGCAAGATCATTCCTTGCTTTTTCGCTGATAGGTATAACGGTGGCAGTATTTCTTAGCATGGTGGTGGCATTGCGGTGAATGGTGTGGTGAGATCTTTATCAATCTCACTTCCTACTTTCTTTGCATTTATAGGAGAATGAATTGCTCCTGTTTTCTTCTTGATAAATCCCCACACAGTTTTAACTGGTTCAGTGGTATAAACGTAGGGATAGTGATGATGTAACCACACAACATCGTAAGTCTTGTTAAACTCAGCGACGCTGTAATGATACCCATCGGGTGCCTCATGAATCATGTGAGAATTGTCAATAGGTGAGGTTTGCAAAGTTTAGCACGTTTCTGTGCCATTTCACAGTAAGTTTGATCAATCTCAAAACCAATAAACTTCCTGCCCTCTTCTATACACACCTGAGCAGTTGTGCCACTACCCATGAAAGGATCAAGCACCACATCATTCTTATCACTCCAGGTGATAATATGACCTCTTGCTAACTCCTCAGGCATGGTTGCAGGGTGTTTGTATGACTCTTTGGATGATTGTCCAAACCCACCGCTATTCTTAATCTTCCAAATGTTGGTCCTTACACCATATTCTCTGATTTCTTTGCTCTTCTTGCCTGGGTCATGCATTGTCCCATCCTTGCGCCTGGTTTTAGCATTTCCGAAGGAAGTATAACCTGCCCATGCATTTTTCTTATCTTGGATAAGATTGATGGTCTTAGGTTTGCCCTTGGAGAGGATAAAACAATACTCAAAGATTTGAGTATATCTCACGCTATTAGGACCAGAAGCAAATGCTGTGCCTGTCTTTTCATAGATCATAGTATCATGTAGACGGAGACCATGAGCATCCATAAAGTATAGGCACTGACGAAAACTACTACCAGTTTCACTACCTTTTACCGTTGCGTCGTTGACATTCCACATGATAACACCGCCAGGTTTCAATACCCTGACGATGCTATCTGCTACCCTCTTGAATACCTCATGGTCCCACTTGCTGCTGTCATTGTATGTCCGCAGGTCATCGTAGGGAGGAGAGGTGATCACTAGATCCACACTCTCCTCATCCATGAGTTGCATCCCATCGATGCAATTCATCAGGTAAGTATCATTGAGCGAGAGTTTCATATTCGGTGTGGATAAACTTGGTGGTGCTTCTGATTTTACCATAGATCACAGTAATGCAAGCAGCATCATCTTTGTGGATCTGCAGTTTGCTGAAACCGTTGTTATTCTTGCCAGTCTTTGTAACGCTGTCAGTCCACCCAGTCGCCTCATTAGTGGCGAGGGAGAGGTCAACAATAGCAGCGAAACAACGAGGGAAGATGTTACCAACCTGCTGCACTTTGCAGACAAAGACCTTATCAACCTTAGTCTTGCTGTGGTTGTTGCCAGTAGCGAAGGATGAAGTATCCTGACCCAGTGTCAGTTTATTCTCCAACTCTTCCTGCAACAGGATAGCATCATAACCAGTAGTCTCTTCGGTGATGTAATCAACTCCGAGATTCTTGGCAGCATCCTCTAGAGCAGGGTTGAAGATGTTGGCAAGCAGTTTAGTCTTGTCAACAGTATTCTCACCAAAATACTCATCGAGATCGCCATAACGACCGCCAGAGATGATGCTGAGACCTTTAGAAAGACGCTGGGTGGTGAGGTTGAGAGCGGCAGGAATCAGGCGAAAGAGTTGATCAGCGAGTTGTGCGTTTGTTGCCATTGATCGAATTGCTTTGACCTTACTAATATACAGACAAAATCACCGTGCGGTGCAAATAGTGGACGGTTTGGCAACTGGCACATCATTCCAATGTCTGATCACTCCTGCAACAATGAAACAATTAGTGATGAAATAAGTGACAAATATAATAGACCGTATACTAGCAATGTTGTCTGCTTCTCGTTTATCATGGGATGCTTTTTCTCCGAGTGCTTTACACCACAGTCGCCATAGTTTCATTCAAACTCTTCTACGATTGGATGATAGGGTAAAACAGGAATTGGATGCTTTGTATCATAGTAACCCATCTTGTGCCAGTAGCAATCAAGCATCATCAATTCTTCAGTTGGATCTTTAATGTTATATGCATCAATGTATGGGTAGTAGTCATCACATTGCCTTACAATAGCAGCAGGCACCTCAATAGGTTTCCAGTGCAGTGGTTCTTGAATAATAATGGGTATCATACGAGTGCAGTAGGAGGGACACCTTTGATGAAGATCTCATCAACAACGCGCTGCAGGCGCTTGACAACTTGAGCACCATAATTCTGATGCACAGGCACAGTCACGAAACCAGTGGGTTTGCGATAGTTAGCAAATGCACCAGGAGTGAGAGCACCAGATTGCAAATCTGCAGCGTCATCTTTATGTAGACGGATCACACGTCCGATCGTTTGTGCCATCTCAACCACGTTAAGATTACGCAGCAGGATGCAATGAGTGAGACCAGGGACGTTGATACCTTCAGAGAGAATAGAGTAGTGGAAGATAACAAACTTGCGTCCATCTTCCTTACCCCATGCAGTCAACGTGTCGAAGAATACTTCACGATTGACCTTCTTATCGTTGACATATGCACCAAACTTAGAGGTAACATGGAGCACATCATAACCACGCTCTTTCAACTCTTGGAGGATAGAAGTGTGACCGATGATGTTACCGAGCACCTTGGAAGATGGCACAGCAACCAACACTTTAGCAGCGTGAGTCTCGTCCAGATTGTCTAGCACATCTTGAATAGATTGCGAGTGATGCACATGTGCCTCATCCTTACTGATGCTCTTGTTGATAGTGAAGGGCACAATAGTGGGAGGGATGATGCTACCACCAGCAATCAATTCAGGTGCAGGCACACTACAAATAACGTTGCCATACACATCTGCGTTATTCATACCACGGCGGTCACGATGACTAATGCGAGGAGTAGCAGTAAAGAAGTAAGCAGAGGAAGCGATGTCACTAACACAAACAGTAGAAACAAAGAAAGACTTTGCAACACTGTTATGTGCTTCGTCAAAGTAAGCACAGTCAATAGTAATGCCAGAGTTAGCAACACGATGGAGAGAATGATAGGTGGTAAAGATAATGCAGGACTCACCTGCAGCGCGAGCAGTGTTAGCGAAGAGAGCAATGTTGTCGCTCTTGGTGCTGCTGTAGAAGTGAGTTTCACCACTATGAGCATGACACACATGCACGTTGCTCTTATCAACAAACTGCATAAACTCATCGCAGAGTTGATTTGCGAGGAGAATACGAGGTGCGACAACTACAATAGTGGCACCTTTCTGCAGTTTGTTGATAGCATCTTGAATCATAATGAAGGTCTTGCCACCACCAGTGGGGACAATGATCTGACCTTTGTTATATGATTCCATCGCCTCTAGAGCACGCTGCTGGTGAGGGCGAAGAGTGATGGGCATGGAGTGCTGGGCGCTTGTCTCCAGATATTATACACGAAAAAGGGCACCCATAGGTGCCCTGTGCCAGTCTGTTGACTGTCTATCGTTTGTTTATATCAGGGAGCATATCATTCCCTGGGTGATCGTCAACAACTCCAGTATAGGATTTGCCATACTGTTTAATGGGTTCCATCTCTACATCTTCCCATTGATGAGGGTAGATAACAATGCAACACTTGTTGACTCTATCAAATGCATGTTCGTCTTCAGTCTCATCCTTGCTGATGCATAGAGTGACATACTCATCTCCTACAAACTCGATATTGCCCTCAAAACCATTGAAACGGGCGCGAGCACCCTTCACAAAATACTTCATAATGTTTCTCAATTCAATAGCAGGACTATTACCGATTAGGAGTGGTGTTGTCATTGATTAAGATGCAGTGTTTCTCGAATGTGTTTCAACAACTGCTCTTGTTTGGGTGATAAACCCCCGCTAGCGAGGTATTTATTACTGTAGAGAAAGAGCGATTGTTTGATGACCTTTTTCTCTTCGTCAGATAGGATTGCAGATTTTGCCCACATCGTATCCCCCAAGCATGGATACCCTATTTAGATTAAGTTTCATAGTATTTTGTATAGTTTGTATCACTAATTAACTCTTCTACTCTACTAGGACTAAAACCAGGCACACCTTGATCATATTCTGTGTAGGGATGTAGTTGTTTAGATGCTGCATCTAGCAATTCATTCCTTTCATCGAGTGCCATAAACTTAAAGGCAAGCATATATCTATTCCACAAGAAGTATGGAGTAGGTGTGCGAGCACTGTGAGGTATTCTCCCATCAAAGATAACAACTCTGCCAGGTTTAGGACAGACAGCATGAAGAATATCTAGATTGTGATCATAGAATATAGTTTCACCACCATAGTTAGGTATCCAAAACTCATTCATATACACAATCATTGTGACCTGATTGTCACACCAATGTGGTGCATCACAATGTATGCGTGGAGCATCACCAAACTTCAGCACATTCATATATGCACTGTAGAGATCTTTCCTGGGAGGTATTGGACAGCGGAGAGATTCCAATCTATCTAACACATTCTCATAGAGAGGATTCAGACTGCATTGTGTGAAAGGTGTGGTGCCATGATGATCCACACTGTAGAAATCATGGGTGTAATATGTGCCACGAAGATCTACCTCTTCTATATTAGTTTGAGGCAGATCCTGTCTACCATGCCAGTAGGGCAATTCAATAACTCTCTGGCATATCTCACTGTCTAGAATGTCAGTGTCAAATACTTGAATCAAGGGATGTTGCATGATACTAGAGCAGTAATATTCAATGTCATTACATAACGTGTGCCCTGTCCATTGTTAGGACCAGTGCGATGACGTAACCATCCAGGAAAGAATAGCACGTCATTTGTCTTAACTGGTATATCTATCCAGTTATCTTCGTTGGGCATTTCATACTCATCAGACACAGGTTCTGAGAGTTTGTATATATCAAATGGATTCTTGATCTGTAAGTTACCACTACCCTCAGGCACCTGTAGATAGGCAACCACGGCAACCGTGACATTTTGATGATGATGCTCTAGTGTAGTTGCACCAGGAGGATGTCTATTGATCCACGATTCTGTGATGTTTCGATATACTCTCTTCAGTGACCATCTATCCCAAATGTCATCAACAACCATGGGGATATGATTGCCAGTAAAGTCTTCAAATACTTTCCATCCATGTGGAGGATCGTGCCTACATCTACCAACAGATGATGTGCCGCCCTTCTCAAGTGCAGAGTTACGATATACACTCTGAGGATCATCAATGATGTCTAGATAATAATCAGTCTCTGGGATTATTTCATTCCAGATGTCAGTGAAATCATATTGTGACCTGAAGATGAATGGATAGGGATTAACGGATTGAATACCATTTCCTATCAACTGGTCGGGTAAAGGATTTCGCATGATACAAATGATAGTGATGGACAGGAATACTTAAAGAGATTCTTTCTTCAGATGGTGATGCACAATGATAACATCTTGGTGGTATGTATAGAGCATCTCCAGGTTTCAATATTACATCAATAGCAGGAGTGAATGAATCGTAGTTTACTGTTGGATCACCTGGGTCTGCTTGAATCACAAATGTTGCACGTCTTTCATTATATACACGCCAATGAGTTGTGCCCTTCAACTGCACAATAAAGTTACTAGGTAGATCCTCATGAATATAAAAACTATTACTCTTTCCAAGACCACAATAGATCTGAAATTGTGAATCGCCAGGGAATATTGACTCCCATTCGCCCACCATTTCAGACCTACGTCTATCTCTGAATGAATAGTTGTTGATGATAATTGTGTGCCCATCTCTCAGGGCATGAAACAATTCCTCTTTCTCTTCAAAATCATAATTAGACCAACTACGAGCATATTTGGGCGGATTGATCTTTTCAATTCTATGACGACTGACAACATCAATATCAAAGAATTGTGGGTTGTTTAAGCAATACTCAACATCACTCCATGTGCAAATAGAATTACACTCTTCCTGATCGATTACACCCTCATAGTAGTGTGGGACATCATGATCCCAGTCTCTATCGTATAGTTTAATCGGCAATAATAACGTCATCAGGCATACCGTGGAAGTTGAAGTTTAATACAATTCTATACTGCGATTGCACAGGATTAGATGATCCGTGGTATCTATTACCATCAAACAATACAAACTTGTTTGCCTCTGGTTTATGTCTCTCACATACAGTGTATTCTTGATTGAATGTATTGTATATTCGATCATTCAATTCTTTGGTTGGATCATCAACCTGATCAAATAACACTGTGTCACCATCAGCATCATGGAAATAGAATAGTCCTGTGTGATGCTTAGTCTCGTGATCTGTGTGTGGTGTGTTGTAATCTTTGACATGATGACTATTATGCAGCATCGCAAGTCTCAGTCGAAAGATATTAAAACTACAACCAAGTCTGTCTTGAATGTGATCTACAATGGGAATGAATAGATCATAATATTGTGATACTGGTTCACTGTCATGACACAGCACATGAGTCCAACCACATGATGTTTGATCGGTTGGACTCATCCCAAATAGATTTTGATCACCAAACTTATACTCATACCCACTGCCATATGTGACATCATTGGGCAGGAAATACCAAGGGAATCCCCTGCTCGTCATCACATCATTCAGGCGATTCAGATACGCTTTGGGTAAAAGATTCGATAGACTTCTGGATACTGCCATAGTTAATATGTGTTGAATACAACGTCACATTGAAAGAGTAAGAGATTCTCTCCTCACTGCCTTTATTTGTCTCTACTTTGTGCAGTGTGTCTGCTGGGAAGATAAACAACTGATCAGGTTCGGGATCATATGCTGCTATCTCATTGTTTAATGGATTGGTGCCATGCACATAGTTATATGCTGTGCCCCAAGACTTAAACTTATGCAACTCATCAAATGGTCGGAGAAATGTGATACCACCAGACTTTGGGGGCACCTTAGCATAATAAACACCAGCAAACATTGCACCAGGATGTGAGTGGCAATGATTGAGATCTCCAGGTCCATTGATATTCAACCAACCATTAGTGATCAGCATGGCAAAATCTTTGAATCCAAGATCCTGACATGCTACATCCACTGCACTATAGATTACCTCAGATAATCCCTTCCATGGTTCTATGGTGTGAATCATTTCACTTCCCCAATCATTTGATTGGTATCCACCTTCATTTGATGCTTGTCTACCAGACATTGCACCACGATGGTCAATAGCAAAGTCAACGAATTGTTGGGTGTCTAGTCCACAATCCTTCTGGTGCCAGATACCTCTGGGAAACCAGTAATCACATTTCAACATAATTATTCAGCGAAAGTAAACTCTTTGTCGGTTACACTGGGATCCACATGGACACTATACAGATACAATGCTTCGATAGCACCCTGCAGTTTATTCAACTTATCTTTCTTCTCTTGCATACCCTCAAGGGACACACGAGTTACTGTAGATGAATAGGAAAGGTTATCCAATGCCTCAGTGAGTTTCTTATACTCAGCGATAGTCTCTTCATACTGAGAAATAAGATCTGCTACCAGTTGATCATATGTCAACCTCACAGGATTGCCATTCTCATCACAGAAGATACCTAATCTCTCTTCTTTGCTGACACCTGCCAAATCATTGATGTCTACATTCTCAACTTCAGGCAGATTACTAAACGTTTGTGCTTCCATTAGTTAAACCTCTCTAGATTCTTATTTAGTGAGTTGATCTTGGCATGGTCTTTAATACGCTCATCCAAGGTTGTGTTTTCGATGAATGATTTAGTCTTCAAATAATCCATCATCTGCTCGCATTTGTAGTCATGCTCATTAGCAGTCTCTACAACAATTTGAAACTCACTAGAGTCCAACCATTTGCGAGGAATAGGGATCCATTGGCACAATGGTGTGCCTGCTTTTACAATGTGATCACCCTCCATAGCGTGCCAGAAGAGTTGCACATTGATTTCATATGAATACTGTGGATCCACTATACCATAAGGAGCACTAAATCGCATGTCTTCATGATATGCAACTGGAATCTGCAAGATAACAATATCAGGGTGTGCTTGCACTCTCCAGGGTGTCTCCAACTTCACAACTTGACCGAGGGTTGGCATACCTTTGTTGACAAGATCTCTCATCCCATCAGTCTGTCTCTCAATGTGTGACGTGACATACTTACCACCAACAAATAATTGTCTGGTGACCCACTGGAATGTGCCATCCTCTTTAGGACGAATAGCAAAATCTGCTGGGGCAGGGAGTATCCAACCACTGTCCATGATTGCAGTCAATGCAGGGCAAGTTGCGGCATGTTCTTTGATGCCATTGTCCTGCATCTTGAGGTTGTCGAATGTTTCTCTGAGTGCCATCACTGGGCACTCACTACGCTTCTTTGCCTGATCTTTGACTACATCAACTCTCCACTTTCTCTTGAGTTTCTTAGAAGGATACAGAGGGAAAAACTCTGCAACACCAGCGTCCATAGAATAGAATCTAATCCATGGTTTCTGAAACTTTGCTTTAATCTTTTTCCACATAAATGTAGTCCCTCAAGTATTCGTAGTGTGTTGGAAGTTGTCTGACTGCATTATATATTGCCTTGCGATCCTCTTGCCATTGTTTGTGGTAATCATTGATTGTTGACTTCCTGACAGGATACAAGTGGTGTGCCTCATAAACATTAAACTCGTTGATTGGCGAGAAATCCTGACCAGCAGCGATGTAGATTAGACCAGCAAACTTATCTTCACTCCAGAAGTTTTTCCTGAGTCCATCAAACAACTGATAGTATTCCAACCTAGATTGTAGCATACTATGCCAAGTAAGGGGATCTTCCTTAATCTGGAAGAGATCATTCTTACCTGCAAAGTCTACATTTGCACAGTCTCTCCAGTATTTCGTATCATCACGACCTGTGAGGACATAATGCATCGTAATGAAATTCTTCATGGACTCGATAGCATTATCCACAGTGTAGTTGTATGAATCAACATCAATACGAGTGACCTGATTGCGTCTCATGAGAGTATCAATCAGATAAAGGATATTCTCATGAGTTGTCATCAAACCAGTAGATTCCAGTGGTTCTAAGAATCCATATGCAAGACCGATACCAACAACATTTTGCACCCACGCCTTCTTACGCTTACCATGTCTGATGTTGATCAGTTTATATTGGGCAGCATCGGCAACCTTTGGACTATACCTCTTCGCAATATATTCAACAAACTCTTCATAAGCAATGTCTGGGTCAATATACTTCTTGCTGAATACATATCCAGTGCCAACTCTATCCCACAGTGGGATATTCCACACCCAACCACTAGACAATCCAACACAGTCAGTATAGAGATCCATCTGATTCTCTCTGTCTGTATAGTCAACACGAGCAGCAAATGCTGTGTCATTAAACAGCACATCATTAAATGATACAAACTCAGATCCCATGATGCCTTCAAGCACCACAGATTTGAATCCTGTGCAGTCGATGAAGAGATCTGCCTTTACAACTTGAGCAGCACCTGTGCCATCATCAACAATCACAGATGAAAGTCTGCCGTCAGGTGTCTTCACACCACCAGACACAGTGCCATATACTCTGGTGATTGCATCTTTGCAATATTCTTTGTCTAGATACTCACCAAACTTCTCAGAGTCCATGTGATATGCAGTATCTTCAGAGAATCTCCAAGATGGATGCTCATTGCACACATAATCGGAAGTAATCCGATTTTCCTCTGCCATAATGGTATTTGGATTGAAGAATCTAGCAAACTCTTCAGGTGGATAGTGTTGAGGGAATCTTGCCCTCAACTCAAAGAATGTCATGTAATCACTTCTATAATCAGAGTGATCAATTCTTCCGAATGGATACTGAAAACGCTCACCCTCTCCATCTCTGAAGTTTTGGAAAGCAATAGATGACTTGTAGGTTGCACTACAATATGGCATCCAATCTCTATCACTCAGACCCAGAAATCTGAAGAATCTGTTGATATGTCCAAGGGTAGATTCACCAACACCAATGATATTCCTATCTTTAGGTTCGATGATAGTAATATCTTTCTCAGGAAATGCACGCAGCAGGGCAGCAGCAGTCATCCATCCCGAAGATCCCCCACCAACAACACAGAATGAATCAATTCGCATACAATGTCCTCAAGTAATAATGATACGGCACTTCACAATATCTATCCAAATCCCAATGGTCGTAATTCCAACTAGGACTCCAACTATTCAAGTGTGAACCTTCTGGAATTGGACCATAAAACATAATTTCTTTTTCAATTACTTCATTGAATGGATTCCATCCATGTCCCGCCATAACAGACATCAGTGAGTCACCAGTAAATCCATTGTTGAAGTTTAATTTACCAGAAAAGTTGAAAGACTCCTCCTGAAGAAGGACAGAAGCAGACTCAAGCATACCTTGCTGAGGATATTTAATGTTGGATACTGCTTGCCAATAACGTGTATCATTGCGTTGTGTCATACTATAATGCAATGCAACGAAAGATGCAAATCCATCAAATGCAAAGTTGACTTGTTTGTTGAATGTGTCACGCATATATTGTGTGACAACATCTCTACCCTGTATCTGTCGGACAAATCTGAGCAAAAACTCATGCACAGATAGTAATCCATTTGACTCTAGTGGTTCTATAAAACCAGCAGACAATCCGATGGACAAAACATTATTCCACCAGATTTCTTTCTTTCGTCCAACTTTGAATTTAAGGTTTCTAAGCAGGACCAATTCGTCATGCTCATCACCGAGGTGTTGTTGAAACTCTTCACGAGCATCATCGTCTGAAATGTATTTGTCCGAATAAACATAACCTGTCCCGATTCTACTCCAAGTTGGCACTCTCCACACCCATCCAGAGGATAGTGCTGTGCATTGAGTATACGGCACCATCTCAGATGCCTTGTCTTTGTATTGCAAACGTGTCACCCATGCAGAGTTATTGGGTAACCAGTCGGAGTAATCTACCCACTCAGATTGACTCAAAAGAGATTTGAATCCTGTGCAATCAATGTATAAATCACCATCATCATATCGTTTGCTGCCAATCATCAGGGACTGCACATACTTGTCCTCACCATACACAACACCATTTACATCAGCAAGTATGTGAGTGACTTTATCTTTGCAGTAATGATCTCTCAGATAATGAGCAAATTTGACAGCATCAAAATGAAACCCAGTGTTGTGCCTGAGTGAAAAATATGGGGCATTTATGGGCAGAATTGATCTTTCGGCACATTCTGCCGCCACGAAATAATCCCTGGCAAACTTATCATTCTTCCACCCTTTCTTGTATGCATTCCAAAACCATACGTCTGGTGCTGGTGCATCATATCTGGGGGATCCAAAAGGATACTGCCAAGGATCATCCTTATCTTTGTGGAAGTTAGAAAACCTGACGCTAATCTTATACGTTGCGTCACAATGAGGCATCCAGTCCTCATCTGTGAGACCAAGATAGTGTATCCATGGTCTAAAATACTGAGTCGTAGACTCACCTACACCAACTGAAGGCACGTTGGGGGACTCTACGACTACAATATCAGATTGTGGAAATGCTTTCACCAGTGTGGCAGCAGTCATCCAACCAGATGATCCACCACCAATAATATAAAATTTCATAGATTATTCAGGAAATGGTTCCCATGCTTTACGACCAGGGACTTGGACTTTGCGAATGTCCTCTACATACTCGGGAGCAGTAGATGGAGCAGGAGTTGTTGCTTTGACGTTTGTTATATGATCTCTGAAGCGAGTGCCACCATCGAGTTGATCCTTAAAGATCATATCGAGTTGCTCACCCATACTACCATAAGCAATCATTCTTTGCACAGTAAGTGCTGCCTGTTGATCCTCCAATTCGTCCCTATCATACACCACACCATTGATCATAACAGACTGGTTAGTAGTGTCATCAGGGACATCACACCATTTCATGTTGGCGTCAGCACCTTCATAAATTTGAAATTCATCACCTGCGTCGCAGATGTCGGTGATAATACCAGAATCACCTTGTACAATTGCTCTTTTCATTGGGAAACAATAACTCCTTCGTTGTTATTTATCAACCATAATACTCATGGACCACAACAACACCTTGGCGACCAGAGGCACCTCTATCGCTGTGCTGAGATCCATTGCCACCTGCACCCCATGCCGAGTGACCTTCGTGTCTATGTGAATAATTACCTTGTCTATGTGAGGACGGTTGAGATCCTCCATAATAAGATCTACCGCCAGAGTGGTTGCCATAGGAGTGGTGAGATCCGTGACCATTGCCACCACCACCGTGGACATTCAGGTTTCCACCTGATCCATTACCACCATAACCTCCAGAGTGCTGTTGGGAGCAGTTAGCGCCAACACCACCAGAGGCAGACAGATAACCACCAAAACTAGATGCGTTGCCATTGCCACCACATCCTGAGTAGTTTGTGCCACCACCAGGATTACCCACAGTAACAGAAACGGATGAGATGTTAGTAACATCTAAAACACGCTGAGACATACCACCAGCGCCACCAGATTCAGTATACCCAGATCCACCACCGCCAGCACCAACAACGGTGATCATAATGGATTTAACATCTGAGGGTCTATTCCAGGTGCCATTACTTGTCCAGACCTGCATCGATCTGAATCCAGATGTGGAAGCAACATTACCCCAGGAAAGATTCGTGCCATTTGTCTGCAGGTATTTTCCTGCCTGACCACTCATACTTGGAATAATATACTTGGAAGTGCCAGTAATTGTGCCGTTAATGGTCAAGTCGCCACAGGTCAATGATGCCTCTGCGGTGATGCCACCAGTGGTTAATGTAAATCCAGAGATACCAGCGAGGTCTCTAACTTGGGTTACTCGTATAGTGCTCATCTAAAATACAACTCCACCCTTGCAGATCTATTTATTCCACTGCGGTTTTGGCAGCAATTGATTCTATCACCAGCACTGTAGTTACCGAAGTTACTACTCATACCAATACCACCTGACACGTCGTCAGAGTTCATGTCTGCTTCAGGATAACCACCACTGCCACCACCGTTTTCATTCCATCCAAATCCCCAACGTGTGCGTGCCCACCCACCATTGTTTCTATAGTTGAAACCATAGAATCTAACGTGCGATTGACCAGAGAAGTTACTGATACCACAGAATTCATTGGCATTAGTCTTGTAGAATCTATCAACCTGATTCCAGAAGTTGATGGGATAGATTCTACCACCACGTCCATATCCTGTGTTGAAGTCAGTCTCAAACCATGTCCAACCACGATTACTACTAGGGACGCAACCTCCGCTGCCAATATCAGGCCAAATCGCCATAATGTCCTTGGCAGCGAATCTATTCATGACCTCAAATTTGGCATCACCATCATTGGTATTGTACTGATTTTCGTTGAGGACGTTATCAGTTGTCCAGTAATTTGCTCCCCATTGGAATGTGGTGCCTCTGGTCGCTTTCATACCCATCATCCAACCACCACCCAACCAGCGATCATCCATCAAGCAATAGATTTGTCTGGTGCGACCACCATCCAGGGCGATCCAGTAAACACCATCAGATGCACCAGGATTTCTTCTCTTAATTTCTTGAGCAGAAGTGGCAGCAGTTGCTTGAGTTGTGCCGTAAGTGGTATCAGCAGCAGATGGTCTACCATAAAACTCATGGACCACAACAACACCTTGGCGACCAGAGGCACCACGGTTACTATGCTGAGATCCGTTACCACCAGCACCCCATGCCGAGTGACCTTCATGTCTGTGGGAGTAATTACTGTTGCTGTGGGATGACGGTTGACTTCCCCCGTAGTAACTTGCGCCACCAGCGTGGTTTCCATAACTGTGGTGGGAACCATGTGCATTCCCGCCTCCACCGTAGACGTTTAGTGTACCACCAATACCTTCTCCCCCTAATCCACCTTCGTGTTGCTGAATACAATTAGATCCGCCTCCACCAGCGCCACTACAATAGGATCCGAAAGATGACGTGTTACCGTTACCACCACACCCAGCATAATTATTGCCACCACCAGGATTACCAACAGTAACACTAACTGAAGTAACATTGGAGACATCAATAACTCTTTGTGCCATTCCACCAGCACCACCTGATTCACAGTATCCTGATCCACCACCGCCAGCGCCAACAACTGTGACCATGATTGACGTGCAATCGTTAGGTCTATTCCAGGTGCCATTACTTGTCCAGACCTGCATCGATCTAATACCAGACACACCTGCCTGATCGACCCACGCCATCGATGTGCCATCTGTTTGAAGAAGTCTTCCTGCATTACCACCCTGTTTGGGGATAATGTGATTGGACTCTCCGATAATAGCACCATTCAGGATAAGGTTACCAACCACAAGAGGCAGCGTTGCAGTGATGCCACCGTTAGAAAGTTGGAAACCACCTGTATCGGTGAGGTCGCTAATTGAAGATACTTTGAGTAGACTCATGGTGTTTCAGATCCTAGATTTATTTATTAACCCCAGTATTCGTGGATAACCACGATACCTTCACGACCTCTAGCGCCTCTATTACTATGGCGAGATCCGTTACCACCAGCACCCCAAGCAGCGTGCAATTCATGTCTGTGTGACCAGTTAACTTGGTTGTGACCTGCGGGTTGTCCACCACCATAATAACTAACGCCAGAAGCATAGTTACCATAACTATGGTGCGATCCGTGACCATTACCACCGCCACCATGGACATTTAGAGATCCACCAGATCCATTGCCACCGTAACCTCCAGCGTGCTGCTGAGAGCAGTTAGCACCAACACCACCAGAGGCACTGCAATAAGATCCAAAAGAGGAAGTGTTTCCGTTACCACCACAACCAGAATAGTTGTTACCACCACCAGGAGAACCAACAGTAACGGAAACAGATGCGATGTTAGTAACATCAACCTGTCGTTGGGACATGCCGCCAGCACCGCCTGCTTCGCAGTAACCTGACCCACCCCCACCTGCGCCAACACATGTGACCATGATGTTTTTACATCCAAATGGTCTAGTCCATGTGCCATTAGCAGTAAATACCTGCATTGATCGGATTCCTGCTCTGGTGCTCAATGGTGACCAGACAGGATTAGTGCCATCGGTGCTTAAAAATGCACCACCTTGACCTGCTTGAGGTGGCACAATATAAGAAGATGACCCAGTAATAGTGCCATTGACAACTAGATCGTTAACGGTCAAAGTACCACTCACACTCACTGTGGAGTTACTAACTGTAAAACCTACAGATCCTGATGGGTCTTGAATTTGATTAACTCTAAGTAGTGCCATATCAGTCTAAGTAAGGATCCAGTGCCTTGTAGAATGCTCCGTTAGTATTTAGCGTGCCATCTTTTATGTCTTGGAAGAGAGCATCCAACAGTGCAGTGTTGCTAGGTCTATTAGCAGAAGGAGTATATTCTAGGTCTTTGATTGCTTCCATGATAACTTCTGGAGAGTATGCTTCTCCATCGGAAAATCTGATATCAAAGATATTGCTATTCACCAAGACATAATCACGCCCAGGATATACCTTAGCGATTGCTTGTGTAATTACACCTTCATCATCAGGTGTAACGTTTCCTGAGCGAAGACGCTCAAATAATTTTCTCCAAGTATTCTCGATCACGATCTAACCTCCATAGCGATCAATGTGCTGATGCTTCTCATATCATTACCAGCTCTATCGTTAATATAAAGATTGCGATTACTACCACTCCAAGAAGAAGAGGCACCAACAGTATATGTAACCGAGTTGGTTGTGCCTGGGACATCCATATATTGAAGAGTATTGCAATACATGTAGTCGTCACCATCATAACCAGAATATGTGGTGGCAACAGATCCATTACTGATATTGCTGTTGCCATTCAAACCAGCGGTCAGGACATTACCATCACGGAAGAAACCAAATGAGCAGACGTGACGAGCAGATGAATTGACCATTGCCAACAACACAATCTTAGAGTTAGTGTGCGTGGGGGCAATAGAGACTTCTAGGTCAGGAATCTGTGACAATTCTTGTGCGTTGATCAGATAACGATTAGGGGGTGTCATAGACATACGAAGTTGGACAACTTCACCCTCTCTAAGGTCATTTTCTTCACCACCAACAATAAACCAAGAGGCATTAGGTTCGATGGTTACAGTAAAACCTTGCTGCACTTCAACAGGTCCAGCAGTAAAACCGTTTCTAAACTCCTCACCACCATTGGCAATAGGACCAACGGTAATATTTTCATTGATGAAGTTGGCATTGGTGCGGATAATCGAATCTTCACCAACTGAAGGACCACCGCCACCGACATCATCCCACCCAGGCACACCTGCCTTGGCATCCTGAAGATATATCTGTGCCATATCTTCATCGGTATTATAGACAATCGTGCCGTAAGCAGGAGTGCCTAAACCTTGAATAGCAACCTCTGTCAATGGGGGCAGATTGATCTGTTCCGTTACCGAGAGTGCTGTTATAATTGCTCTGGTAGCGGCATCAATCTGATTACCGTTGATTTTTGTAGACATTTATACCCTCAGTCTAGTAGTATTTAGATGACCAATTCTCTAACATGCACAGTATCCCCTGTTTGAGGAATTGTGCCGATGGAGAAGTCAACAGAGTTACCGACAACTTGATAATCAACTCCAGGCGTTTGGCAAACACCATTCAAGAATACAAGCAGTGAATATGCACTGTGACCAGAAGAGATAGCAAATGCTGAGGTTGCACCGTCGCCTGCATAGGTTGTCCCATTGTTAGCGTTAGCAATACCCGTCGCCAAAGAGTATTTATCTACAGCACCATACTTACCTGTAACTTCCAGATCGCCCTCAACGTGGAGGTTACCACCAATCTTCATTCTATTTGTTGCATCTGGTGCAATACCAATACCATAATGTGTCACACCACTATATCTATTAGATGTGATAGCAGTGGTGTCACTGAGACCAAACTTATACCAGACGTTGTTGTCATAAATCCAACCCAGTGCTTGACCAGGGGCCCAGTCAATGTTATAGCACATGTCGCCTGTGTTAAAGGCAAGACCTGCCTCAAGATCGGGAAGACCATTACCATCTTCCTCAGCAAGGAAGGTCTTCCTCAAAACAGTGCCATCATCGTTAGAGTATGTAAACTCTAGGGACTGAATCTCATTCTGTGATGTAATCTTCTTCTGGAAGGTTACAGGACCAGAGAATACAGATTCCAACTGGTTAGATGCACCACCAATAACAGTCAGTTTGTCGGTAAGCACCAACTCAGAGAAAGTTTCAATGGTTGTGTCTTCTTCACCCAACACATTCAATTGTGCAATATCTTCGTTAGTGATCTGACCTGTAACTGGGTTGATAACTTGGTTACCAACAAACAACTCACCGTCAGAGTTAACACCAGAATAGTATGCCACACCTGCTGCTTCTTTGAGTGACTGAGACAATCTAACTTGCTCAGGACTCAACACTTCCACCTGTGTAGAGGGGAATGCAGTTGAGTAGTTACCAGGACCGAAACCAAGATATTCAAACGTGTGACCAGATGCTCTGAGAATGGAGTATCTTCTCAACTCAATGAGCAAGGGTTGGACACTACCATCAGAGTTAAGTTTCAGAGGAATCTTACGCTCTTCAGCATCACCCAGACGTGCAGTAACTGAGATACCATTCAGCACGTTAGATGCAGTGGTATAACCAAGGTTGTTTTGACTCTCTTGCAGGAAATACTGTGCTGTCTCCTTAGTAATAGACAACTGAGTATTGATATTGGGAGTGGGTTGTGCTCCATCAGTTGTCTTCACAAGACCTAAAGTCTCGTTATCTGCAATAGAGATAGATGCTGCAGGGTCTGCAACAGGGTTGTCTCTGTCAAATGCAGGATAAAGGTCAACAGTTTGCTGAGAGAATTCAAAGTCATCAAAGTTGGTTGTGGTCGGAGTTACCGAAGCATTCAACAATGTCAGATAATAGATACCATCAGCAACACCACGCTCAAACACTTGATATGTTTCAACAGCGTAAACGTAGTATGTCCTAGTATATGCAGGAGAGTTGGTTTCAGAAGATCTCGGTTGAATCACGAAACCCGTGATGGGCACTCTGGGCACAGGGAATGCATCCTTGTCCAGCACATAACGATAACGATAGATTCTGTCAACCAAGTTACGAGCATCGGGCACACGACGGATAAATGTTGTCGGTGTGAATCCAAGATTCTGATAGATGCTATTGGACTGCAGTGTGGTGTAAATGGTATTAGCAGTGCTTTCTACTTGGATATACCAGTTACCAACAGCAGAGTCCCACTTGAGAGGTGATTCATCATCACCAGCAGCGGTGCCTGTAACTGTAGGACCAGTGGGTGTAATGTTTGCGTAGTGTACAGTTGGTTCGGTTGCACCAGAGGCAATCAACTGCACATAGATTCTATCAGGACTGTTGATATCATCCTGCCTAGCACCAATAGTGTAACCCTGAATCTTTGTGGGAGGTCTACCAGTCTCTACAGAATAACCATACAAGTAGAGTTTTGTTGGGTCTGCTGCAGCACGAGTCTTGTTAATGTCAATCGTGATCCAGTTGATAGCGATCTCATCGATATCATCGAGAGATTTTGGTGGAATAACGTGTGTGAATTGTCCTGCTTTATCTTTGGTGAATGCTGCTGCCTTAAATCCTTTAGATCTAAGTGATGTGTTACCAAAGTTAGAGTTGGAGTTAGTAATTGAAAGGTCACCACCACTCTCTGAGAAGAAGTGATCACCAAATCCCACAGCAAACACAGACACAACCTGAATGAATGCGTCATTCGATGCTTTAATGTGTGCGTGTCTCCATCCTTTGCGATACTTCGCTAGACCGTTAATGTGAGCACCAGATCCTGCTGCTTGTGCTTCATATTGCTCAGTCGTTGGGTTGTATACAACGAATGCTCTGTCATCTTTTTGTAGTGAAATGCCAGTAAACTGTGCAACCACCATCGATTTGAAACCAGTTGCTTCAGCACCATCAGCGTGCATACCATTGATACCCCACACCGATCTAAGTGAGAGGTTGAATGCATATGGAGATGCAGAGTCAACTGTATCAATCTCAACCTTCACCAGGATATTACTACCGATAGCATTACCTGAGGGCTCAGATGACATCTGATAGGTAAATTGGTTACCTTGTGCTGAGGTTACGAAGAATGACCCGTTATATAGTAACTGATCCTGATCAGTAGGACCAGTGACGCCAGAAATATTAACTGCCACACCCACCGAGAAACCGTGATTCTTGGGGTTACCCAATTCATCAACGGTAAATGCCGTTGCCGTCTGACCATTTCTAATAATCTGAGAAACAGCAAATTCGTCCGAAATCGGACCCACAATTCTGTTTTCCTCAACTCTCGCCTGCAATTGGTCTTGAGAGATGATACCAGAGGAGTCAGGAATTGTAGCGTATGCTTTAGAGATCTTCTGGTAATACAGGTTAAGATCTTCTGTATTAGCGAAGGTGAAGCAAGTTAGTTTGTGGTGAGAGAAATTTGGGGCAATTTGGGACAAATCGTCACGGTAGTAGACCCCATTAGTGTCACCATCAAAGAAAGAAAACTGCCAGAAGTATGTTGCACCAGTGACCTTAAAGATGGATGTAGGTCCAGGTTCATTGGCAGCAGTAATACCCAAACTACCCTGCACTGTTGGGTATGGGACATACTTAGGCACAACTTTTGTGCGTCTTAGGTCAGATCCAACAACGGAGCAACCTCTAGGACAGATAACACCACCCCCAACTGAGTTAAATTTATATAACTCGTTGGAAGCAGAGGTGATATCGAAGTTAGTATTTTCGTTAAATGGTTGAATCTGGTTGTAATCAGCAAGACCAGGACGGTTGTCGATTACATATTCAGATGGATACAAATAAATCGAGAAGGCGTCAAATTCGTCGTTTGACAGACCCACTCGATACGAAAATCTAGAGACTTCAAGAAAGGCACGCTGCAACGTCTTAAACGGACGCAATGCCGAGTTACCTCGGTTATCATATGCGTCCGATGCATCGAAGTCATCAGGGTTGACGTAGATAATACGTCCCGTCCTAGACGTGATGATATTCTTAAGACGAGTAAGTGCCATTACTTGTTATCCTTGTATATGGTTATTTAGGTTATCAGTTGACGTTAGGGGACAGCAGCACCAGCGCCGTCATCAACTGCTGCCTTAGTCATGTTGATCACATCATAGTCATCACTCGAAGACTCAAAACCATTCAACACAAAAGAAGTATTAGCATTACTAGAATATACCAAAAGATTTTGACCAGGACCAACTACAACGCCAGAGACCTTAGCTGTTGTTGTGGCGGCAATGTCCTCATCATAATACATCCAATCAGAAGCAGAATAAACATCAGTCGTATCTGCTTGAAGACCCGTGGAGATAGTAGCAACGTCAAGGGTCAGATTGGCAGCGCCACCACCACCGAGCAGAGAATCCAGGATAGTGATAGTATCGGCAGCAACGTGATTCTTACCACCGTCAAGGATGGTTACAGTTGCAGCACCAGATCCATCAACAACAACCTCAAGGGACTGGTTAATGCCACTACCAGAGGAAGTGCCAGAAACAATGTATGTGCCAGCACTGCGGGAAGCATCTGCTCCACCAATATTGGTGATGGTGAGGATCTTACCGTCAACAACTTCAACGAAAGATCTCGTGCCGTTAATTCTTGTCGGGGAGTCATAGAATTGATCACCCACAGAGAATGAGGGGGATCCAGTGTCCGTAGAGACCTTCAGATGTTGTGCTACAGGATCCCATTCATGGACATAACCGTAAGCACCAGGATTAACACCATTTGCCTGAATTGTCTGAGTAACACCACCAATGGTAAATGTATCAGCAGTTGCGAGTGGTTCCCCACCAATGTTGTAGATGTAGATTCTACTGTAAGTTGGTTGAAGTTGGACGTTAGCAGTCAAACCGATACCATCAGTTTGCTCAGCATAGATGTTGAGCAGGTTAGAAGTCTGGTCGGTAATTGAAATCTCAACGATACCATTTGTGCCACCAGATCCAGTCTTAGTAACACCGATAGTATATTCTGTGCCAGTGCCATTAGCACCCTCTTGATCATCATCAGAGAATCTCAAATCATACCCAGTGTTAGACGCATGTGCCTGGTCGAAGATATAAGTCCTATCTACGTCCAAAGAGCGAGTCTGGGTGAAAACGTGATCATCAGCAACTGTAGATGTCTCAGAGAAAATAAACTTAGTGTCGATAGTCTGAGAGGCAGTAGCACTGAAGGAGATCACAGCAGCAGCACCGCTGGAGAAAGTCAAACCTTCATCTACACTAAAGAAGTTGAGAAGATACTGACCATTGTTTGTCAGAAGAGTTACGGTTTGACCGTTGTTGTGGTTAACATCGGACGTGCCGTAAGATCCACGAGTAACAGTCAGATCATTACCAGCAACACCAACAATCTCCATAATCTCGTTATCAACCAGGATGAAACCACCTGTAACGAAACCAGTAGAGTCTGTGAGTGTCAGAGTTGTATCACCTGCAGGGTAGGTAGCACCTTCGTTGATTGTGCTGACAGTAGCAGAGGCAGACCATGCAGTAGACAGACGACCAGCAGGAATTGCTACAGCAGTTGTGCCAAGAGCACCACGAGTCACCGTGAGTGTATTGGTTGTGAGGTTAATACCAGAAGAATCAATACTGATAACTTCATCAGTGTTTGACAATTCCTGAGGGTCTCCAATGGTCAGATACATACCATCGGCAAGACCAGTATTGCGGTCAACTTGGACAGAAGTCGCAGAGTTAGAAACGTCGGGAATGTTGACATAAGCACCAGATCCCTGAGTTGCTAGACCGCCTCTAAACTTAGCAACCAAACCAGAAGTATCGCCAGTGATGGTGTCACCGTCTTCCTCCAAACCAGAGAGACTATCCTGAGCATAAGAGATCTGAATGATCTCTTCTACCTTGGCGTAGAAAATAACATCTTCTGTGGGTTTGTATACATCAAGCAGGGTAGCAGTAGCACCAGCAGTTGTTGTGATGTTTGTGCCAGGAATAGCAGAAGCATCTTGGAAACCAGGATTCAAATCCAGGTAATAAGATGTGACTGGGTTGCCCTTTGCGAATGCATAGTTACTTGCGTTGAGACCGTCTAGGTGCAAAACCTGATCGTAATCTCGCAATGCCACTCTAAAGGTGCCAGCAGATCCATTTTGATTACAGACGCTTACGACAGCGGAAGCAGTGTCTTCAATCGCTGCCCTATAGAGCAAAGTATTTGTAGTTGCCGCTGGATTTACAGCAGCGAGTCTTCCTGCTACCATTTTTTAATTACCATCCTGACTGAAAGTATGCTTGAAGTCTGAGTCGTCCGCCAAGGACAGGTGCCGAGATCGGACCACCGAAACTAATACCCACGTCAGAGATGTTGTTGGTAGACAACAACGTAGCATCTGCGTTGGGGAATTGAATGGTAACTGAGTTATCAATGTTTGATGCATCGATATTGATGATACCATTCAAGTCAAGTGGATTGTTGATTTTGAAATTCTCAACAGTCTTATTGACTAGAGTTTGAGTTTTTAACTCAGTCACCAGAATGCTGGTGCCTGATGTATTTAGGGGGAATGCTGGATCGTTGTTTGGGAAACCAAAGTTATATGTTTGGTTATCCTCAATGTTGGAAAGATCAAACTGAATCTTTCTACCAATACCCAAAGCAGGATCTGTGTCAGCAAACACTGCACCTTGATAAATTTTGTTGCTAAGAGTTTGAGAGGACTCAGTGCCAACAACCTCAACGTTGAGGTCGGGGAAAACAACCTGCCTATCAATAGTTAGGTTGGAAGAGTCAAAGATAACTCTAGCAGTGGGATTCTCAGGATCACCAGAAGGTGTGTTGGAGAATGTGGGGTTAACCATATTCTTGTTAAACACATTCTGATCGGTGATGTCATCGAGTAGTGTCGATTGAGTCACTGTAGCACCGAAATCGGGCAAGCGATAGATGTGAGTGCCAGGAGATTCCCAAGCGTCACATTCCAGTTTAGCGACCTTATCAGTTGATGTGGATCCAGTGATAGACAATTCACTATCTTTGATAATGATTGTTTTGTTGGTCAGAGTTTGGAATGTGTCATTAGCAACGAACGTTGTGGACGTGTTTGCTCCCACGTCGGGAAGATCAAAACGCTTGGTGCCAGATTGTGCTGAAATTGTATCTACGTTAAAGAATGCTCTCTTCGCAGGGTTTTGGTCACCAGTCAGATAAAACTCAACGTCTTTCAGTTGTGTGACACCTTGGACAGTGAAATAACCACTACCCTGAGGTGTGATCTGCACATTACTGTTAGCAGAAGCACTGTCAATTGCTTGGACATTCAGAGTTGAAGATCCGTCAGTGTTAGAGATTCTACTATTGTAGAGAGTTGCACTACCAAAAGTAATACCGATCTCATTAACTGCAGACTGATAGAGACCAGTGTCTCGGTCAAGGTCAAAACAAAGTCCAGGAGATGAAGCAGATCCTGCACTCACACCTCTGTGAAGTTGATTAACCTTTGCCTTGCGGTTTGGTTGCAGAGGGTCAGAAATGACCACTGGAAGAATAGATTCTCCAGTTACCTCTGCATCAGTAATCGCACTAAGTTGAGATATTCTCTTTGTTGCCACAGCACAACCGCATCAGTTACAGTTTTATTTATACCCCTTAGGATCTATGCAAAGACCATTCGTTGTGTATACTTGTGAGCAAAATAGGTGCGGTTTCCATGGATACCCCAACCCAACCAAGGATATGACTGGTTGATATACCACTCGACAGAATTGCCAGCAGTTTTCATCTTGGGTTCGATGCCAATCCACTGTTGCTCATTGACAAGATAACGTAGTTGTGTTTCAAGGGTAGAAGGATCGCCACCATACTTCATGGCGAATTTACCAAGACCCACATAACGTTGGGTAGTTGTCCATTGGATTAAACCATATCCACCACGAAGACAATTGGGATAAGTAACTCTTGCACCACCTTCACAGATGTTAGGGTGGAAATTACTTTCCGCTTTGATATTGCCCATAAGAGATGCCAGGGCATTTCTATCAGAAATACCACGCTTCTGGAAAAAGGACAGTGTAGTTTTTTCGTTGCTATTGCAACCAGGACACTTCCACGTTTTTGCTACAGGAGCAGGTTTTGGTGCGGGAGCAACCTTTGGTGCCTCAGACACTTTGGGCGGGGCTTTGATCTCGCTGATGCTGGGGTAAGCACAAGCGGGAAGTCCTACGGCAAGCGTCGGAAGGATCATCAGTTGTTTAAGCATTTAGTTAAATAGAAATCGACATCCACCAACAGACGAGAGATGACTCGTTGGGTAGCACGAAGTATATATCATACTCGATACCTATTTCCTTGTCAAGCTCCCCCTCCAGGATTCGAACCTGGGACCCAACGATTAACAGTCGTTTGCACTACCGCTGTGCTAAGGAGGAATGGGACGGAGAGTTAGGGATTTGAACCCTAGATGAGGTTGCCCCCATACAGCATTTCCAGTGCTGCTCCTTAAACCACTCGGACAACTCTCCAAAGCCTAATGTCGGACTTGAACCGACGACCTACGGTTTACAAAACCGTTGCTCTATCCAGCTGAGCTAATCAGGCACTTCTTCAAAATTTTCTATCATGTCTTCCATCGGGAAGAGTAGTGGATGACACTCTTCAGCGACCAAGTAGTAGGACATACGATAGAGGTCTTCCAGAGTATATGACGTAGTTGTGGCTGCGTCAAGCTGGACTTCTGGATCGTCTTGAATGATTTTGGGTAACTCATCGAAGGTGTAAGGGATTCCACATATCTTGTAGAGTTTAACAATCCCTACCTCTTCGATGATTGCATAATTGCTCGTTACCCTTATCTTCATTTAGAAATCCCTCGTCATCTCTGCTAGCGACTCTGCGACATAAGCACCAACAGCAGCAGGATCAGGAGTGAATTCTTCAGGATCTGGAATATTGACTCCAGGATCTAACTGAGTATAACCCATAACTGGGGTCATGATAACTGCTTTACCGTTGTCGGTGATTATCTTAATAGTGTGACCTTTTTCAACCAATTTAATAGCGAAATCAAAGTTATCTTCGATTTCTTCTACCGTCAGTGTAATAATAGTGCTCATGGGATGTAAGTAATCATGTCATCTGGGACGTATCCTTTGATGTTACTGATGGTTTCGTGAAAACCTTCGGCACCATCTTGGTCCCACTTATATTTAACAACGTCTTCGTATCCTTCTTCGTCAACGATAGTAAATTGTCTTGCCGAGAATTTTACGAAGATGTGCGAAATGGCGTCTGACATGGGGACCTCTCTCAACCCCCACATCATACATCAATTCAGGAGCAGTGGCAACCCATAGACCTGATGAGGACCAGCGGAGCAACCTGTTGCCATGAATCCAGTGCCCACACCGTAGGATGCAAGACCTGTGGAAACTTGGTTAATGATAGCACCACCAGCAGAGTTTACAATCTCAGCAATACCACCAGTAGCGGTGTTGATGAATGTAAAGTGTGCCCCAGTTGTGCCTAGGACGATATCTGCCATACCACCAACGTTGGTATTCGCAAAGGAAATACGCATTTGAATGGGTGGTGTTGTGGCAGGAATGGGCACATCTGTTGTCAGGTCAATAATAGATCCATTAACAATATTAAAGATGCCACTTACAGGAGGTGGAATCAGAGATGGGAAGATATTGATCAGATTCAAGTGACCAGACTTCACAATAGATGTGATCCAGTTTGCTTCCATATCGATCTCACCGTCTGCAACCAGATCGATGACGTTACCTTCAATTTTTGTAACCTGAGAGCAAATGTTTGTGTTTCTGACAGCAGTGACGTTTACATTGGCACCTTGAATCTTAACGTCACCAGTATATCCAATGGTGTGGTCACCATGTTTCAGAGCAGCACTACCCTGCTCCTTATCATCTTTCTTACCTTGTGAGAGTTGAGATCCACCAGGACGACGACCCCACTTGTCAGCACCAGGCTCTCTAGGAATCGGAGGATAGAAACCATACTTCTCTGCCAATGTAATAGACTCAACAGAGTTTTCAAGGTTGGCAGCGTTGTTGGATCCGCTGTTAGTTGCGCCCTGTGCGCTGTCTGCAGATGCAGTTGGTGCCCCTTCTTTAGAGGATCCAGCTGCTTCTGTTTGTGGACCATTACTTGTATTTTCGTTATATGCACCAATAACTTCAAGGTGCATGTTACCCATAACTTTGAGGTGGAAATCACCCTCAATAGTCATAGTCTTGTTGCCCTTAACAGTTTCACAACAATCCTTACCAATGATTCTAGTATCGTTGTTGGGGACGTTTTTATGGACGTTACCAATAGAGTCTTCAATTGTGGAGACTGCACCAGGACCACTCACAATACGCTTCTCTTTTCCTGGCGTAGCATCTTCGATGATGCTCGTGCCATTCAAAAATGTTTGTGTGGCTTGTCTATATGGATCGAGATTAGTAAATAGATCTTGGAAATAACCAGCACCAGACCCAGAAGCGTTTCGATATTGATCTAGGTTACGATATCCTGCAGATGCTAACGTTGTGCCTAAATCTCCACAAGTTGTAGTGCCTACAAGTGGATACCAACCTTTCACCCTCGTGTTTTTAACAGGTCGATCACATAACTTACCGAAGATCGCTTTCAAGATTGCCAGAATAATACCCAGCAGAGATCCCCAATCCAACTTGGAGAAGTCAACAGAAAGGATCTTACCAAGATTACTAATAGCAGATCCAAGACTCTGAGCAACCTCAACAGCGGATATAACTGTGTTGATAATATCTGCCGTTTGGGCTAGAGCATTTTGCACACCCTGCAAGATTCTATCGGTGATACCCGCCACTCTATCCATGACACCAGCAAGCACGTCAGCAATTTTATCAACAATAGCGTTTGCTAACTGGTTTGCAAAGTTTGCCACATCTGATATTGCACCCTGCACAATACCTAACCAAGCGGGGTGAGGGACGCAGAAGATATCAAGAATTTCGCCCAGGAAACTCAGAATTGTTGTAATAACAATCAGAGGCACAAAGGAAGAAATTGCCTTTACAATGATGTTGACAGCCTTAACAATAATCTCTGCCAAGGCATTCTTTAGGGGAGCAAGAATACCAGAAATTCCACCGTAAATGAAATTCATGATTTTACTCAAGCGATCCAAGACAGGATCACCAAGCACCTTCTTACCAGTGATCAATGAAATATAATTTCCATCTCTACCCTTGGCGAGCATGGTGGTCAGATTTGCCAACTCTGTAAGCATACGCTTCAGGTCAGTTAGGAATCCCTCACCTGCAGGACCCCTAACACCATCAGCGACACCCTGCCTCTCAGAGGGGACCACCTGGGGGTTGGATGTTGCATCTCCCTTATTGGCAAGGGCAGCAGCTGCTTCACCTAGAGCACCCCTCGATTCGTCTTTTTTCAATCCAGGACCATCTGGAGCAGCAACTACCTTAGGAGCAGTGTTTCCACCTTGGACTTTCTGTCCAGTAAGGGTCGCAGCAGCAGGAGGAGAGTCTGCATCTGCATTTGCTTGAGTGGGATCTGCAGCAAAAGTATCACTTTTAAGATCAACATCTTTAGTTGTGTGATAGGCACCCATGACCATGGGAATCTGCCCTTGCTCACCATCCATAAAGAAGCCAACAACCATGGCACCTTCTTGGAGGTTGGACATGGTGCCAACTTGTTTGACCTGTGCTTTATCAGTAGGGACTAAACAGTTTGCCCAAGGCAGTGCTTCTGTTGGTAGTTTCTTTAGGTAATTCTCTTTGTCATTACCACCAGTATTCCAACCATAGATACGCACCTTGACACGACCAAGTTGAAGAGGATCTTTGTTGTCCTCAACCTCTCCAATCCACCATACAAATCCATCAGATCCTGAATAGTCAGCTGCCATTATTTAACTTGTATCTACGAATTTATTTATTCACTTTCTTGAAGTGATACTCACCCTGGTGATCAGGGGTGCCCCAAATGAGTTTTCCAGTCTTATCTCTTCCGTTATCCAAAGCCCAATAATCTTCACCGTTAAAACGGGCAACACTGGTCACAAGGATCTTATTGTGCATACACGGTCCCTCAGTCTCACCCCACCAAGTCCCACCATCCATTCTTACAAACAAGTAAGGACACCCCTCACGATCTTTAATTAAGTCGTAGGTGTGAATCTTTACGATGTCTTTATGGATGTGATGCCAAGTGTGCCTGGCATGACGATATGGATTGTGCGCCCCTTGATAGTCATACCAAGACTTAGAAGTAAATACTTTCCCTTCTTCTTCTATCTCGAAGAGTAAATTTATATGAGGCCAAAGAGAAGGATTGGAATATGCCTGCTTTGTATTTTTATAGTGTCCTATAAGCTGTTCTTCAAACATTCTCTGAAAACCGACAAGCTCATTCTAATTATTATTGAGGATGTTGTCAAGTCAATCGTCGTAGACTAGACACTCAGGCGAGCTTGGGTTGTTGTCACAATACAATTCCAGAGAAGTGGGATCGTGATGATCCTCAGGATGATTCTCATGATACGACTCAAGATCTTCCAATTCAGATTCCAGATGGCGGCGACGTTGAGCAGAGATAGTAGGATTAGAGAGCTCCTCTTTGTCTGCCTCTATATGCTTTTCAATCGATTCCATTTTATGTTTACAGTAATACTTAAGTATTTATTACTTTGCTTTCCTAATCGAATCTTTTGTTAGATACAGAGTTGTGATCATCCCTTGCTTTCTGAAAGCGTGGTGAAGGCTTGCAATTAAGTATTTTCCAGAGTAGACTCTATCTTCAACAACTTGACCATCCTCGGATTTAGATTCAGGGATACTAACCTCAATGATCTGTCCGACCGTTAGCATAGTATTTCCTGGCACTACAATCGTTAGTTGGATAGAGTTAAGCAAGGCATATCTTGCCGATGCATATGAAGCGACTTGAATAGTATCGATGTGCTCTGTCGTGCCTCCATTGGCGTTACCACCTCCCTTAGGCATGTGGTTAAGTGACGGCATCACCCTAAACTTATATCTTGTCGCTGGTTGTGTATCTGGATTGGTAAACTTAGTGCCTGGGAATGGTGGCTCAGTATCAATAGTGTTTGCTTTTTTGAAGGTTTTCTCGAATGTGGGCTCCATATTCTTAATCTTCACATTCGCTGTGCTATTGCCAGATCCACTCCCTCCACTTGGAAGGAATGATTGACCTTGAGCAGCAATAGAAATACCCAACACTGATGTCTTGTAGAGACCAGAGCGTAACTTCTCCAGATGATTTGTCTTGTCTGGATATGTTGCTGACTGAATCTTGTAAAACTCGTCAATGGGGTCGTTAGTCTCAACAGATTGCTGTGAGTATGTAAACTTCCTTCCACTCACTCCTTGGCTGCACAGGGCATCAATAGACTTGAAATGGAATCCATCTTTGTTTTCGTAGAAGAGGAATCCAGACTGTGCTTCAGATACCTTACCACCAGCAGATCCACCTTTTCTGACAACTTTGTCGGAGCAGTATACGATAGCATCGATGGGTCTCCAATTTGGACTGTAGAAACAGATCTGGGAATGTGCCTCAAAGTTTTCACTTTTGACCTTGCTCCCTCCCTTGAGGACATCTTTGGCAACGTATTTGGGAAAATGCTCTTTATTTTTGTGCTTCTCACAAGGACCAAAGGCACCAAAGATTCTTCTTGCCTCATTCAAGAATTGCTCATGAGATACACAATGAAGGATATACACAACTGCTCTTTCATTCTTAACAAAACTTCCAACCTTAAACAGTCGGAAGATGACTTCAAGGGGCTCGTCATTAGAGCTCTCTGATGTTAGTTTTACCTTTACGACTTCTTTACCACGCAGACTCTTATATAAGTCGATAGCATCAACTATAGTGATATCACATCTTAAGAATGGTGCATCAATCGATTCGTAGTAGTTAATTTCTGCTACAAGCTCTCGAATATCAATAGCATTCTTACCACTCGATCTTTGTTTTGGATTGAGGGGTGCTTCCCAATCCATTTCCGCTCCGAGAGTGATGCTGCATTCGTTTAATGCTATTTGTTTTGCTTTACGACTTGCCATTACTTAATCGTTGCGGTGAAATTCATATCGGGGTTATTTATTACAAAGGGGTTAAACTTAGAAACTTGGAATGGATCTGCTTCTAAATTCTTATTCAATGGGGGTGTAACAATAAAGTTGGTATCATCACCCTCAGCAGGGATCTCGAATGGGATGTTGTTTCCTGATCCAGCCATCTTGCGAGGGTCAAATGCATTCTCCATGGCATCCATGTATTCCTTATCCTGTGCAATCGTATTCATTGTATCTGCACTTTCTTGGAGAATTGCGGAAGTGATTGCTTCTCCCTTCCCTTGCTTCATTGCCTCACTAAACTTCTTCAATGCCTCTTCCAGTGCCTTTCCATGGTCTTGCTTCTCAGAAGTTTCTGCACTAGAAGTAGAGTCACTGCTGTCAGTAGTTGGCGCTGCCAACTTGCTGGGATCTGGGGCAGATCCAGACGGATGCAGTCCATCAGTTGTAGTGAAAGATCCACCGAATCCTGCCCCACCCGCAGCTGCAAGTGCTTTCAGTTTGTTGTTGATTTCTTCACTCTTGAAATCTGGGTAACCTTTAGATGCAGCATCACTAGAAACACCACCAAGGATAACTTGCTTTGCACCTGCTTGCTTGAGCATTGTAAGTTGCCTTTCAATGCTGTCATATGGGACATTTGTGTATGCATTGGTGGCACCAGAAGACAGGAATACTGTCTTCCCAGCAATGTCAGATTTTCTTCTGCTGATCATCTGAAGCACTTGTCCAGGTTGTGCTCCAACCATGGTCTCACCATTGGGTTTGCTCACAAGTTGCTGGTTGGATCCATTGTGACCAGCAAACCCAGAGGCAATACTATCGCCAATGAAAAAGTCATACTCACCACCTTCAGCATACCGTGGGAGGAGATTCCATTTAACTGTTGTGGGTTGATACTGTCCACCAGCAGCGAAGGGTAGGGCATACCCACCTTTTGCTGCTTCCTTCATTCTCCTGCCAGTAAGACCCTTGTTATTGCGAGTTGCTGGGGTGTTAAATGGGACAACGAATGCGCTACCACCTGACGCTCTGCCAGGATATCCAACCCACTCAAGTCCATGTCCAATAAAGGAAGTCGATTTACCACCGTCAAGAGATACTGGGTAACCTGACATAGGACCATTGATCCACCCACCTTTGGCAAATCCACCAAGAGATTGTGGCACTTGTCCACCTTCGGCAAACCAAGTTGAAGGATTCCAAAACTTGAATGCTTTGTCAGATTCTGCAGTAGGACCTTTACTTCTTTCAGCGAGGTGTCCGACAAGTTTTCCCATTAAACCTAGGACAGACTCTTTGCCTCCAGCAAGAATCTCATTTACTTTACCAATACCATCTTCTTGCCTTTCCTGGTCCTTACCAGACTGTGCAGCATCTTCAGCACCTTTTTCACTACCACCCAGACCAAGCATACTCAGGGGTATACCAAATGCCGAAGCAATGGGGTTGAGAAGATTCCCCAACATCTGCTTAATTGGTGCAGGTAGGAATTTAGCAAATGTCCTAGATACCTTTCCAATAGCAGATACAATACCCAAACCGATTGCTTTCAGTGGCAATCTCATCAATTCACCTAAAGCGGCGACTTTAGTGATGAGTTGTCTCTGAATGGATTGTGGGTCGAATGGATTGATATTAGGAAGATTAAATCCATTCGCTGCGCTCTCTCCACCCTCAGCCATCTGTGGGACCACCACAGGGGTCACTACAGGACCCCCTGACGCCCTCTTTGTGGTGGTCTCCTTCTTAGGTTTTTTATCTCCACCAGCACCAGAGAAGAAGTTAAGAATCCATGTCAATGCTTTGAGTAGACCAATCAAAGGTAGGAATGCTGCAGTGCCGAAGAATCCTGCGATCTTCTTCAGAAGAGGCATATGTGGTTCGATGAAGTCTAAGATCTTCGTCATCACATTGCCAAGGGCAGTGAAGAATTCATGTGTTGCGTCTTTGATCGGTTTGAAGACTGCATTAAACAGATCTCCAACCATTCCAAAGAATTCTTTGATTGGATCGATGATAGGCGCAAGCATCTCGCCAATAGGACCACCAATGGCACCGCCAACAAAAGCACCAGCAGCACCAGCAATAGGTGCTAGAGCACCCAGTCCAGCAGCATTCGCCAAACCTTCACCAGCAGCATAACCAGCAGCACCGCCTACAGCAGATCCTGCCAAACTTGCCTTACTCTGGTCCTCACCACCAAACATAGCGGCAGATGCAAGACCTATGCCACCACCAACAACTGCTGCCCTGCCAAATTTATTGCCCATAATCTTTCCAGGCAGGCTCTTCAACTTGGAAGCAATCTTGCTCCCTTTCATGATATTGACAAATGACTTGGCAAGATTCTTGACAACCCACATCACCCCATCGACTGCTAGTTTGGGGTTTTTCAATACTGCCATGGCAGCAAATAGTGGTGCCGCACTCAGGACAAACTGAACGGCACCGAAGAATCCTGAAATACTCAGGGGATTCTCTAAGAATTTAACTAGACCATCAAGGGCAGATCCAACCAGAAACTCAGTAATCTTATATGCAAATTTTGCAATAGAGAGTAAACCTTTAGCAAGTTTCTTTACCTTGTCTGGGTTTTTGATCATCCAGTCAAGGACGGCAAACTTAATAAACCCTCCCAACAACCACTTGGCAACACCTGCCAAAAGACCAAACAAACCTCCGAAAGTTTTTGCAACGCCAACTGCAAATCCTTCCATGAGTTTCTTCATGGGACCTTCTTTAATAACAGAGTCAGAATCTCTCTTCGATCTCTGCAGTTTTTTCTTTCTATCTGTTTCGTCTCTCTTCTGCTGTAGTTTCTCCTCAGCGTCTCTCTTAGCGTTGTATTTGGTTAGTGCTGCTTGATTTTGAATCTGAATCTGAGTTGATTTCTTCATCTCAGTTAGCACACCTTCCATTGCAATAGCAATAGAATTTAAGGTGCCACCTAAACTATTAACAGCAGAAATCGTTGACTTCAGACCACTAGAAGTTTCGGTTGACGCCTCAGTGTCAATCCCCTTGAATGAAACCATCTTGTAAAGTGCTGGTTTCGTGACTCGTATTGTCGGTCTTTCTGCCATTATCTATGCAGTCCTGGTGTTGTCGGAGTCATAATCTGTTTGGTCTGTTTTCCTCCCGACGATTGGGGTTGCTGACCACTACCATTATTTATCGGCACAGGCACGAGGGTAGGTCTAGTGCTCTTAGCACGCGCACGCTCACGCTCCTTCCTTTCAGCTTCTGATTTTTGCAATGCTTCTGCTTGCTTAGATTTAACATCACTCGCAGATCCAGCAGTCACTTCAGGATTTGCTTTTGCTGGAGATGTTTTAGGTCCTTCGCCCTTTCCCTTATCTAGCGGTGGTGCCTTACCAGACTTCATCGCTTCGCTAAATTTAGCAAGAGCCTCATTGAGAGTAGCGATTCTACTCTCAATAGTATCTGGTTTTTCTGGCTCTTCATCAACGCCCCCACCGCCCCCACCACTATTGTCACCAGCAGGAGTTGAGCTTCCTTCTTTCATTGTATCTGGATCGTATGTAGCGCCAAGTTGAGCAGCAGCAAATGCTCTATGGTCACTTGGAGATGCATCCAAGTGGACATGCACAGATCCTGATGGCTTATTACCCTGTAATCCAATTACAGTCATAGCATCAACCATCTGTCCAACACTTGTCTTGATCGCATCAAAGTGGTGGAACTGCATTCTTTCCTTGCCATTTGAAGAAATAATGACAGTATTGTGGGATCCACCTGCATGGGTTACTTTACCGCTTACGCCAGCAACAATTGGAGTGCCTCTATCCAGACCTTGATTGCCGAAGTCCCTGACTGCAACATAATCTCTCGGAACAATAGGAGGACCACCCAATCTATGATTGTTGTATGAATGTGTATCGGGTTTATTGTGGTGAAGTGGGTAACTATTAAATGGTGTTTGTGGCGTCAGACGCACATCAGCTACAGATCCATTGGTGGCGAGTAGACCACCTGCAGCAAAAAATTTCCTCGGTTTGTCAGTTGTGCGCTTCGCATCTATATCTTGCTGTATCTTTTCATATACCTTTATATCGCTGGGCTCTCCCATGCCAAAACGACCGCTTCTTCTTATCCTACCGCCAGCTGCAGCAAACTGGATTTTTCTCACCAATTCTCTTTCAGCAGCAGTTGCTTTATCACTAGGTCCAACCCAAGGAGAAATCCCTCTCTCCTTAATGAGTTGGATCGCCATCTTATCTTGAACTGTGTTATTAAATTTCATGTCATCGGTGACACCAGCGCGGGCAGCCACTCCTGGGAGTGTATTTCCAACAAACTGATATCTACCAACGGCGTGTAATTTTCCAGACGACTGCCACTGCGCCCAAGTTTGTTTTGGAGTCTGTTCTGCCTGTCTTTGTTTTATCTCACCGACAGTCATATCGGTAAGTGGTGTCTTTGAAGGATTCCAAGGTGCATCCATAATGTTGCCAGAGAAACCAAGCACTCCACGCCCGTTATTGCTACCACCCTGGTTGACAGCATTATATCCAGCAGCACCAGACTCATATTTGGCAAGCACCCCTAGTGCTGCTCTTTCATCATCAGTTATTTCTGCGCTGAAGTCAGTCGGACCTGCTGTTGAAGGTCCACTTGGTCCACTTTGATTATTGCCTGCACTGCGTCTACCACCACCACTTTTCTGATTTGCTGCAGCCTCAACTGCCTTCTTAAGCAATCCGACCAGAGAGTTGCCACTACCACCGAGAATATTTCGAGTTGATTCGTATTTACTATCCTCCTTGGATTTAATATCCTTCGTGCCACCGAGATCACCAGATCTCGCAAGTGTGCCCAGTGCTGTGCCACCTGCTGCAGCAGGAGCAGCGGATCCAAATACTGATTGTATCCTAGCAATATCCTGAGCAATTACTTTAGAAACATCGGGAGCAACAAATCCAAAAGCATTAACGCCAGCAAGAATGGCAGATGTCAGTCCATTTCCAACAAGATCAAACGTTGCCAGTGGGTTTGCCATACCCATCATCATCGGGTTGCCGAGAGGACCACCCATCATCATCTTGGGTGTGACTATATCTGGGACAACAACCTTACCACCACCAGCAAACTGCTCAACATTTGGTTTCTGCTGTGCTGCTTTCTGGTTTGCTGCTTGTTTTAGATCAACACCATCACCAGGATTCTTACCTCTAATTACATCCCAAGCAAATCCAATCGGATTCATGGCAAATTTGACAATATTCTTAATCAAGTTGAATTGGAAAGACATTATCTTGAAGATCGTCTTAACTCCTTCGCCAATAACGAATCCCACAAACTTCATGATGGGACCGACGAATTCCATTACGAATCCGACGACCTTACCTATCGCACCAAAGAATGCACTGAAGAAAGGTCCAACCTCTTTCAGAAGGGGATCAAAGACTGCCTTGAAGATTTCCATCCCCATGCCAAACCAACGCTTGATCGGTCCAAAAATAGGCTCGATCAGGGGTCCAATCTGACCACCAATAAACTCACCCAGGAAGTCACCGATGAATCCTCCCACCATAGGAGCAAACGGACCCAGGAAGGGGGTCAGAAACGCTGTGCCCAGTGCTGCGCCAGCAATGCCACCAACTGCCTTACCGACGCCAGCACCGACCGCAGTGCCCTTCTCCTCGCCCTCACGGTCGCCTTCCATGATGCGTCCAACACCACCCACAACGGACATACCCGCTGATAGCAGTCCAGCACCACCACCTAACTTCGCACTTACCTTACTACCAAAACCCTTAACTTTGTTTAATCCACGTCCCATCACGCCAGGCTTTTGTGCCCTACGCATGGCTTCATACTCTTGCTTAGAGTAGAATTTACCAGTTTCCTTATCGAAATATCCGCCTCTAGTCCTTTCCTGCTGATCGGTAACCTGATTCTCTGTCTCCTTGACTGCAGAGAATGCACCGATAATAAACTTGATATCTGTAAGGATTCTCCAGGGTCCAGTTAGGTATCTAAGGACCAGAAGACCTCCTGTTAGTTGTAAGAAACCAAATACAAATCGAAGTCCACGCTTGACTCCATTCTCCTTGATTCCCTTGGCACTATGGTCACCAAACATGTTGGTGAGTCCGTTCATAACAGCGAACACACCAAACTTGGTAATCTTGTAGGCAAACTTACCAATGGCAACAAATAGTCGGATTACCTTTACTATCTTATCTGCGTTTTTCTCTATGTAATCTAGGGCACCAAATGCTAGGAAGGCACCAAAGATTGCACTGAAGAATCCTGCAATCTTTTCTAGGAATGTCTTGACAGGTTTTAACTCCTTCTTTTTATCCTCAACCTTCCCAGCATCTTTCTTGCCGCGATCAACTGCTAACTTAGCAGATGCATCCCTTCTGAGTTTCTGAGTATTCTTATTTTCTTCCTTCGCAAGTTTAGACTTGAGTAACTTTTTATTCTTTACCCTATTCTTGTCAGTCTCGATTGCTTGATTATGAGTTGTATTCAGGAATTCATTTTGAAACTTGAGCAACTCATACATGCTCTCAATACTTTTACCAATACCTGTGGCCGTGCCTCCAATGCGATTCACAGACAACCGAAGGGCATTAAAATTTTGCCCTGTTTTGGTGACAGCCTTAAACGGTTTAACTTTTAGGTATGACCTGATTATTGCCATTAGAGTGAGATTCGGTTGCTATTCTTTTCGCTATTACGACGACGCTCTTCTTCTTGTAGGAAAGCAAGGAGAAGATTCACATACACATCTCTTTCCCAAGGTATCATATCCTCCAATTCTGTTAGAGAATACTTATGGTGCTGCATCAGGGCAAAATTAGTCTTGTAGTAATTCTCAAGATTATCATGCAGCAGTGCTATGCGAAAAAAGACGCCAATCCCTCAAACACAATCTCATTATCTTTTTTGGTCTTGGGATTTCTCACAGTCATTTCATATCTCAGTTTAGGCATAGTCTCAAAGAAGTTTTGGACCTTAGCAAACTGATCAGAATTCAGAGACTCCAAGAAATCAATTGCTTCCTTTTTGGTGAAGCTGTCATAAGTCTCATCTTCATCAAATGCTTGGGCAATACAACCTGCCGCAAGCTCAAAGATGTCATCAATACGAACATCGCCTTCTGTCATATTCTGATTGACGAATACATCCAGCGAAGGATACTTCATGATCACGCCAACTTTCTTGTCAAACATGATCTTAGTGTCATGGCCCTCAGGAACATCAATCTCAACGTCTTGCAGGGGAATCTGCACTTCAACCTGAGTTACTTCATCATCTGGGCAAGTGACCTTAAATTCACTCACTTCACCAACTGCTTTACCACGAATTCTGAGGAAGATGTATTCCACTTCAAAAGTGGCAAGTCCCTCAACCTCATTCTCTTTAAGGTTTGTGCAGTTTTTAATGATAGTTTTGACCGCCTTGATCATCTCCTTCTCATTCTTGGATTCCATAGCAAGATAGAGGAGTTTCTCTTCCTTCACGAGGAAGGGGCGATATGTAAGTTTTCTCCCTGTAAGGGGCATCACCAAGTCATACTCGGGCAATGCAAGTTTAGGCAAAGGCATAATAAGTCACCATTATCTTAATTCTATTTAGATACCAACAGCGGTAACGTCTGTCAGTTGTGGGTCGATCTGGAGTGCTCCCAATACATTGGCACTCTCCATGGAAAGCTCTCGGTCCTTCTCATTACCACTAAACATCTTCCTACCGTTGACAGTATCAAAACGATATCTCTCATAATAGAAAGAAATATCCAGTTTCAATAAGTCAGTGGGACCATTATTAAGGGATAGAGAAGACATATCGAAAGGAAATGCGCCATATAGCGTCCAAGCACCTGTGACGCCATTTAAGCGACTTCTATAAGTTTTACCATTCTTTCTACTTACACCAACATAGTTGGATGCCACTTCCCACTTGATGATTTTGATAGTTGTGACATACTCTCGGTAGAAGTTGACTCTATTTTCGGCGTCAGATGCAGCGAAATTCATCCAACGCTCAAAAAACTTCCTGTGCCAATAATCTTGAGTCACAAGGAAAGAGATTTGCATTTCCGAGAAACTCGTATCTGTGGCAAATCTACGCATCGCACCAACATCTCTAACAGATCCAACTGTCAGTCTTCTTCCAGGGACAGTAACAGAATCTGCAAAATAGTTGATATAGTCGTAATAGTCTTTCTGAGATACCTCTAATGACCTACTTGCCGTTTCCTTATTGATACCATCCAATGCTTGACCGAATCTTCCGCCAGCAGAATACATTGCAGGAGGAGGATCGATGACGATCTCAAATAGGTTAGATCTAGAGGGAGTCTTATCACCTGAACCTATTAGATCGGCAAATTTACCGAAATCATTTGGATTGAGAATAGCAGACATTACGTCAATCGGCTCCAGATTACACTGCTTGGGACTGGCATGGTCAGTCCAATGGTCGGTTTCCTTAAGACAAATTGCTCAAGGGGTAGTGGCACATAATCTTCAAAGTCACTCGTCTTAAACTCGTATATTCCACTAGCATTAGACATAAAGTATTTATGATGGCAACGCTTAGGGTAGTAGCGTGTAGCAGTCTGATACCACAAATCACCTACATCCTTTCTTCTGGATGGTCTCAGGTAGTGAATATTGCCACCTTCAAACGTGCCGTTACTCTCACTTGCCTTAACAATAATCATCAGTGGATTGGTGTCATAGAAGGGCAAATCTGGGGTTGCCGCTCCATAATTAAACATCAGAATCTTTCCAGGAGTAAACTGACCATCGAAAGGGGTGGCACCAAATCTTACCTGATTGCGATACCAGTCTTTTGACTTTCTCTTTCCTCCAGCGAGGTCTTTTACGTCCTTAAATAGGGTCATACCTTTAACTCTTTTTCTGTGAGGATCACAAAACTCATTTTACGATCTGCACAATATTCTCTTGCTGCCTTCCATTTCGCATCATTGACAGCATAGGTCTTGACTTCTGTTAGATATTTCTTTGTTACTCTTTTTTGCTTTTTGGGGGGATGAGTCTGCGACTTTGGTTTAACTTCGATAATGAGCTTCGTAGACCTTCCGTCCCTGGTCCTTGCTCTAACATAGAAGTCTGGAAAATAACGATGAACCCTACCGTCAACAGGACTAATGTAGGGGATGATAATCTCTTCACTGCCCCACTCCAAGACATTTTCATTTTTGTCGCACCAAACCATGAATTTTCTCTCCCACAAACTTCTATAAATAATATTTGTAGGATCACCCTTATATTTTGTTGGATTTGAAGGTCTGTATCGTCCTGAGTAACTCATTAGATGTCTCTCCTTATCTTTCCTAGAGCTAAACCATATGGTGCTACGCAATCTGAGTTGAGAGGCAAGATCTCTAGACAAGAGGCGTATCCCACTACTGTTATCGATTATTTGAAGATTGACATCTACGATAGTCAAGCAAATAACCCGTATAACAATATTGGGGCTAAGGACGATGGTACTATTGCGAGGACAATTTATTTATACTTGCCAAACAAGCTTGCTGAGCAGTATAGCACAAATTACACCAACCAGAAACTAGGTGCTGTAGGTGCTAAGGCAATTGGTATGGTGAATGGTGAAGGTGACTTCACTGAGCAGATTAAAGGTGCTGCACAATCAGGTAAGGCACAACTCGGATTCAAAATGGGATCTGATGCTATTAACACAGTTGTTAGTCTTACAGGCGGATCTTCAAATCTAAGCGCAAACAGTCTGTCTGCTTTGACTCAGAAAAGAGTTTTCAATCCCTATGAAGAGACTACATTTGAAGGGATGAATTTCAGGACACATAACTTCAACATGAAACTTGTGCCCAAAGATGGTGCTGACGTTGCAGTGATTCAAGAGATCATTCAGACACTCAGACTGGCAATGCTCCCTGGTAAGGGTGGCGATACTGGCACTTGGTTGACTATTCCTGACTTCTTTAGACTGTCCATCGTTAGATATAGCGATGATGGTGGAAAGGAGAAGATCAGCAAACCCAAAGGTAACGCAGCAGGGTTGTCTAACCTGTTTAAGTTTCCCAAGAAAATGGTCCTTAAGGACATGTCGATTGATTATTCACCTGATGGAAACTATGCAAGCTTGATGAGTCATTTTGGCGATAAAACAGCAGATTACGGTCCTGTGTCTTATCAGATCGGTCTAACATTTGCCGAAACAGGTCTGCTCACCAAGAATGACTACGATCCAAACTTTGAATATAACAGTGATGGTGAGTGGAATTTTGATCAACTCAAAATTGGTGATGATGATAAAGAAGGTGAAGATAATGCGGAAACAACAGAAACTGGAACGGGGGCATCTGAGTAATGAGCAAATATTTTACATATCTCCCAGAGGTTAATATTCGCAAAACTGGGTTTAGGAATGATAGCACTAGCCCATACTACAGAGCAAAAAATCTTTTCAGAAGGATCAAAATCAGAGATAACCTCACTGACATTATCCTCGGTTTCGAGAAGTATTACATCAAAAACGGCGAAAGACCAGATCAACTGAGTCAGAAGTTTTATGGCACAACTCAGTATGACTGGGTTATTCTGTTGTGCAATAATATCATCAATATCTACCAAGATTGGCCAGTTACAGAAACTGAGTTATACGAGATTGTCAAGAGAAAGTATGGTTTTACCTCTGATGACCAATTGGGTGGTGTGCATCATTATGTGACTCAAGAAGTCAGACATAGCAATGGTATGGTTTTAGTGCCTGCAGATTTGGAGGTGTCCGATACCTTCACATATACCAGATCTGACGGCACAGTCGTTCCTAGAAACCAGTTAATAAGACCCATTTCATACTACGAGCATGAAATGTTTGAGAATGAGAGAAAACGTATGGTTTACATTCTCAAGCGTGATTACCTAAATGACTTCAAAGAGGAATTCTTCCAACTCACGCAATATCTGCCGAGTGATGAAGTTGACGAAGAAACTGGTGTGAAGACGACATTCCAAGTTGTCGAAGAAAACTTCACAGCGCAGAAAGAGGTATATACCTCGGATATTGGAAAAACGCCAAGTATCGACTTCCTCGCAGATCAGCAATTTACCAATAGAGTCTATAATAGTAGCACTGGAGAGGCAGTTACTGGATTTACTGACGCTTCCTCTACACTGGATCCCTTCTCAGCCTCTGGATCGTTTACTCTCACATCTACTGATGCTGCCACCAATCAGTCTGCAAGTAGTGTGGGCAATACTCAAACGAATACTAACGGATACTGATTTTCTAAAAAACCCTGGGGGCAAAAAAATACCCCGCGTTTTTTAGCGGGGTATTTGTAATCGAAAAGTCATTTTTGTTTTACCACCCACAAGGAATTCTAACCTTGTCTCGGTATACCCTGACGTAACCTGGGGTATGACTGTTGCCTGGGATGTATTCTTCACGATACTCCTGCCTGTAGCAGACCCTTTCAGGTCTTGGGCGTGAGTAATGATGATGGTGGTGATGATGGTCCTCAGTGAAAGGTTCCCAAAACTCTTTCCAGGTTACTGCTTGAGCAGGAGATGCAAACCCAACTAGCACCACCGAAGCAGCAAGTAGTTTTGCCTTGAGAGCAGCACGACGCTTCTTCGCTTGGCGCAGCGCCTGAGGTTTCAGGGTGCGCTTTGCTTCTTTCTTAGAATGGTGTTGCCAGTTGGGTGTTGTCATCAGTCGTCCTCAGCGAGTCGCTCGAAGTATGAGAGGTCCACATCATCGGACTCCTCTTTGAAAGATTCTACACGAGTGCCAAACCCTTTAGTAGGGGGCGGTGTGACAGTTTCTTCTTCGTCCTCGAAAGACTCATCAAGGACGTTGCCAACACGAGGGGACTGCTTCAGCACTTCACTCAGACGCTTTTCCAATTGCTCATAGGTCTTGAATTGATCTTGAGAATTGAATGCCTTCAGAGAGTAGGAGCGACGCCAGATCTCTTCCAGTTGATCGTCATCGAAGTTGCCGAGAGTAGACGGGTTGGCGAAACTAGACTTATCATAATTCCAGTATCCAGCAACCTTACAGATCTTCAGTCGGAAGTCTGCACCCTGCCAAAGATCGAAGGGGTTGATGGGGGTCTCATCTTCAAACTCAGGTTGTGCTGCAGTGCGAATCTTATCATAGATACGCTTACCATATTTATACAGGAAGACTTTTCCTTCATTCTCAGGATTCATCTCGTCCTTAACAACATAAATGTTGCTGTAGTAGGACAGTTTACGCTTCTGTTTCCGAGCGGTCTCCTTGTCTACATCGCTGCCACTATTCCACAACTCTCGGTTGAGGTCGGACACGGGGTCCTTCTGATTCAAAGTGGTCAGAGAGTTTTCAATATACCATCCACCAGGACCTTGGAAAGCGTGACTCCACACCTGCACCCAGGGGAAGTCCTCACCATCAGGCTCGGGGAGGAAGCGAATGACTGCGTAACCGTTACCACTCTTATCCAAGGTGGGTTTCCAGAAACGCTCGTCTACGTTAGCACCAGCGGGTTTAGAAAGTTTCTCAATCTCTTTGGTCAGTTTGGCGAAGGAAGATCCAGAAGACTTCTTCAGTGCTGCAAAAGACATGTTTGTATTCTCCGTATTTAATGTGTGTGGTCTGTGTGCCACCATGTAATGATGGCATAGTATTTAGGCGTTGTCAAGTGGTTGATTTCAATTCCCGACGCCACTCCTGAAGTTTGTCCTCCATCATCTGAAGGATCTGCATGAGATTCATTCCGCCAGAATAGATCTCAGACATCTTGTCCACTCGATCCTTGACGAAGGACACTTCTTCTTGTGTCCCTGGCTCGTGGGAAGCAAGGGCAAGACGAGCATAGAAGACTTTCTGCTTGGCAATCAACTCAAGAGTCTTCTCAATATGATCCAATTTTTGTTGGGGGTTGAAGTCTTTAAGACCTGCAGACATCTTGAGCAGATCTGTGTAGGTAGTCTGGATGTCTTCCATCTCTTTTGCTACCTGCTCTGTCTGGAAAAAACTGTCACTCACAATGGTAACACTCCTCTACTTGTTCGTTTTACATAATTGAGTTTTTGTGCATCCCATTTGAGTTTGTCCTTCAGAGGACGAGAGATTAGTTTGTTAACGATCTCAATTTCAATCTCATATTCCTCACAAATTGTGGTGACTGCCTCAATGTAATTCAACAGACCACCACTATCTTTCACCAACTCTTCAACTAATGATGTAAATTTGCCTTGTGTCATAAATTCCTTTTCAAGTTCATCCATTGGGCAGGACCTCCAGTCTCATTCTAGAGACTCCACCAGATTCTATCAGACCTGACGGAAAAGCGTTAGCAGCAATGGTCATTCTAGGCATACTTGTTGTGTTTGGTTGTGCATAATGCCTAATTGTGGGTGGAAATACTATAAACTTTCCAGGCTCAGTAGGCTCCTCATGTGTGAGGTGATATTTGAAGTCAGTATAGTCACCGAAGGGACTAATATTCGTTGCCGAGTAGTAAGGATTGGGATACAACCACACCGTCTTGTCTTGTGGCTCTCCTGTTGCATAGTAATTGCTAGACAGGAAGCAGTTGGGGTGGGTGTGGTCAAAGAAATAGTCACCAGGATCATTCTTGTTTGCCCAAGATGAAACCAGAGTCATTTTCTCTGCATGTGGTGCTATGTCTTGTCGGACTTCCTCTAGGCATTCATTGATCCAATCAAATAGATCTTTGAATTGAGGAAGGGTGTGCATGTCTTGGCCCTTTGCATTTTGTTTGATGCCACCCCAGATATAATTTGTATCGTTGCGAATCCATTCCAACTTGGACATTTCATCGGCAACATATTCTACATCACCAGGATAGTAGAATCTATAGAAGGGTATACCTAGGAATGTATCTTTCATAGGGACTTAACATACTCACGATACTCCTTGATGTAATCAATCAAGGTGTTTACATAATCTTCTTTGTTATATCGTTGCTCAACCTGCATCTCTCCGCTTTCAGAAACAGAGATAGTGACAAGTTTATCAACCTCTAAACCAGTATGCTCATAATACATGTATGCATATGCTGAGCACTGGACGAAATAATTCTCTAGGTATTTAGTCTTCTTCAATTCCTTGGTAGTCTTGAAGTCAATTACAGCAAGCTCACCATCAAACTCAGCAAGACAGTCAACACGACCAGCAAGACCGAGAGCAGCAGAGTGAAGAGGGGACTCAATAAGGTGAATGTTATTGATCCGATCAAGATCCTTACGAGCAGCCCTGAAAAGGTAGTTGGTAAGACCTTGACCTTCCTCAGGTTTAAGTGATTTCTTATACATCTCCGTATACTGATTACGAAGATAAGACTCAACTAAATTGTGGAATTTCGTGCCTCTCCAAGAAGATGCCATTCGGATCTTCTCTGCTTCAGTGTATCCAACACGTTTTTGCCAGGCAAGGATGCCTGCCTTGGACTGATGTCCAATAACTGTGGTGACAGAAGGCACCCAGGTGCCGTCAAGTTTATAGAAACGACCCTGAGTGAGTGTCCTAGATTCTAATTCAGGGATTTCACAAGGGGGACCAACATAATCAAACATAATGAATCAATAACCTAGACTGATTTTACTTACCAGATACTCTTTGACAAGTCCAGATCTAACAATGTCATCAATACCAAACTCAGTGCAGGTAAAGGAGGGCATATTCTTTAGGATCTTCATGAAGTCTAGGACTCCATCTTTCTCCCAATTTTTAACCAAGTCAGACTGGAAATAGTCTCCAGAGAAAATGATGCGACAGTTTTCACCAACCCTAGTGATCATTGAGTCAAGCTCGTGGAAGTTGAGGTTGGAAAACTCGTCAACAATAATGATGCAATCATCCATAGTAACACCACGGACGAATGAGGTGGACCAGAAAGAGATAGTTTCCTGTGCTCTCAGATTTGCATACAATGCTTCAAACGAATTCTCGTCTGGCATCTGGAACATATATTTTACCATATTCTTGTAGGGAATTTGGTAAAGGTTGGACTTATCTTCATGGTCTCCAGGAAGGAAACCAATCTCTCTGGTAGGGACAAGAGATCTAATCATATAGACCTTCTCATAGGGAGAAGCAGGATTTAGACACTCTTGCAGTGCAAGGTACAAACTAATAAAGGTCTTACCAGTGCCAGCGGCACCATGTAAGACCAAGTTTTGTCCTTTGGCAAAGGCGTCCCAAACAACTCTCTGATTATCTGTGAGAGGTTCGATGGTCTTGAGATGCTCCAGGTTGATTGGTTTCTTCCTTCGCATCTGCTTCGCAGTCATACCATTCTTGAATTCTGGTATGGTGTTCTTTGCTCTTGGCATTAGGTGTAATTACTAAGGTTTGCTCGTGGGTGCTCAGATTGGATCTTTTGCATCACCTCTTTGAATCCATCAGACTGTTTGGGTTTGCCGTAGGTAGTGCCTCCGACTCCCTCCATCCAGTCACGATCCCAGTCAGGATTTTCCTCCCTCCAGGTTGAGTATTCTTTCATGGTCATTGAGAGAGTTTGTTTCTCTCCTGTGACCTTATTTATCACGGGGTATGTAGGCATCATTCAATAAGGATAGAGGGTTGATCGAAGCACTCTTCATTGCACTTGCAGTCTACACAATCCCAGTCAAGTGCCTTGGCAGTGATAGGAAACTTGCAGATGAAATGTTGTTTGCACAGGGTAGCAATGTCCATGTGCTCTTTTTGTGTGCCATGGGCAGACCGAAGGTCGATGTAATGAATCCATGACCGCACAGAGCCAGTCATGTAAATCTTGGTGGGCGTTGCCAAGGGAAGCACAAAGCGAGCACATTCCTTTGCCACCCCCGCCCGAAGCAATTCGTTGTAGAGGTCCATACCTTCAGCAAAATACTGATAGATACGACCGTGGAAGAATGCTTTATCCTCAGGAGAGATATCGTCAATAGAATTCTGTCGATTCTTAGTGTCCTGTGACCTCAGATCAGGGACAGGGATGTGATTGGACAGAAGATTGGTGTCAGCATAACGCTGAGAGAACTCTTGATATGTGAAGGATCTATGACGAAGTATTTGAGCTGCGATGCCCCTGGTAGTGTTAATCTCAAGGGTCATATGCGCCTGCTCAAAGACGCTCCAGTGCCCATGTTTGATGCAATATGCAAGGAGACCAGCAACGTTAGGGTTTTCCTGGTTGCTGGGGTTACTCACACGAGCAACATACCCCATGGTCTTCTCTGCATCTGGAGTAGCAGACACAAAGCAGACCTTAGGGGTAGCAATTTCAATAACAGGTTTAGTCATTACGATTAAAGAGGATTGAGGACATTACAACAAGACCAAACGCTTTGAGGTAACCGATAGTTGCCAGACCAAACAGTCCAGGCATCAACCAATTCCAGATTAGCATAAGAATCACAGGACTAACAAAGAGTCTAGTGAGAGTGGCAACAACTTTCTTGCCCATCTCAATCTTCTCTTTCTCCTCTAGTTGTTTGATGAGATCTTCTGAATCAGGGAGTGAGATGGTTTGTCCCTCTTCCCTGGGTCTCCTAGGGTCGAAGTAGACACTCATGCACCACGACCTCCCCAGATGATATCAGGGAATGCTTCATCAACAACTGCCTTGGTGATCCTATAACGCTTACTAAGGGACTTATTGATTGCCTTAACCAAGACCTGTGCCTCTTCATGGTGAAGACCTTCCAATGTCTGAATAAACATCGACTCAATCTTCATCTGAGGGAGATGATCCGCCCCACCCTTAAAGTAATAGTAAAACTTACTTGCTTGGGTCTCAAGGACAGTATGCTCTGTCCCCTGGGGTGCATCATTAGGTTTGTAAGGCACATCCTCACCAAGAGGGACTCTCGGTTTCAGGCTGTCATCATAATTCATAATGAAGATAGTCCTCAGAGCACTACTATTGTTGTCTCTGAGGATCTTGATCTTCTCTTGTTTTGTTTTTGCATTGTGTGCTTTTTGTAGCACTTCAGAGATCATAAGTTTCATCAATCATCCTCGTCATCAAATACATCGTTATCGATACGCAGGTAAAGAAGTTGCTGGTCTGTTAACTCTCCATCCTCATACATTTCGGGGTGCATCTTAATTGCTGCGTAGTCCGCCTTGGCGATCCAAACATCAAAAACATCCTTTAGATTCCAAGATACTAAGAATCCAATAAAGAAACTTCCAATCGTGAGGAAGAAGGCAATATAAAGAAAGGATAAGTCCTGCATACGTTGCCCCCTAAATTCTCTAGTCAATAACTATTTAGTCTTCCTTCGGGAAGTTGTTTTATTTTTCGTCCCAGGTTTGCGTCCAGGCTTTCGCTCGGCAGCATACTTCCAGGAGTCTTCCAGCATACCATAAAAGTATGTCTTTAACTTCTTGGCCTGCTGTTTCGTTAGATGTGCGTAGGCTTCCTTGAGAAATTTATCCTTCCCTTTGGTATATGTTTCCAGGTCCATGACCAACTCACTTAACCTGGCTGCCGTGGGGGATTCGATAAACTCTTGTGTATCACGCCGAGTCCACTTACCCAGTTTCAAGTAGTCGTACATCTTAAAGATGTATCGGTCATCAGCAAACGCAGAGTCGATCGCTCGATCAACCAACTCATACAATTCATGGGTGTTAATTTGACTCATCACAGATACTTGTTTTCCCTCAGAAATTTAACAGCTTCGGTGCATCCACCGACTTTTCTACCACCAACAATAACTTGTGGGAATGTAGCACGCTGACCAAACTCAGCGTAGAATTGATCCCTAGTAAAGTTTGTGTTGAGCACATACTCAGCAAAGGACCAACCATTCATATTATACACCTCTTTGATCTTGGTGCAATATGGACAACCTGGGCGAGTGTAAATTGCTGTGTGCGATGGGGTTTTAGACACGTTTACCTCCAGAAATAAAAAAAGGGGTCCTAAGACCCCAGTATTTAGTTGGTTATATTATATCAGAAGCTATACTTCAGACCAGCCTTAGTGCCGTAGCTACGGTCAACACCAGCAACGCCCGAGCCCTTGAAGGACACTTCGCCGTAAGCGGAGAGGGAGTCGGTCAGACCCACGCCCAGACCAGCCTTGCCAGAGGGCACGGTGTCGGTAGCACCGTTGTCAGGAGCAACGATGGTAGCGCCAGCTTGGACATACCAGGAAGCAGACTCGCCCAGAGCACCCTCGTAACCCACATGGGTGTCGATGTCAGTGCCACTGTAGTTGCTACCAGTAAAACCAGAGTTAGCTTCCACGTTGACATAGGGACCTGCGAAAGCAGCGCCAGCAAACAGGGGGGCAGCAGCAGCTGCAGCAATGAAAGATTTGATCATTTGAATTTCCTCGTTAAGTTTCTTGCGGAATGGTTACCCGCAGATGGTGGGTCGGATCGACTTCCCGACCGCTTGTGTATTGTAGCACAGATCCGAGTAGTTGAGGGATCATCAGTGTTACATAATATATATGAAGTTTTACAACTTCACATTAAACCCATTTGGAGTTGCCACATACAGGTGATCCCGAAGATCTCTGTATGGTCAGGAGCATAAAAGAAATCTTTGTCAGAGCACTCAGGAGACTTTCTGTTGCGAGACCAGACGGAATATGCTTTATTGATAACTGCTGGTGAATTCCACCAGCGATCAGCAACTCTCTGACGGGAGTAAGTGGATACATCAGTCCAAAATGGCGAAGCATATTGCGATCCAAATTGATAATGGAAAGCAAGGGCATCCAAATATGCTTCAACTGCACGGCGGTATGTTAGATTCGCATTCATCTTTGACACTTCACTACGAGATCCATGCCAGAGATACTGGATGATTCTTTTAGCAAAGAAGTCATAATGAAATAGAGACAGTGCCTGCAGTGGCTCAAAGAAAAGCAAAGCGTTTCCATTGAGTGCCAGTTTGTCTGAGACAATCATACTTGGGGAGTATGATGGTGTCCAGTTTAGCACCTTTGCATCTTCTTGACAATAGGTCAGAGCGATGGTTTCAGATAGGTGCTCCCTCCTATAGAGGAATCCACTACGACAAATACCCAGGTTTGGAAATGGTAGTGTAAACTTCCATCCATTCTCATGGGCAAGGTGATTGGTATACTGAGGGTCTAAGGCATCAGGATCCAATTCCTCTGTGTAGTATACCACAGAATTAACTGTGGGGAGCTTGATGGGAATACGAAACTTCTCATCAAACCCAGCACATGATATCACAAAGTCATATGATTCGTAAAGGACTTCGGGACTTCTGACGGGTTGGGAAATGAAACGGACACCCTTCTCTTCTAGTTTCTCACACAGGAATGGGTTGAGATCCTTTGTGAAGAAGTGAATAGCATCTGAGAAGATGAAGTCATGAGTAAAGACTTCACCACTCTTACCCCAACCATCAAACTCAATACCATATTTCATCGATGCAAGACCCAGATCACAGAGATCTTTCCTTGTATATCCAAGAGTCTTCTCAATGAGATCTGGAAATTGTGGCGTTGTAGATTCACCCACAGGTAACTGGGGTATGCTTGGATCGTAATAAACGTCCACTTGAATTCCATAGGCAAGAAGATTCATCGTCGTGATTAAACCAGACGATCCTCTGCCAATCACAGCGACTTTCATTCTTCTGCCTGCAAATACTCTCGAATTGCCTGCATGTCTTCCGTTGCCATCTCGATAGGAGACGGAGGTGCATTCTCCTCTACCTCCTGATCAGTCAACTCCTGACGCTTATCGAGAATCTGATTCTCAACATTCGCCCAGAATTCTTCTCCCTTGGGTTTGTAGTCAAGGTTTTTAATTGTAGCAACGTTGCTGCTCCAATACTTCTTCATCTTCTTGAGCATCTTGGCACGACCCTTTGGGTCATCCTTGTATTGCTCAATGACTCTACGAAGCATTTTTAATTCTTTAGAAGACTTTTCAAGACTCCTCTCTGCCCAATCAGCATGACGCTTTGCCTGGCTAGTTGGGATAATAGATTCACCGAAACCTTCACTCATGATACATCGCTCACTCTTACTTTGAAATGGATATGATTTTTGGGATCTGTCCTACGAAGATACCATACCATAGATTGTTTGTTGTGGGACTCTTGATATAATGCATCCCTTACTGGACTCTTGCCAGTGTCCTGATATTTATCTTGATACTCATAGGAGATACCAACTTCTTGAGGGATTTTGTATGTTGTGTTAACTCCATATGTGTTTGGTTTGTGGTGCTTCGGATGGAATGGGGAGAAGATGTCATCTGCTACCTGGGATGGAGTGCCTTGGTCTGCCCACTTACGTTGTTTCTTTTCGTAATCAATTGGCCATTTAAGATCAAACTCCTGACCCTCCGAGTAACCATAACCGTTATTCAGGACTTCAAGCAACTCTACTATAGCATAGAAGTTGCTCCTGCGGTATGCCTTACCAAAGGTTGTCAGAGAAGCACCAGTTGAGTATGGATAGAAAGTAATACCCACACGAATCTTTGCAGTCCTAGTGAAGTCAATCTTATCCTTTGCATCATCATCGACTAAGTAATAGTCTTGGATGAAGTATCCAGGCTCATAGAATTCAAACGTATTGTTTTGACTGATGCCATCATACAAATCATCTAGAATCTCACTGTTGGTTGTGGAGTTTCCATAGCGAGTGGCAGACTCATCCCACCAGACAGTTGCATTGTCAGAGAATCTAGCAAGTCTGGCGTAGTTGTAAGGGGTTTCGATGTGATTCTTAGTATTACTTCCAGCAAGGTTGGGGTCTACCTTGTGTCTACCAGTCTTACCATCCTTAAACAAGTCTGATGTTGTCAACTTATTAAAGTGCTGCCTGACATCTCCAGAGTCAATACCAAATGAGTCTAGGTAAGCACCATATCTGCTACCAGTGGTGTAATTCCAACCTCTATTCATCCCATTCATTCTCTGGGACCATGTGAGTTTGGATGCATACTCGTTGTCAGTGTCAACCAACGCACCATTCTCATACATCTTATACATCTCAGTGAGATTCCAAACAATATCACCACCATTCTTACCATCTTCACCAGTCAATACTGCCAGTTGCATATCCATACCTCTGACCTGACCATCTATCGGGAGAGCATCCTTATTACCCAATTGATATGGAATGGGATATGAATCACTATCGCCAGCGGTTGTCATCAACCTGACGGTTATCGCACCCTCAAACAGTTGAGTCGCCTCATCAAAGATTGACATCTTGGGACTGACCGATCCAGCAAAAGGACCCTGAGTGATACTCACCACCTCTAATGTAATTGTATCTCCCGTACTAACTGAGAAGTCAGCGATTCCTGGGTGCATCTTGGATCCAATCTCTGGCCATTCTTCCATGACAATCTGTTGGTCCCAAACCACACTGCCACCGATCGTTAATCTAAACCTAGCAGTAATGCAGTCCCCTGCAATGCCACCAACAACTCCACCCATACTTCTGATGCTGAATTTGCCACTGGAAATAGCATCAATGGTCTGTGACCTATTCATTTCAAAGGTATATGACCCATTGCATTTACCACATTCGATCTTCATCTCAGTGGCATCAGGATCAACACTGAAGACCTCTGGTCCACATTCCGATCTTGTCACTTGAATGTCTTGGAATTGACGATCGAAGAGACGCTGGTCGCATTCAGATTTATTTCTAATGGGGACTTTGATTGGTGAGGGAGCAGGATCCCTCCAGACATAGCACTGAATGCCTTCATACTTATATGTTTGACCATGCCAGTTGAGCTCATGCCAAAACTTCATGTCATCGAAGTCGTTGTCACCACCAATAAGATCTTCCCAATACTGGAAGTTGTTACCGACCCACTTACTAAACTGTCGGCTACCACCCCTAGAAGAATCCTTGGGATTCAGTCTGTGGTCTGAGAAGAAGACATAGTTACTCTGAGCAGAGCTAATTCCTGATGCTCTCCACCCATCAGACAATGCACTGAAAGATATGACCTGACCTGTGCTGAGACTATTCTGGTTTCCTCCATTAGGAATCAAGAAGAATCCCAACTCATGTCTCTTGTATTGATTCAGGATACTAGCACTGATCCTAAACTTTTTCATGCCAGTGGACGTTGTTGCTCTAGGCTCAATGATCGCACCCCACACAGGGTTACCCATGGGCTCAGCAATGTATACACCCATAGCATTCTGATACCCAGCACCACCTCTCTCCAACACAGCCTTGATCTGCAATGCATCGTGGATATCAGTGGGGATATGGTAGTAGTTTTTCTTAGATGCCTTTGTGGGAGGCTCCTGAAATACCTGAGCGTCGATACTATATTTGTGGTTGTTGTCAGTGCCGCTCGATCCTCTCCAGTAACGGTGGAGTGGGTTTGCTTTCTCACCCTTCTCCAGGTAAGGAATCATCTTAACACTGTCATCGTATGCGTATCCTAGGATCTCAATGAATCCCATCCCGCCACGATCCATAGTCGCCCTTTCACCCTGACCAGGACCATCGGGTTGACCTGGGTTGGTGGTGAGGAATGTGTCTTGCCACTCAGAAGAGTAAAACTTATAGACAGGGACTGATCCAGGAGTTGCTTTCTTATGAAGATAGAAGGCAGGATCGTTGCTAGTCATAACATATCCTGCAGGAGCAGATGCAGAGGTGCCGTAGGAGTGGTCGGATCCAGCACCAGATCCCTCGGTGACCATCAACGTGATGGTTACATTCTTCTTATCACCATTGAAAGTAAAGTCTTGCTCAGTGCCAACAGAAGGAAGAGTGCCTGTAAAGTATGCCCACCAATCAGTATCCCATTCACCATCATCATCCCATGGATCGGCTACGATAGTCACCGAGGCACCACCAAAACTAAAGGTCTGTGTCCTCTGACTACCATTATTCCAAATTCTATCACCCCCTTCGCCTTCCAATTTAGATCCATCCCAGGATCCATCAGCGTTGGTGGTGCATTGCATTGAATCGTTAATGCCGTCGCCATCTGGTTGGAATGACAGCATCGGCACTGATCCACCCTTCTTGTATTCATAGATGGCAACACGCTCAGGGAAGCAGTTTGCAATACAAATCTCTGTCACGTTACCATTGTATCCCTGAGGATAGAAGGTAAGACAATCTTGAGCAGGGGGTTTCCATGCTCCATCTTTATACGGCTCAAACAAACAGTCGAGAGTATTCTTAACGCATCTCTCCCATTCAGTGTTTGGTGTATGTCTATCGGGACAATATAATATCTCGCCAGTTACAGTGTGTCTCCAGTTTCCATCACCCAAATCTTCAACCTGCCCTTCGGTCTTGAGTCGCTCAACCTCAGCACAGTCATCACCTGCACCGATAGTCGGAGGTGCTGGGACTGGAAAGGGAAACGAAATCTTCCATGGAAATGGGAAGCAATCATACCCAGAAGTCGGTCCACAATCCTTACAGAAAGGGAGGTCTGGGAAGAAATCGCAAATAAAATTAAGTGGTTCAGGGTCTAGGGTAGCGGTAGGGACCGTAGGGATGTCCTCTGGATCCACAGAGAGGGGTGCTGAGGGGGGATAGCAACGGTCTACCAGTGCCCTCACAACGCTCCTAGGATCCAATTCCTCCTCTTGCTCGGGAGGAGTGTATGGGATCGGTTTTACGGGGTTTGGCGAGTCCAGTGCATTGGGTTTGAGAGGTGGCGGCAGGGGACTATAGCACCTATCACCAGGGAGAGGTGGCGTATTGGGGTCCTGCACGTTACTCCCCTGTGTAGACAGAGGAATAGGCTCATACGGACGAATCGTGATTGGGTTTTGAGAATCTAACTGGTTAGGTTGGTTAGAGACTATCTCACCATCACCATAACACCTCTCAGGATAATGACTCATTAGAAGTGGACTTGCCTACGAGTTATTTAGTTGCACTCACCCTTCTTGATGAATTTCTTTCGGCAATCCTTGACTTCCTTCATCTCCCCCTTGATCATCTGATATGCGTCTTCAGGTGAGATCTTCTTTGCCATCTCCATAGCAGTGATCATCTCCACACGAGTGCCGAAATGCTTCAGTGCTTCTTCAAAACAGTTTAGTGATTCGTACATGTCATTTAATGTAATTGTTTTCCTTTAGCCACTGCTTGGTCAGTGGGGTTGGGGGATACTTCTCCCACATGTTACCCGCAGCACACGCTTCAAGCGCCTTCTGGGTCATCCCAGCGGTCTTTCCTGCCCAGGTTGCCTCTGCCTCCCATGGCACTGCTGACGCTGGATAGGTACGCTCTGCCACTTCACGCCAGAAAGCAGGCACATCCTCTTCAGGATGGATGATAGCGATCAAATTATTCTTAATGGTGCCTGCCATGCAGTCTTGTGCAGCGTGCCATCCCTCGTGTCTCATTACTGACATGAGTGTAGAAGGACGGTTCATGTAATCCTTATTCAGAAAGAAGTTATTACTGACGGTATGATAGACACCACGATGTCCAGGTGGGAAATACTTATTGTCAGCAAGAAATACTTTGGTGCCAATCTGATTGAGTGACGAGAGCATAAGATTAAACTCTTCAGTCACTGGCATGAATGCATCAACCTTGTTGTAGGTAGATGACACATCCAACATACTAAAGACTTCATCAACACCATCAGTGCATTCCCGCAGGATCATACAACCCATTGCGTCATAGGTATTGTATCCTTTAATCTTTTCCTCCTTTGCTGACCCCGCCAAAGGTGTCAACATTAGGAGGCTCAATGCGATAATTAGACGTTTCATTTAGGTAATCCTTTTCAGTTTGATAGGGATGCTTTTTACCTGACCAGATCTCATATCCTTCTACGAGATCTGGGATCAACCACTGGTCCACCCGATAGCAATACTTCCAGTTGGCAGGTTGAATACAATTCATCACGACAACTTGGAAGAAGGCAGTTAGGTGGATCCAGAAGGATAGCATTATATGTTTTCCTCTTGTTGATGTTGGTCAAGTATTCTCTGGGCAGCAGATGTGATGACATCAATAAAGTCTTGCTCAGTCCAGTCATTAAAGACTCTCTCTACAGGATCATTCTTATCCCAAGTGATAGTGAGTGTTCCATCCTCTTCTTCTTTAACTTCCATTATTTATCAGTCAGCAAGGTGGTCAGCGCAAGTAAGTATATCACAAAAAAAAAGATCCCGAAGGATCCTTTACTTTACTTTGGTTTTTTCTTTTTGTCAACCTCAGAGGGAGGTTTCCAATCCTTAGGTGGGCGATACAAGTTGGGGAAAGTATCTTGGATAATCTCCATCAACTTGTAAGGCATTTGCTTATCAACCAATGGAAGGAGCAGTCAGAGCAACAGGAGTTGCGCTAGCAGCAGCAAGGTCGAGAGGGAAGTTGTGAGCATTACGCTCATGCATTACCTCGAA